TAAGAATTGGTTTAAAAAGCCATTGGCGATATTGGCTTGCCAATATCAGAAGATATTGTGGGTTGATAGCGATTGTGAAGTTCGCGGTGACTTATTGCCACTACTTGAGTTTGCCGACCAAGGTGTGGGCCTCACTCTTGACCCACATAATCCGTGGATTAAGACTGATAATTGCGTTGCGAGCGGTGTTGTATCAGTATCGCATAGCAATAAACTTATGATAGATTGGGCTAGAGACTGTTTAGCTGCTAATAGGATACGTGGTGACCAAGAAGTTTTAAACCGGCTGATACAAGAGCGAAATCGTAACATAGTTATTATGCCACCGGAATACCAGTGGCTTCGTATTGATGGCGACAATCCAGATGCATTGATAATGCATTGGACTGGTGTAAGAGGTAAGGATTATATACGAAGAAGCATTGGACTACAACCAACATTTTATAGACAACGTGTTACAACACCTAGAACACGGAGACGCAATCTTAAGGCTGGTGCTGGAAGAAGCGGTCGCGATGTGGCGAGGGCGCTGTCGCTGAGTACCAAAATCAACAGAAAGCGAGTAAGGCCATTAAAATCGAAGCCAAAGCCAATTATAGAAGGCAAAATCTCGCTACATAAGCCGAAGCGTTAAAGTGTTGCATCAGCTCGGCTATCTCACATTCATATCTCATTCCATTCACCTTCACCTGGCGGTGGGCGGTCGTTATTTGGAACTGTAGAATTATTTGATTGCAGGTCTTTTAAGTCTTCTACAGCATCATCGATATTACAGCACGCGATAGTTTCGGTAAGCTCCAGCCATTCTTGTACACCAAATTTCCCGCCAGCTAGTCTAGCTCCGCCCGTTTTAGCTGTTAGTGATGATATAGCTATATTTGGATTTTCTGTGACCGCATCATTGAGTGACACTGCGGACTTATTTTTCTCTAGGTTGTTTGGTAGCTGCACGAAGCCGTTAATTATTGGTAACTGTCGTGTTATAGTGATTGTTTCGAATGACATAATTAATCCTCTTTATACTATTTTTGCTAGTAGATAATATATGTCTAAAGTATTTATTATTGGCGGCGGCCCCAGCCTGGGGGGATTTAATTTTAAGTCCTTAGATGGACATGACTGCATAACTATCAATAAATCGTTATTTAATGTGCCAAACCCAAAATATTTTATTACTATTGACCATAGCTTTTTGAATAAAACAAAAGGTGTTAGACGACAAATAGCTGAGTCGAGTGCTAATTCATTTTTTGTTTCGAACTATGCTGGTGGGACTCTAAAGGATGATGATGGCAGGATATTATGCACGAAGACCAAGCGACATTATAATCTGGCCGGGTTCGATGTAATTATCAAAAGCAAGAAGCATGCTGGAATTGGATTCGATTGGGGCGATTTTAGGAATGGCAATTGTAGCGGTTATTGTGCGATGCAATTAGCGGTATTATTGAGATATGATGAAATTTATATGCTTGGGATAGATTTAGCAACTAGCGGCAATAAAACGCATTATCACAATGGTTATGGCACAAGACTTGACAAAATGGTGTCGTCATTGGACGGATATTTTAAATATTTTAGGGATGGTGTTAAAGTAGCTCTGAACAACAATATTAAGATATTTTCTTGTTCTAGCATAAGCCGGTTAAATGGGATTATACCATTTGTTGATTCTTCAACGGTTTTATAAAGTCATTGAAGAACTCATCTACTTGTTCAACTGCACGGCCCACTAAGATGTCGTTTTGATATTCGCTAATGTCGATGTCTTTTAGCTCTTTCATCGCCGAGAGTTCCTTTATCAATTCATCGCCAGAATAATTCAATGAGCATTGTCGTAGCTTCTCATGCAATTCTTGTCGGTCAGCTCCACGTTTGACGGCAGCCATTAGAATTTTTTCGACAGTCATGAGTGCGATTTCGGTGTTGAGATTGTCAGCGATGGCTGTGTGATTTACTACCAGACCACCAAATATTTTTATCATTGTGTTCAATATGCCATCGACCGATAAGAAGATTTCTGGCAATACTAATCTGCGGGCACTAGAATCATCTAGTGAGCGTTCCAACCATTGTTCTGATGCTGTAATTAAAGCGGTTGTTGATAACCCAATGGCAAATTTTGCAATACCGCATACTCGTTCGCAATATAGCGGGTTCTTTTTGTATGGCATTGCAGATGAACCAACTTGTTTAGCTCCAAATCCTTCGGCTAATTCTTTCTTACCGGCTAACAGCCGTATGTCTGTGGCTATTTTTTGACATACTGCGGCCAGTGACGACATCAGACATACTAAAATAGAATCGTCTATTCTTGGGTAGACTTGACCAGTAACAGCATACTTGTTTTGCCCAAATCCCATCATATTGCAAATTAGAGTATCCAGCGACTTGACTTTGTCGTGATTGCCGTCGAATAATTCCAAATATGATGCTTGCGTTCCTGTCGCCCCTTTTACTCCGCGTGCCTTTAGATTAAGATATTTATGATTAATCTCAGACAGAACTAGATATAGGTCATATGCCCACAGCGAGGCTCGTTTGCCAACTGTTGTTGGTTGTGCTGGTTGGAAATGTGTTAGCCCCAGTGTCGCTACTGACTTATGGTTGTTGGCAAATTCGCCAATATTTACAATTAATGATTTTAATTTTGTGATGATTAGAGACAACGATGTTTTAATTCGCATTGAATCAGCATTGTCTACCACGAATTGGCTCGTGGCACCTAGATGGATGATTCCACGCGCAGATGGTGCTTGGTCGCCAAACGCCTTGATATGTGCCATTACATCATGATGTAATTCTTTTTCATACTCTTCTGCACGCCCCATATCAGCATCTTTCAGAGCAGACTCTAGTTCATTTAATTGTTTGTTTGTAATAGATAACCCCAATTGCGATTGTGCGCGTGCTAAATTGCACCACAACTCTCTCCATAAATTGAATTTATATTCATCGCTCCATATATGTGCCATTTCTGGTGATGCACTTCTGCCGACTAGTGGTGACTGATATATGCTCATAGACATCAAATACACTATACTTGTTTTATAAGTGCAGGATAAATCGTTTCTTTTGAGACCCATGCACTTTTGTATATCCGAATTTTTCGGCGAATTCTGATTCTTTCATCCCCATTTTAATAGCGCGATTATATAAAGTTTTTTTATGCATGACCCATTTATCTTGAGAGACATACCAATAGCTAGGCGGGATTGTTTTATCTAGTTTAAAGTTGCATGCTAGATACAACGACCCCGTGTGGTTAAATGTAGTATCAGTATATGCGATAATGCATTTGTATTTCTTGGGCAATTTGTTTATGCATTTAGATATTAACCATGACCCAAAATTTTTCTTCTGGTATTTGGGGTGTATGCAGAATCTTGACAATTCTCTTACGCACGACTTGTTATAATTAGCGATTTGGATGTTTTGTCTAACCAATGGCGAGAAAATGCATATAGCAATTAATTTGTTCTCCAAATATGCCCCGTAAGCGATTCCACCACGTCCTGCGGTCGCTAGATAGTGGTATTTTGCAAGTAGTGGTGTGTATTCGTTCGATTTTGATTTATGTATTGCAACATCATCGAAACTAAAGCTTATAAGTTTGGTATTGCTTATATTGAGCCAATATTCTATAGTATTAATAATCTTGTTGTGTTGGTAAAATTCGTGTTCCCATAAGTATTTAAGCTCATATTCGGATGCCAAATAATTTTTCACATATTCTTGCTTTCTGATGTCTCTTAATTTCGTCTTTGTATTATTGTGCCAATAATCGCCTTGGCATTCAATTAGTAATGTTTTGCTATTGGGTCTTGGTATAACACAATCGAATGACCATGGCCCTATTCTACATTGTGGGTCATCAGGCTTGTCATTATATTCTCTGAAGTATGTTATGTTTAAATCATCTAATATTGAATATAACATACTTTGAATATTGGATACTTTTGGTGTATTGGCGAGCCTAATAGCTTGTTTTTCTAAATATTCAGTTGTTTTATGCGACTTTATTTGTTTCTCTATGAATCCTGGTTTTCTTATAGCTTTGTAATACTTGCTTCTGTGTTCTGGTGACTTCCATAAATGGTTTGATATGCTCCTTAACTTTTCTATTTGCGATGCATTAATTGTGGCCATTTTTTGTTTGAATTCTGGGTCTAGCCATAACTTCCGCAATGATTCGGTTATTTTTTGTCCGAATTCTGGGTCTTGCCACAATTTTTTGGATTTTTCGCTTATTTTCTTTTTAGTTGCAGGCGAGTGTGGTTGTTTATTTTTTGGCACTTTTTTATTGGCCCTATAAGATTGGTCCTGCCATACCCTCTTCATGTTGTCAGATTGCTTTGTTTTGTATTTGTCGCTTTTATTAACACAGGCCCTACATACATAAATTGGGTTCTTTTTGCGCAGCAATTTATATCCTTTATAATTCTGTTGTGTAATTTTATTGCATTTAGAGCATTGAATAATAACACTGTCTTTATTTTTTGCAGTTTCCTTTGTGATTCCATATTTTTTCTTGGTTTTGTCCCACAATATCATATGTGAATTCCTTTATTGAAAGGTTCGCATTATATTATTTTTGAATACTGGCACACATCAAAAATAATATAAGGTGTTTGTCCTGAGTAAAGGAGAAAGAAAATGGCAAGTCAGCCACTAAACACACAGATTCAAGTTTTCCGCAGGGTTAGGGCGCAACGCGAACCGCAGCGTCATGACTCAATCAAGAACATCACGGGCAAGCTTCGTCGGCTAATCTTAATTGCGCCGGGTGAAGAAGTAAGGACAGCAGTCGTATCGCGTGATACTAGCGTTACCGACTTCTCGACCTACATGGGAGAGGCAAGCGCAGTGGCACAAAGAGGTCATCCAATTGTTGTTGGGGTCCAGGCGGTCAAGGACTTCAGCGTGGTCCAGCAAATTTCTGGCGTCGATTTCCCAGTCGAAATCGGTGGCGACAAATTTGTTCAGGAAACTGCAGCTACCGTTGGTGGCGACGTACATCAGGACGCTCGCGACACTACCGGTGGTACAACCAACAGGCTGTAAGCCTGTTAAAATTAAACTTGACAAACACCAAGAAGGGCCAGGAAACTGGCCCTTCGTTTTGTATTTTAATTAACCGATAGAAATGATTAATGGCTAATTTAGAGCGGAAAATTTGGCGTAATTCTGAATGGTTATATGACCATTATTATAATAAAAAATTATCATATTCGCAGATGTCAAATATTGTTGGGGTTTCGAAAAGAGCTATGATTTTCGCATGTAAACAATTTGGGATTAAATCTAGAAGTACATCAGAATCGTTATCTGCACCTATGCCTACCCGAAAAGATTTAGAGAAGCTATATTGTACTCAACAATTAAGCCAATCCCAAATATCTAAAATTTATGGGGTTTCACAATCAGTAGTCCATAAATGGATGAAAAAATATGGCATTAAAAGTAGAGACCATAAAAATGCTACCCAGATAAGATTGGGATATGGTAAGAAACCATTATGCGAATGGGCAAATTCGCAATGGTTGATAGAACAATATGAAAGTAAATCTGTATCGGAGATAGCATCGGGTGTTGGCTGGTCAACTACTTTTGTGCATGACACGATGGCGGAGCTTGGCCTTGAAATGAGGTCCAACTCTGAAGCCATGCTGATGCAATCTAATAAGATATCAAAGAGGATGCGTGATAAATGGTGTGACCCTGAATATCGCAAATTTATGCTCGCTAAAATGGCAGCATATCCGAAAGTATCTTCATTGCAGACAAAATTATATGGCATATTAGATGAGATGGGAATTGAATACTATAGAGAACATAATGATAAAGAAGACGATGTGCAATGTGTAATTGGGTATTGGCATTTTGATTGTGTGATTCCGAAGCATGATGCTAAAAATCTTATAATTGAATGTAATGGTGACTATTGGCATTCGCTGCCAGAAGTAGTGGCAAATGACCGCAGAAAATCGAATTATATTTATAAATACCAGAATGATGCTTATGACTTAAAATATTTATGGGAACATGATTTCGCTAATATAGATAGAGTGAAACAATTAATTAGATATTGGGTTGGATTGCATAAACTAGATGTTATTAAGTTCCAATTTAATATGGTAAATATACGTCAAATTAACTATGTTGAGGCTATTAAACTGCTTGGTGCCTATCACTATATAGGCACAGCCAGAAAAAATTCCAAAAATTATGGTGCATTCCTTGGAGATGAATTGATTGCAGTTGGGTCGTTTGGTCCAATCACTAGAAAACAATCAGCAGATAGACTTGAATTAAAATATGACGAATTAATAGAATATACCAGACTATGTATTCACCCAAGCTATCAGAAGAAGAACTTTGCGACCTGGTTGACTGCTAAATTTATTAAAAAGATTCGCAACGATTTTCAAAATGCAAAAGCTATAATTGCATTTGCAGATTTGTCGCACAACCATGTTGGTACCATATACAAGGCCGGAAATTGGGAGTTCAATGGTGTGGTGCCCCCCAGTTATTGGTATCTTGATGTTGATGGTTTTGTTTGGCACAAGAAAACTGTTTATAATAAAGCTGTTAAATCAGATATGAAAGAATCTGAATTTGCATGCCAGAATGAGTTATCAAAAATCTATGGCAAGGAAAAATATCGATATATTTATTGGTTGCGACTGTATTAGGATTTCTTCAAATATATTTACAGAATTGGAGAACAGATATGCCTAATAGAGTACCATTTACAGCCTATTTCAAGATTGTTCCGGAGCGTGGCAGCGGAAAGAGATTCGAGATTCAGCGGAGTCGTGAACGATTTGCCCGTTTAGTCTGGAATGATTTAAATACGAACCTGGAAAATGCTATCCCCGGTGCTGGAACTGGACTAGGAACGACTGTTGGTGCCAATTTCACAGTCCCTGGCGGCTCAATACATTGGGGCTTGGCTGCTAGTGATAGTTCGTTGTCAAGCAATATGGGTGCTGTTGCGGTAAAACCTCAGTTCGGCGAGTCACCAGATACTCTGACGGTGGTGGGATTCTATGAAGGCTCTAATGTTATTCCGTATAGTGAAAAACAATTAATAAGCGGCGGTAGAGTATGGAATGGTCCGGCTACTGGCACACCCGCCTACACTATTAGCACTGAGCCAAATGCAGCTAATAGAAGTGCTGCTAGAGCATTAAAGACGGCATTAGAAGGTGCCATAGAGTCAGTTGAAGTCGAGATGATTAAACTGGAAATAAACGGCGTTAAATATGGTCGTGGTGGATTACATTTTCCGTTATAATCTAACATGAAACTACCGATGCTATATGAGACAATGGGCAGCGCAGACCCTGTGGTTTTTCGGGCTGGGTCGTCAGAAGGTATTCTTCTTCATTTTGGAACTATGGCCGCAGCACAAAAAGCATCTATAGGACGTGATATTCATCGTGGAATTTTGAAATTAAATAGCCCGGCAACTATGGTGGATTCTGGACGGTCTCATAATATTAATCCAGTTGCATTAGCACAAGATATTGTTGCAGGAAACAATCCAGGCATAACAGCGGACCTTATTCCTGTTATTAAGAAGATTTTAGATAATAAGGGCATTAAGGCTGCTTTTGAAGGAATCCGAGATGCACTGAAAAATCATGAGTATGATGGTGTTGCGTATGTTAATACTAATGAGGACCCTGGGTCAATTTCATATATCGCATTAGATGGTAATCAATTCATGAAAGGATAAGATGATGGCGTTACCAGCATTTGGTTTTGGAAGAGGTTTTGGCTTTAAGAGAGGTTTAGGTTTGGGTAGAGGCTTCGGTGGCGGTAGAGGCCAAGGCGTGAAAGATGGCACTGGCGGTGGTGTGGGGCGAGGTACTGGCAGACGTGCACAGTCTCTTGCTAAGAAGCAAGAGCGGGCAGCACGCAGAGCAACATGCCCACGCCGGAATACACCTGAGAAATAAGAGCATTGCAAGACGGCAATATATGTTGACGCATACCCTGTGATGTTTAAAGATGTTTAATGAACCTTAGGACTTCTAGGCCCTTTATTTTATGCAGACCGTTTGTATTTGCATAATCTTGTTCTTTCATTCTCAGCCGCTTAGCTTGATCCCATACTGATTTTTTGTAATATCTTGTACCATTAGAATCAATATACCAGTAAGACGGTTTTGTCCTCCCGTCTTCTTGCCACCCAGCTGCTTTATAAACGGTGCCGCTGTGTCCAGCCCCTATGTCTGAAAATGCTATTAATGTTTTGATATGCTTTGGAATAAATTTCATAGATTTCGCTATAAACCACGATGCGAAATTCTTTTTATGATATTCAGGGTGGATGCATAACCGTTGCAACTCTAATATTTCTTTGTGTTCTAAATTCAATCTAGCGGCCGTCTGTAATCTTGTGATGCCTGTATAATTTATTGCCGCTACTAATTTGTTGTCCAGAAATGCACCAATACCCAACCCCGCTCTACCTTTAGATAAGTAATGATATAGATTAAAGAAATCATTTATCACGCTTTTACGGATGATTTTAACTTCAACATGTTTGAGGTCAAATTGTTTTGATATATCCTCTTGATGTAGGACATTCTTTAAGATATGTCTAATACTATTTAAGCCATAAAACTGGTGTTCGTAAATATAATATAATTCCCATTTATCAGACAAATATTTGTCGAAATATGTCTTCTTTTGTTTGTCTCTAGTTATTCTAGATGGGCGTGAATGCCAATATTCTCCTTGGCATTCGATTAAAATATTGCGATCTTTATAGGAAAAACCGACATCAAATGACCATGGTCCTAGGCTTATTGGTTGTGCATCGATTCCCATGCTTTGCAGGGAATTAATAATTATGTTATCTAATATGGATATAGGTGACAAGTTAGATATAGCTGTAGCTTGTTTTTGTCTATATTGTTTTGACTTCCACATCCTCTTTGAATTGGCACTTACTTTTTGTTTGAATTCATCTGAACTGGTTGCTAGGTTTATTCCTTGAGTTGTTTTAATAAAGTATTCTGAATCTTTCCACAACTTCACTGCCAGTTCTGATTGCAATTTTTTACGTGCTGGTGTCCAACTTTTCTTTAATGATTCAGATATCTTCTTCTTTTTTACGTCGGTTGTGGATTTTTTTATGCCAGCAATGATACTATCACGATTCTTTTCCCAATTCTTTTTAGCTGATTCTGATAATTTTTGCTTTCTGTTGCTTTGTATCCTTTTCATTATTTCTGAATGTTTTGTCCTATTGGCTTTATTCGACCAGTGGTTTTTAGAACGTTGCGATATATGGTCGGATTTTAGTAACATTCCTTTACTTATGCTTCTGGTTTTAATGCCAAATTTCTTTACATAATATCGGATTGTAGCTGGAGACACTGAGCATCGCTTTGCTATGTCTCTGATACTCATTATTGAATATGCGGTTTGTAACTCATCTTTATTTTTGTGATTTATCATTTAGTTTCAATTTCCTTCATTTTTATATACTATGTTTGATTATGACGATTGCTCATGGGCATAATTGATTATTTGGCAAATATAATATGAGGTGCAACTATGGCGATAGTAGGTCCGTCAGATTTACCATACATTTTGCAAGTTGATAGCGACCCAATGAAGAAATACGTATTATCTAAATTGGGTCACCCGGTGGTTGAGGTAGAAATCACAGAAGACCAGTGGGAAACGGTCCTACGTACTACTGGCAATTTCATAGCTCATTACTTTTCAAAAGAGCAGATGTTTGCTGTTTTCTACACCACGCCTCTAGAGAACACATATGATTTACCGAATAATGCATATTGGATTCAAGAGGTGGCATGGGATCCAGTAACGACAATGATTGACCAAATATTCGGTGCGGAGAGCTTTTTATTCTGTTTTGGTCCTGGCACCAAAATTCTGCGGTCAGATGGTGAGATGATTCTTATTGATGAATGGCAAGAGGATTATAAGGCCAAAACACCATTTGGCGACAAGAAGATTAAAATAGAAAAACATGATAAAGACCAGCAGTTGCTAGAAATTGAACATGAATATGGGAAAATTGTAGTCACGCCAAACCATCCACTAAAGACGAGTAGTTTAGACGATATGATGGATGGATGGGTGCCTGCTGATGAATGTGTTGTTGGCTCCGATATAATGACGAGCGACGGACCATCTAAAGTTGTTAGTGTTAAAGAATTGAATGGCCCTACCAACTCTATTATTGTGCCTGGGGCACATTGTTTTTGGGCAAGTGTAGATGGACAACCTATATTGGTGAGTTAGATGAATAATTTTTCGATATATTATGATGGAAGTATAACCGCTGGTGGCGTATTTGGCGATGATTCTGATTATCATACTTATATGGGCAATCAAATATAAATATGTGAGCAATAAAATAGATATACAAGTAGATGAGTTAAAAGAATATTTCAAAAATCATACTTTAAAACAATGTGCAATTAAATTTAATTGCTCTAAAGTAACTATAAAACGCAAATTGCAGTTTGTTGGTGTCGACACTTCAATTCACAATCATAGTCAATTGGCTTTAGATGCACATCGTAAATCTTTAAAAGACACTTCTAAATTAACTAAGGAATTTTTATATCAAGAATATGTTGTTCAGAATAAGGATGCTAAGACAATAGCGGAAGAAACTGGATTCCATTTTAATACTATTAGGAATCGAACGCGCGAATTTGGGTTTAAAAAAGACCCTAAAAATGCTTCAATTTCAATGCAGTTGCGATATATGAAAAAGACAGGGTATCTTCATCCTGGGCATAATCCGATAAATATAGCCAAGATAAACAAAAGACGGTCAAGATTTGAATATCATCCAGTTAAATCAGAAAAGTTAGTATTGTTCAAGTCATTGCATGAGCTATGTTATGCATTATTGCTTGATAACGACCCAGATGTTGAGTCATGGGATTATGAACTAATTAAAATCCCATATATGGATGTAATAAAGAGACGCATGAGAATGTATTATGTTGATTTTTCAATTCAAGCTAAAAGCGGCGACCGATGGGTTGAAGTTAAACCAGCCAATAAAATGGTTCCACATATGAAGCGGCTATACGCCTCATATGCAGCAAAAAAAGCTGGCATAAAGTTTAGAGGATTGACCAATGATGAACGTAAGTTAGGATATGATTTGTTTATTGGTGGGTATAATTATGACAGAATTGGTTTTAGAAATGTAAAATCATTAAAATTGGGGTCATGCTATACTTTGTGGCTCAAAGATATTAATGAATTAAAAGAGGTAGAACATGACCACTATAAATACACAGACCAACTTGGCCCATTTCACCGATGCAAGTTCAAAGCCAAGGCTAAAAATAAATCTGTCGCCTCTCACTAGTGTCAATGCGTTTACAGATATTGATGAAGGCACAATTTATCTATCCCAATATCGTTATTGCAACGGTGACTTTCTAGATGTAATTGCTGATGAGATGGCCCATTTTATTTCTGGCGCAGACCATGATGAAGAATGGAAACAGACTTGCTTGCAGTCGTACGGAAAAATTCCGCCGCACAATTCTGAATTTGATAAGATAAGACGCAGGCTTGGAATACCGAGCAATATTGCGGGGAACATCGGAAATATTACTGGCATACAGCAAATTCTTACTGATTACCATCTGTTGCAGTCATATAGAAGGTTCAGTCAACGGTTATTGGGCAATGAGGGCCATTGGGAAGTTTTGGGCGATAATAAAATAAGATTGTATCCAACGCCGAAAGGTTCATTCCCTGTTACTGTTTTGTACATTCCACCTATTTCCACATGGCGTACCCCTGCCAACAAGCTACTGGCAATGGATATGCTATTGGCTGAAAGCATGATTATGTTAGGGAGCGCTAGAGGTAAGTTTAGTGGTATACCTAGCCCAGATGGTGGGTCATTGAGCTTAGATGGCGGTGACCTCAAGCAGAAAGGGCAAGAGTTGCGTGATAAAGTCATGCAGGATGCTATCCTGCTCTCAGATGACCCATATGCTTCTGCAATTTACAGGTACTAATATGGCTACAATTAATCGCAGATTAAATGTGATACGTGGTGATAGGGTTCTTGTCCCAGGATGCGAGCCGACGAGTACATTGACTTCAACCAGGATGATGGCCGAGATGAACCGATTAGGATTGTGTCAATGTGCTATTGTTGATTTGGCTGATATTTTAGAGGCTATACCAGGTGCATACACTGAGTATATCCCAAATTCAGGCCATATGGGCAGTAGCAAGATATTAATTCTACCTAGTGAAGACCAAACTTGTCCATGCACCACTCATGAAGATTGGTATGAAACAATAAGAGGACTGTGCTCTGAATCAGCCACTGAGGAAGAGATTAATGAGATACTTGGGTGTGATGCTTTTTCTATTGATCCATGTGTTACTAGGCCGCAATGGAGAGGCCAAGAATGATACACAGATTTTCAAAGTCGGCAGAGACAATCACCAGAATCGCACCAGGGCAGCAACGCATTGGGCATAGAGATGATATGTCTCAGTCTAATCCGCTTATACAATTACATGACAGCGAAAGTCTGGACCATGGTCTCGCAGGCAGTATAGCAGAAGAGATTATAAACATAAGCGGCGGCCAGGTTGTAGTATATGTTAGAACAGATAGTGAGGCATTTGATGATGTTTATGAAGAAGACCCCGACCCAACATATAAAGTTGGTAAAAGATTGAAGGCTTATTTCGTGCCGCAGCCTATCTCTGCACAACTTACACCGTGGGGGGTTGATGTTGAGAACCAAGCTACTATTGTCTTTTCGAAAGAACAAGTACGCGGTGAGTTTGGCGATAGGATGATACGGATTGGTGATGTGGTTGAGTTGCCATATAATGCGTCTGCATTGCGGCCTGATCGGTATAGAGTTTTAAATGCTTTTGACTCTGGAAACTTTAGATACAATTGGCTATATTGGAGTTGTACTGTCGAAAACCTGGCGGACGACATTACTATAGAACCAGAATGATAAAATTTTCGACAAATTTAGAAGACCCAAAGATTTTAGACGTTATCAAAGAGCGTCTAAAATCTCAGATTGTCGATAAACTTGAAGCAGTCGGCAATAAGATTGCGATGAAGATGCGCAACGATAGCGGCGGTAAAGTAGAACCAGAAGTGATAGTATATGAGAAGAATCGCGACGGAAAAGATGCAGTTAAGATTTTCATAGGAAAGCCTGAAGAGGTGAAGGTAGCTGATAAGTTGAACTTGGTTAAACGGTCGTGGTCTGTTCTACCGACACTATTGAAAGATTGATATGCCAGTTTATGAATTTGGAAGCAGATTTACGTTTGTGAATACTCCGCGTGGCATTGGGCCAGCGGCAGTAGCAGGTGCTACACAGCCGAATCCGCATATTAATCCATACGCGCCTGGTATGAGTCAGAATTCTCATGTTCAGAGTGGTCGGGTTGCTAACACTTGGGAGATTCACAGAGTAGAATCAAGCGATATAGAAGATTTTATAGACCCAGGGTTTAGATACTTAGATGCTGCTATGAAGAACTATTGGTCAGATATAAGAATTCCTACGAAAGATTCTTATAGATTTTTAAGGACTAAGATTGCTGGTATGCGTCCGAGCTTACAAATTTGGAATGAAGAATTAAAACATGGTCGTGTGAAGCTGCCGGTTATATCAATTAGTAGAACTGGACAAAACTATAACCCAGACAAATTTACCCCGCCATATAGGCCGTTAAGAAGAAGATTTGTTAATAGTGCTAAAACAATGGTGGCTTTATCATATAGACCAGTCCCATATATTGTAGATTATACGCTGAATATCTGGTCCGAACATAAACGTGATGCTGAATATGCACTATACCAGATACTTACTAGATTCAACCCACTCGCTGAATTGGCTGTGACAGATGACCACAACTTTGGCTACGTACAGATGAAATTGATATCTTCATCTGATACCAGTGAAAAAGAGGCGTCTGCAGAACAACATGCTAAAGTAAAATATGAAATATCGTATTCTGCAGAGGCGTGGTTGTCTCTTCCAGAAAAGGTTATGCCAACTATAGTTGGCACAGTCTTATCGATTGAGGTTGAGTAAATATAATAAATTCTATTACAAGGGAATTCATCATGCCAGCAAGTACAGATGTAGTGATTACCAACCGTAGCAGACAAATGATTCCGTTGCAGGTAAGGCCGCCTAAGGGTGATTTCTTTTATGAGGAACACCAGGTAAGACTTAACCCAAATAAGTCAGTGACCCTACCTAAAACGTATCTCAATTGGGCGCAAATCGAAAACTGTCGTGGTCGAGGCGATATTTCAATTATAGAAGAGAAATAATTTAAATTTCATGCTATCGCTCAAATATAATGCAGTGATGATTGACAGGAGCTAACAATGGCAGTCTTTCTAAGTCCAGGTGTATTTACGAGAGAAGTTGACCTCAGCATTCTGCCCGCAGCGACAGGTGCATTGAGGCCAGCTTTTATAGGCGTGGCCAGCAAAGGCCCGTTGAATGAGCCAACATTAATAACATCTGCCCAGCAGTTTGTTGATACTTTCGGCAACCCATTCCCAGAGAGCTATTTAGGTTATGCTGTGATAGCATTTCTAGAAGAGGGTGCTTCATGTTATGTAGAACGTGTCGGGGTTGAACACCAAGACGGCATGGATGCAGATTTGGCAGATATTGCTATTGATACATCTGGAACGAAAGTGGAAGGCTGGGGCCGAAAATCGGTCTTTTCTGGTATTGACCACGGTATTATCAGGTTCAGGCAGGTCGGGGATGGTACTGGCAATAACCCTGCTCCAGTGGTATTGCATGATGCCGGGATTATTGGTACTACAACTACAGGCGCAGGTGAATTACTACAAGGTGCATATAATGACGCAGAGATTGCAGATGAGTCTGCAGGGGCTGTAACTGCAGATGTAGTATTCACTAATGTTGATTATAGCGGATGCTTGGATGAGGTCTACACCTTTTTAGTAACTGGTGACCCCACTGGCACAGGCCCACTTGAGGGTGCTACATATACAATTACAGACAGTGCTGGTGACACTATAACTTCAGGTACTTTGACGGCTGGCACAGGCCCAGATACCCAAAGTGATGTTATCACGCTTCCTGACTTAGGTGTTACTTTTTATATTGTTGTTAGCGGGGCTGTTGGAACGAATGATACAATTATCTTCACGGCCCAGCCGGATAATATGACTGCGACTGTTGTTGTAGAAGGTGCGACCGCAGAGACTTTGACACTTGCGGCGGGAACGTACACTACTGCGACAGCCTTCGCAGCAGCCATTAATTCTGCTGGGCCGGTTGATTTTGATGCGGTTGTTTCTGAGGATGCTGATGGCAATGAAGTTCCCGCTATCAGGACTGATACAGCTGGAGAATGGATACAATTAACTGGTACTTGCGCATTTGCTGGTGAAGTTGGCATTGATCAATATACTTATGATATTCCGAGAAGCTATTTGATTGGCACGAACCAAGAGTTGTATGGGTTTAGTAGTTCAAATAACCGTGTTGTTCTAGATGTGATTGGCGCGGAAGAGACTGTGCAATTTGATTTCAGCATTCCTGTTGCTACTGGTACGACAGCTAGTGCAGTTGCGGCTAATATTGATGCCAATAATACTTGGCAGGGTACGGCTTACTTTGAGTCGTTCGCGCTAACTGTACCAGGCGGCACTGAGCATGTCGTGATTGTTACGTCAACTACCAGGCATTTTGACCAATTAAAGTTGCAGGCCACATTTTCATATTTAGCGACTCTAAGATTTGCTGAAGAGCTTGGCATTAACTTCCCATATACTCTAAATTACAGAACATTTACTGATACGAGAGTAGAACTACCAACGTCGAGTTCTACCACTCCGAGCCAACCAGCATCATGTGATACTGACCCTCTTAGCACGCAGTGCGAGCTAGACTCAGATTATTACGCCAATATCGTTGGGTGGTTCGTTGCTAAGTACCCTGGCACTTGGATTGATGACTATACGATTGATTTGGCAGTCTTCACTGAGGGTGTTGGTGATGCGGCTGGTCGGTTTAAAGTTACTTTAAAGGACGGTAGCGGCACTACTCTGGATGTTGTTGAAGATGTGAGTTTTGATTCTACCGACACTAGATATATTGGAAATGTGGTTAATCCAGGCACCTCGCTTGGTGGTGAGAATGGTAATGATTTCTATACATGGGAAAATAGACCATCGTACCTAGGGACCACTGTTAGAAATCCAAGCCCATTCTCCAGTGGCGAATTCACCGGCGGTGCTAATGGCATTCCGACCGAAGCAGCAGATAGTACTGAGCTTGATTCTGTTGTTATTGGCAACCCATCATTGTCGACTGGCATTTATGCATACCAGAATCCAGAATCATTTGACTTCAATCTGCTATTGATTCCTGGCTTTGCTAGTGGTCCGGTCATCGCCCAAGCAGTCCAATTCTGCGAGAATAGAGGTGACTGTCTGTATATCGTTGACCCGCCATTTGGTTTGAGGCCGCAGCAAGCCATCGACTGGCATAATGGTATGCTAACTAGTGATTTAACGGCTGCGATTAATACCAGCTATGCTGCATTATATTGGAGTTGGCTGAAGACGAATGATGTGTTTAATGGCGGCACTATTTGGGTCCCACCATGCGGCCATGTTGCTGCCGTATTCGCACGCACTGAACGCGAAACAGAGCAATGGTTTGCACCTGCTGGCTTGAATAGAGGGCAGCTGTTGAGTGCATTGGATATTGAATATAATCCAACCCAAGGCGAGCGGGATGCATTATATGGTAGTGGGAATGCTGTTAACCCAGTCGTAAACTTTATACAACAAGGTATTACGGTTTGGGGTCAGAGAACGCTCCAAAGAACATCAACAGCTCTTGATAGAGTTAATGTTAGAATGTTATTGATTTATTTGAAGAAGAATCTATCTATAACATTGAATAATTTTGTGTTCGAGCAGAACGACCAGGCAACTAGAGCACAGATTGTTAGTACTATCAACCCATTCCTGGGCGATATTGCTGCTAGACGTGGTGTGACTGCATTTAATGTTGTATGCGACGAAACAAACAACACACCGGAGCGTATTGACCGCAACGAGCTTTGGGTGAGCGTATTCATCAAGCCTACTAGGGTTGCTGAATTTATCGTGTTAAACTTGGTTGTACTTAGAACTGGTGCAAACTTCGGCGCGCAGGAAGTCCTAGCTGCTGGCGGCGTTGTGACTGCATAAGAGGAGTTATTATGCCCGGCTTCGTAATTAATGGTGAAGGAACTGGCCCGAATGCCTTGTCTGAGGTCAGACGTACGCATAGGTGGCTTTTTGAGTCATTAGGCCCAGGGAATCTGTTGGCTCGAGAAGTTCGATTAGTTTTAAAATCGGCTTCTAGGCCATCATTGACCTTTGAAGAGCCACCGATGCACCACAATCAAGAACAGGTCTATTTCGCTGGGAAGCATACATGGGAAGCTCTTGCGCTTTCATGGTATGATATTGAGCAAGACCCGGATGTATCCGGCGCGATGCACGATTGGGTTGAGAAATGCCTGACATTGGCTGGTGGTAACGCAATGAATGTGAGTGTGCCGAGGGAATATAAGGCCACTGAGTCAATCCTAAAAATGACTAAAGGCGATGGTAGTGATAGCGAAAGATGGGCAATCTATAATGGTTGGCCACAGGCTGTCAACTGGGGGGCATTGGATTATACTTCCAGTGACCTGCAGTTAATCGAAGTCAAATTCAGGTTCGACCGTGCTGTAAGGGTCGGTGGCTCTGCGTAATTAGAGAATGGTATGCCAGGTTTTAATATCAATGGTGATGGCAGCGGCCCTGCCAGTCTTACGGAGGTTGTACGCACTCACCGTTGGCGTTTAGAATTTGACCAAATCCATAAGTTGTCGAATGTACAACTATATGCATTGTCGTGTCAGCGACCATCGATGCAAATAGACACGAATAATATGCACTATAAGCAAAATCAAATTCGTATGCCTGCTAAGTATAGATGGAATCCTATCAATGTCAAATTCTATGAAACTGCAGATTTTGAATTAGGTGTTACTACTAGTTCAATATTTGATTATTGGGCCAATAATAACCCAGTAGTTAATTTCAATACTAACACTATAAATAATAAATTTAGGACTAATACGTCGATTTATTTGGAGACTGGCGATGGCTCAGATATTCATTTATATGTTTTAAATAATGCATGGCCATCGAAAGTAGACCCATCTGAATTATCATATGCTAATAGCGACATATCGACGATTCAAGTTACATTGACGTATGATTCTGCATCCGAGAAAAAATTGCTGGAACGGCCAGCGTCACCAACTCCATCGACTCCTGGAACAGTATAATGCCTGGGTTTGTAATAGCGCAAGAGCAACAAGGCCAAAAACAACTTCCACGGAATGTTGTATATACTTATACTTGGGATGTCACTAGGTTGCTTGGTGAAGACGTTGATAAAGCAGTTGTGTTCTTAAAAGAGGCTAATCTACCTAGTTTTACGATCAGTACTGAATCAATTAAAACCGGGCATGCTACATATGAATTCGCAAAAGGCATCAAATGGCAAGACATAAAACTATCATTTTATGATACGCAGGGTCTTGGTGCTAAGCTTGATGCATTATCGCGTAAAGTATGGAATCAAGAGCAAGGCATTAAAACAGCAAATTCCTATATGGCACAAACCACTATCGCTATGGAATATATGGATGGCACACCTGCTTATAGTTGGGTGTTACATAATAGTTGGGTCAAATCAATTTCATTCTCAAGATTGACATATGAGTCTAGCGGCATTAATAATGCCAATGTGACTCTGGCATATACGTGGGCAATCTTGAATTAAGTAACCATCACATCAGATAGTAAATAAAACCAGCAAATAATGGAGAACTATTATGCTAGATGAGCTTGGCCCAGAAGACCAAAACGAAGAAGAAGTATCTATGACGCAGCAACCAGAGGAGTCTAAAGTCCCTCAACACAAAGTAGACTTGTCTAATAAAGTAAGGGGTGCTTCTACTGCTGAATCGTTGTTAGAAGAAATCATTAGTATGAATGAGGATGACTTTATTCCATGGGAAGAAGTCACTCTTCCGAGCCGAGGTGAATATTATAGCGGCAGGATACCTGGTGGCGTGGTGCGAGTTCGTGCGATGGGCATACATGCTGATAAAATTTTAGCAACACAGCGTTTGGCTCAAACTGGACAGTCAATTGATTATTTATTCAAATACTGTGTGCAATTACCAGATGAATTTGACCAATCAGACCTGCTTTCTGGCGATAGAATATTCTTATTGTATGTTTTAAGAGGCATTACGCATGGCAATATTTATGAATTCCTTATGAAATGTCCGAATTGCGGAACAAATGCTGTACAGCAATATGATCTCAATGAGTTAGCGCAAACGATTACTTTCCCGGATTCGTCATTGGGAGACGAGCCGTTTAAAATTGTTCTGCCGTACATGTCCGAAGTTCTTGGTCGAGAGGTATGGGTTAAGGTCAGGTTTATGCGTGGGCGTGATGTTTCTACTATTGCTGGTAGGCAGAAGTTTAACAAGAGAGTACGCTCTGGGGCACCCAATAAACAACAGAGGCAAATTGTTATTGACCAGACCGTTACAGAAAATCTGTCATTAGTGATTACAGCGTTTGGTGGGGCTAACGCTGAGGGTGAAGTTCGCAGCAGGGCCAGCATCAAGGCATTAGTTGACCGCATGCACGCGAAGGATACAGCTACAATTAGGCAATTCTTAAAAGAAAGCAGTCCAGGGATTGACACCACTATAATGGTTGAATGCCCGGATTGTGCGGCAGAATTCCGCGCGGAGTTGCCGATTACGGAAAGCTTTTTTCGTCCAACGAGCGATAGACAATCCTGAAGAGTTAGAGAATGAATATAACCATGTATTGGAACAAATGTTCCAGCTGAAGATGCACGGTAATATGTCTTTTTCCGAAATGGATTCATTGACTGCGGAAGACAGAGAGTGGTGGGTTAATAGGCTAAAGAAGTACCACGAAGAGCAAAATAAAGCCGCAAAAAGTCAGGGTCCTGGGAGAACCCAAAGTATCTGATTGTAGCCAGGCATAATATACATATTCAAATATATAGCAAAGGATTTATAATGGCTACATATAATCGTATTTCTGCTAGGCGCGGGCAAGATGTGGCGTTAGATGCTACGTTCTATATGGGTGGCCAACTGGCAGACCCATATGCAATTTATCGAGTAGAAATATTTAGGGGGAGTGTTTCGGCCCAAAATATTGTTGATGCTATCGATATAGCAGACCCAGCAGCCTCATCTTATCCATCCCCGTTGGTTAGACAGCCAGACCCAGCAACACCAGCGGAGAATTGTCCGACGCCGCCGGACTGTGATTCTGGCGATATTGAAGGGTCTGATGCGTCTACTGGCCGATTTAGACTTGTGTGGTCAGTGCCGTCTGATGCTGTTGTCCCTGATGTTTATTTCGACCAATGGTACTTCTTTTCGACCCAACCAAGTGGCACCGATGACTTGTCGTCACATGAAGACGAGCTTTTAACACAATGTAATCAATTTTGGGTTTATCCAGATAATTGGTATGTTGATGGCGGCTTGGATACAATTCGGTTAGGGTTTGAACCATTAGATATTAAGTTCCGCAAGCCAGAGCGAAGACCATTGGAAGTTGGTATAATGCCACTTCCATTATATGACTACAATTACAACTTAGTTGCACCAATAATACCATATCTAACACCTACAATATCTATATGGACTGATGCGGGTGAAGTGGTTGTTTCTAATGAGGCTGCAACCATTAAGCGAAGACAAGGTTCGTTTAGAAGTAATCCGTGGGTTATTAGTTATGTGCTCGATACATGCCGATTTTTTATTGGTACGTATCGATATAGAGTGAAAGTGTTGTTGCCAGATGGCTCGACTAGAATTAGCGGTGACTTTTATATGACGGTTTCCTAACATGAATATATCAAATTACCTAGAACACCAACTCATTAGACATACTTTAGGGATAGCTGCCTATACCCCACCAACATCTACATATATAGGAATATTATCTGATTTATCTAATGATGGCGACATTATTACAGAATTTTCAGGGTCGAATTATCAGCGGCAGCAGGTGACAGCGACTGGATTTTCCTCGGCGGCTAGTGGTGCAACTGCTAATGTCAGTAGTATTGTATGGCCAGCTGCCTTAGCAAATTGGGGCAGTGCAAGCTATATCGGTGTTTTTGACTCAATTGCAGCTGGAAATCTGCTGTGGTGGGGTGCGCTTACTATTGCAAAGGCTGTGTCAACTAGTGCAATATTCCGAATTGATGCTGGTGAGTTAGATATTGGTGCGGCTGGTGCGTTTAGTCTTTATTCTAGGAATGGGATTCTGAATTTAACTTTGCGAAATAATAGCCCAGCATTTTCTTCACCGGCTGCTATATATGCAGGTATTGGTACGATATCTGGAGCATATAACGATTCTCTTTCCGAACCGTCCGCTGGGTACAGTAGGACCCTGGTGACTGCATTTACAAGCGCCGGGAACGGTGTCTACACTATTTCTGCACCGCAGATTGAATTCACAGCCTCTGGTGGGAACTGGGGTTTGATGACACATCTGGGGTTGTTCGATGCGGCATCGGGTGGGAATTTAATATATGCACTTCAATTAAATCCTAGTAGGTCAGTATATGATGGTGACGGAATATTGTTTGAGGCAGGTTCTGTAGTTATTAGAGTACAATAATGGCCATTACCAATGTCATCGTTACTAGGACCCCAGCTGGTGATATAGACCAGGGAGATACAGTACTTCTGCGCGTTAGGTGGACGGGCATTGCTGCTGACCATGAAGTTCGTATAACTTGGGGTGATGGCGAACATGAGGTCAACACAGTTCTTGCCGCTGGCCCAGCATACGATGAAACATATGGGCACACTTATAATGATGGTGGGTCGTTTGATATAAGGGCTGATATTTATGCTGGCGCGGCCTCCAATAATGGCGGTCTGTTGATTGATGTAAATAACAAGCCACCCACAATAACTAGTAGCTCTGGTATATTAAATAATAACACTGGCGTAGTGAATATTGCAGTTATCTTCACTGACCCTGGTACTGATGAAGTTTTTACTATTACTATCAACTGGGGTGATGGAAGCTCTGATGTCTCTAGTTTGACGGCAGTTGGCACCTTTAATGCTAGCCATACGTATACAACGCGTATTGGCGACACATTTAGGAGGCAGATTATTGCGACTGTGACAGATAGCAGCAATGAAAGTGATATAAGTAGGTTTTATCCTGCGACCTCGTACCCAGATGATGTGGACGATACTGGTATTGGTATTGTCACGCCATATGGTATTGTGCTATATGATTTAAGCGTTGATAAATCTGGTGTCGGTGGCGTGATAGTTGATGGCACTCCATTTTACACACTTGCTGCTGACGACACAATATCTGGTGTAGTGGTCGCGGCAGCTGCTGTTGATTATACATCGGTGTTTGTAATATCGACAATCGATGTTGAATGTGAGCAGGTTGGCAATATACCATTTACAGAATTGATACCACCAGCATGACTACAGTAGCACAAAATAGATGGGCGGAGCTAATTACTATTGAATCAGCGACTGAAGTTGTTGGCTCAAATTCTGAAGTTTTAGGCGGCTGGAGATGGTGTAGAACTTCTACATGTGTTTCTGATGCTGATGGTGGTACAGCCACTGCGATTGATATAGATTACACTAGCAATACATATGGTAGTGTTGCTTTGCCACGACCGTCATTGAATAGAGGCTCGCTGATTGGCTTTTGGGCTGGCACTGATGCAAGCCTATTCCATCTCGAACTTGGGGAATTATATAGACTAAGCGTGGATGAATTGTTTGGCTTATCGTTGGGTGACCAAGATGCGATAGTTAGTGAACCTTTCTTTATTGGGTCAGATTACGTGGCTGAAGTCCCATTATCAGCAGATGAGCTGGTGTTGGGGTTTCATGACCAAAATCAATGGAATAACAATTATGGGTCGCAAACCGTCACAATAACTTTCGAAGGTTGCAACCCACAGACCCATACGGTCTATGCTACGCAATGTGTATATTTTAGATATGCCCCTGCTGGTCTATTAGGCCCAGCTCCTTATTATGAAGATATTGATAATGGCACAGCACAAGGCCCTCACAGGCCACAGATTGTAACTGTGCCATCTGGTGCATTATATGTTGCCATACAATCAAGTAGCGACTCGGTAAGGACAGAACAAGTTCCAAATCAATTTCCATATTTAAAGTTGGAACGGTATTTATTTGACCGTGCAAAATACCAATCATTGCAGGCTAGAGTCATGCTTTGGAAGCGTGGAAGAAACATAGAAGATTATTATATGTTTGTGTTGCGAAATGATACTTTGGATAATATTCCGATTACATATGATGTTACTACATGCTATTTAAATGGTCCGACGATTGTGGCTATTAAAAAAGATGTTCGTTCATCATTGGTACATATCATGAACAAGATTAAGCGGTCGCCGATACTACCGCAAAGAACACCAACAATATGATAAAACACACTTGGGATTATTGCGGTGTTTGTTGTGACGCATTTGTAAGATGCGGAAAATGTGGCAATAACTGTTGCAACGGAGGCTATGGCGAAATAGACGGCAAGCCATGTGACGCTTGTAGCTTTGCTTATGAGATGCAGTGCAGTGAAAAGCCACCCAAATTCTCTGAAGAATATAAAGCACAAAAAGTTAAAGAATTCGATGCAGTATTTCGCGATCTGTTCAGCTCATAGTATTTGACGTATATGGGTAAACTGAAGTTCAAGCCGAAACCGGCACAAATCCGAGCATGGATAGAGGCGAATTTTGATTACAAAACGCGTAAAAATGGTGACGAATATTTAATTAATAGTCCGTTTTGCGATGATACCGGGTATAAATTCAATATATCTATTTCTAAAGCCATAGCACATGATTGGCGCGGCGATGATTGGGCTAAAGGCAAGTCACGCACATTTCTTAGGTTCGTACAGCTGTATAGAAACTGCTCATTTGTAGAGGCATTTAAAGAGGTCTGTGGTAAAGATGTTACTATGGGTTCTATATATGCGAAGCTGAGAAACGAACGAAAAGTAGAAGAAGAAGAACGCAAATATGATATTGCATTGCCAGCAGGTAGTGAGCCTTTGGCTGATGCCAGTACTACAACTGCCAAGATGTTGACGTCGTGGCTTGCTAGTCGTGGTATTAATTTAGATGGCATCGAGAAATATAACCTATACTATCATTCAATGAATGTGGTATGGCCATATTATGAATACGATTCATTAGTATATTGGCAAGAGAGAAATAGGCTAAACAAAGTATTTAGGTTTCCTTCTGAAAATGTTGGCGTCACGAAGGGCATGTTTTTATATGGCTTTGATATGGTAGAGCCAAGTGATTATGTGATTGTTACTGAAGCTATATTTGATAGCATAACTCTAGATGACCAATGCATCGCAAGTGGTGGTGCTGTACTTACTAATGCACAAGTTAAGAAGATTCGAATACTAAATCCGGTCAATGGAGTTATATTGTCGCCAGATAACGACAAAGCTGGGATTGACAGTATAATTTCTAATTACCAATTATTGTCACCATACTTTAATAAGTTATATTACGCCACACCGCCTGTAATAAAATATGGCGACGACCAATATACTAAAGATTGGAATGATTTAGGCAGCAAGAAAGTAATGGATTGGTCAGAAATCCGTGATATATTTGAAAATTCGATAAGGCCACTGACACAGAGCGATATAATCGAATTTATTATGAACTCGAATTGATACTATATTCTTTGTCGACAACAAAATTACTAGTACTTATTGTTCTGTAGCACTTCATTACGCTTGGTCTTACATCTCTTAGTTGTGTGATTCGGTCCTCTAGACCTAATTTGCTAAAATAATTATTCCTAGACCTAATAAATTCTTTGTCTGAACTATTCAGTTTGTCTGTGTCTAGGCAATATAATTTATTATCTTTAGTTCCAAGAACTAACACTAGCATTCGCTTGGGGCTGTTATTGCCACGCTGATATCTAATCCAATAAAGTTTCATAGTATTCGTATATATATTTACTACTAATAAGTGATTGATAAAATATACTTTGGATAAGGAGTATTTATGGGCACGCCTTCAGGCGCAACTTGGGCAGTTAAGTGCAAAATAGGCGATAGACGCGTAGATGTTAGTGGCCATGTGATTCGGTTAGAATGGAAAAGCATGGTTAATGGCGGATATGTGATTCGTGTTAAAGTAGAAGACCCATATTTCCAAATTCTAGATACTGTAATTGAAGATAATGGTGCGTTATTGGAGACCGGCAGGCAGTCCGATAAACTCACATTAGTGGAATTTAAGCTGCAATGGATGTCGCAACCAGTCTTCGAAACTAAGACGATGATTGCGTTGATTTCTGATTTACATGCATCTGGTAAAGATTCAATGCTTGGGTCGTTTGAATTCATAGCAGTAGACCCAATATCTTATTTTGTTAATTCTGGAGACTGCTCTGGTACAGCTTATAATGGGAAGATTGGTGGGCCTGGTGGTGTAATAAGCCAAGTGTTGAAAGATTATATTCCGAAGTCAATAGGCGGATTTACAACTAAGTTTGAAGTTGGTGAAACAAATGATGAAGCTAGCACATATTGGATGATGCGGCAGGACCCAAAGACATTTATTTCGTCGTTATTGGATTGGTCTAGCCCATTTACGAAGCATAAAACATCGTGGCTTGTTGCAAATGGTCAAGATTCACAAGAGAAGATTATTTCTATAAATGTGCAGGAATCATATACTCCGTCATTGAAATATCCAGTTGGGATACCTGGCGATGATGGGCCATTTGTGTTGTCATATGGTGGCGGTGGCAATAATGCACCTGATATTTTGAAGTGGGAGATTTTGGCTGATAATTTTATATCGGCATTGAATGTTAAATTGCTGACGAGTGGTATGTCGGCAATGTCTGGCCAATATTTCGATAAAATTTTGGACGATAAAGAGAATATAGTATATGTAAAAGATGAAAATACTAGCAACAAAGTAAGCCCAAAAATCAATAAACGACAGAGTTTTACTAAGCCTAAAACAGATACTGGCACAATATCTGGCACTGGTATTTTTCGGCCATATTCGAAGAGAGGTTGGACGCATATTTCCTCTATTCCTGAGGCTTATAGTGGTGGCGAGATTGGACATAAATATGAAAAGTATATCGATGGCCGTGCCCGCCAAAAGTATATGGAAATGCTTAATATGTTGATGCGTCTTAGGGTGACTGCTAGAGGGCAACCTAGGTTGTATGATTCTACTGAACTAGGTAGGTCTAAAGTAACTGTTAGATGGTTAAAGCCTAATGACGAAGATGGCGGCGGAACTAAACCTCGATTTTTGGATGGTGATTGGCTTCTTTATGGTTGGCATCATATTTTGTCGGCTCGTGGGTGGGACACTGATGTGTATCTTGCGAGGCTCGACTGGAATGCTAGTGCGATAGGATAATAGTATGGACGGCGTTAGTGAATTATCTATAATGATGTCTATTGATGAGCAAAGCCTTGGCGATATGTTTAAGGCTTTACAGCAAGCTGCGCAAGAAGTGCAGGCTCTAAATGTGGCTTTTGACGAAATGCATAAGGTTGGTGGCGAGCAAGTCAAACAGACTCAAACCATACTCGCGCTTCAGGAGGATTTAATTAAACGTGCCGATATGATGGTTAGGTTGCATAAAGACGACACTGAGGAGATGCAAAATGTCTTGCGAACTTTGGAAGGTGTCGAAGTTATATTGAAGGGAATTTCCAAAGAAGATATGGAGTTATTCCCAGGTCAGCCAGCCAAAATATCTACTTTGGCTGGTGATATAACTAGGATTAGGAAAGAGATTAATGGTGCTGTGGACTCCACTAGCGCATGGGCTAAGGCATTTGAAGAGGTTGGATTAGGGAAGCAATATGATAATCTAGTAAAATTTGGAACGTTGCTTGGGCAGATATCGTTTTGGTCTAAGATGTTCGCTGAGAATGCAAAACAGGCTGCAAACTGGAGGAATCAAAACTATCAACTATATGGCAGTTTGCAAGATATGGCAAGTATGACACGCAAAATAGCTACGGAATCTGCTTTGCTTCAAAAGGAAGCTGAGGCTGCAGCTAAAGCACTGGCTGATGTGGCGATAGACAAGGATAGCATGAAAGCGGCGGCTACGACGATTGGGCTATTCACGCTTAGAACAGGGGCGTCTGTAGAACAAACAGCCAAACTCGCAAAGTCATGGCAGGCATTGGGGATAGAGAATGCCTCGCTACAGAAACATTTAGATAAGACTGAAAATGCTATGGCGCAGTACGGCATTACAGGCAAAGATGCTGATGTACTCAATAAAGTTATGGCGGACAATGCTAGATTGCTGGCAACTGGGTTTGATGATATTGAAGAAGGAATAACAAAAGCATCAGAACAGATGGTGATTTGGGCCGGAGAAGCTAAGGCTGCTGGTATGGATATGAGTGAATTATCTCAAATATTCGACCAATTAAATAAAGATGCTAAGAAATATATTGTTTTGTTAGGGGAAGCAATAGATTTAGAGGACCCTGGCCAGCAATTTGCTATTATGGCTAGCAACGCTGGTGAGTGGATGAATATAATAGATGGCCTGCCGAAGCATATGCGAGAGAGTTTCTCCAAAGATATGCTTGGTGTATCGGTCAAGCAGTTGTCAGAGATGACTGATGCGTTCGAAAATGCTGCTAAGGCCAGGGGGATAGATACTGCTGAATTACAGAAGCGAATAGATGCTGGGCAGGTATCTATAGAACAAATCAGTGAAGAGGCACGTAAAGAGCGAATATTACAAGATGCTACACGATCGCTTGCTGGGGCATTGGATTATCTTAAACAAGAGTTTGTCGAATTCATTACACCAATAGTAATAGCGACTGCTAAGTTTACGATATGGGTTAAGACCCTTCAAGACACATACCCAACGATATCTGGTATTGTTATGTGGATAATGAAATGGGGTATGGCTGCGGTCGCTTTGGGTGTTGTGTTGAAGAAATTAATGATATTGAAGTTTGTTGGTTGGCTTTGGAGTCTTCGTAGTGCTGCCAAGGGCGCAAGCACAGCAATTGAAAGTGTTGCTAAGCCAAGCCTATTTAAGAAGCTTGGGCAGGGCATAAGGGCTTTTATCGACTCATTCCAAGGTGCTATGAAATCTGCCGCAGCTATGGTGGTGGTTGGTGCAGCGATTCTGATATTCGCTGGCGCTTTGATTCTTATGGGTTGGGGATTTAAAACCTATGGCGCAGATATGTGGTATGGGCTGATAGCAATAATAGCACTGATGGCTGCGGCAGCTATTACAATGTCATTATTGGCACCGCTTGGGCCAGCATTAATAGTGGTTGCTGCTGCATTTGTGGTATTCGGCGTTGCGTTGATTCTTATAGCCACCTCAATTTTAATTGCTGCACATGCATTTTCTGTGATGGCAGAGATTCCACTAGTTCAGCTTGGCACAGATTTGTTATTCTTTGGCACCACTTCAGTTGCGGCTGGTGTATTGCTGGTGGCAGGCATGGCTATGTTATCAGCAGCAATGTTGGTGGGTGCTGCACTCATAGTGCCAGGTGCAATATTTTATGCAGCTAGCATAATAATGGCTGGCGGAATTAATAATATATTTGGTGCATTGTCTGGCCGAGAGGCTACATTGGAAGCAACTAGTAAGCATTTTTATAATGCTATGCGGGCTATCAATGCTGGCTCTTGGCAAATAGCAGACGCCTCGTGGGTTAAGTTCCGGGCTGGGGCTAAAATTCTATCTGGTGGTATAGAGCAGATTCTTGATGCTATAGATTCATCAGCTGTCGATAGGCTGCCAACATTTAATGCTGAATTTGCTAAGCTCGCGAGACTACCAGATGAAATAACTAGTAGCAATAAGATGCTGCATATGGCACGTGGAATTTCCATGGCTTTATGGACTATTAGCAACGGAATGCGGGCATATGCATATTATGTTGAGAATTCTGCTGCGCGGGTTAGCTCTGCGATAATGGAAGTAACTCGTTCAATGTGGCTACTGAAATTGTCTGGGCTAGATGAGATGGTACGCACAGCGGCCACTGTGACTGTTAAGACAGAACTCGAAGATAAACAAAGAGAGGCTGAAGATAGGGCTGGACAGACCGAACTACTTGAGGACATAAAGGGTGCGTTAGGAACATTAACATCTATAGTTGCAGATATAATTGTTGGTGGTGAAACTACAGCACACCTTGAAGAAATTAGGAAGCAGGTAGTACTGTGGCTGCCTGAGATTGCTGAAAAAGACAAGGGTTTGGCGACACAAACTAACCAATGGGGTTCTGGTCTTGGGTGATAATTATGGGATTTGAACTAACTACAATTGATAATAAACTGATAAGCCAGGTTGTCTTAGATATGAGGGGTGAGGTAGAGCCATGGGTTGTTAAGTTTCAATTTCCGCCTGTCCTTAAATCAGATAATAAGGGCATAGATTATGAAGAGCGGAGTATGTTTAATGTTGAACCAATGGCCATATTCAAAGGGTCTAAACCAAGGTCCATAACACTCAAATGGGTGTATATAGTTACTGGCTCGAAGCATAGTAATAACTATGTGTGGAATTGTGAAAATATCGCTAAGGCAGTTAAGAGGATTCGCGGTTTTTATTACCAAACGAATAATGCATTTAAGAGTAAAGACCAAAGTATTCATTTCCAATGCTATGATGTTATCGGTTTGGTTACAAGCACAGATGGGATATCATTTAGGTCAGAGAGCATTGATATTAGCCATAGTGATACTATAGTCAATGACGGTACTGGTGTCTATCCACTAAAGACTGAATTTTCCATGAAATTAAAATTGTGGTCAAATGGAGAGATACGAGAAGGCGGAGAAATAAAAGAAATGATTAAACTTCCGTGGTTAAGTGAAGTCTCGACTATATTGCAACCTCAATGGAGATAATGATGGTTGATGTGCCGTTAAATTCTAGATATTTGAATACCAGTGCTATCAAACACAATGGGAAAGAAACATTAGGTTTGTGGTCTGGCGAAGATTGGTTGGAATCAACACCAACATCTACTATAGTAGCTACTGCAAGCCAAGCTGGTAGGGCAGATTTGATTGCTGCCCAATATTTGGGTTCAGTAGATTTCTGGTGGGCTATTTTGTACTACAATAACAAGACAGATATAAATTGGCCTAGGGCTGGTGACGAAGTGCAAATACCCAGTGCTGCTTATGTGCTTGGAACATAATGAGCGACAACCTTTCGCAAGTTTGGGACAGCTTTTTTGCCCAACGAATTAAGCCGCTGCAGATTCGGTTTAATGGGACATATCGTGCCGTGGTTGTCGAAACAAACGACCCACTACGGATGCGGCGTGTTCGGTTTAAAATGCCGGAATTGCATGACTGGGACCTAAAACCAGATGATTGCCCGTGGGCGGTGCCAGCATATGATTTGGGCACGAAAAGATGCGGTCGATTCTCTTATCCATGCATAGGGGACCATATATGGATAACTTTTGAGAAGAACCATCCATATGGCCCTATTTATACTGGATTCGCCGACCCAACAAGGCGAAAATTTTATGCGCTACCATCTCTGTACGGCAAAACACAAATCCCAGTGGACCAGAATAGCAATGTCACTCAACCACCAGATGATTATGATGAAGCATATCTACCAAAAGATGAAAGGCCAATGAGCCATGGTTGGCAAGACCGATATGGAAGTTTAGATATCCACAATGCAACGGGGTTTTTCCCGGCTGAGCATGCCGAGAAGACGCCGCCGCCGGATGCAGACCCACTGACTAAGAGCGATTTCAAGCAATCGCAACATATACCAGAATCAAACAATCCTGATTCTAAAATGATGTGTCGTCTTACTAAGTATGGGATGCTGATTCTGCAAGCTGATATGGGCTATGTTTGGAAAAAAGAAGGCGGGTTGGGTGAATTTGAAGGTGATTTTGATAATGATGAAGAATTTGAAATCGCACGTTGGAAATACATGCAGCGAGTCTTGCATGAAGATAACCCAACAGGCCATGACCAACGCCGCATAATGCAACTCACAAGATATGGCCACAAGTTTGAAATGCGTGACGTTGGGTGGAACAAAACCAGAGAGGGTGAATTTTCGTCTGATGTGCGTATTATTGGTGATGGGGACGACCAGCGTTGGGTTAAAATGCGCACCAAAGGTGGTCATTTAATCCAATTATGTGATGTTGGCTCAGACCCAGAAGAAGATGAATTTATAAAGCGGCTGCTGATAGATGAAGCTAAAGAGCCAAATCTTGATGATGAAGACAAATTTGGTGACGATGCTAGATTTATTCGTTTCGTCACTAGGAGCGGCATAAAAATAGCTTTAGATGACCGCACTAGTGATAATAAAAAAGCACAGAATCCAGATTTAAAGAATACCGACATTGGTATAGGGGTGTTGGTTAAAGGCCGAGCGACTCCTGGTACTATAGCTGACCCATATAGTGAGCAGTCTGGCAACCCAATTGGGTATTATTGGCAATTTGATGAACGCCCAGATAGAAATAGCACTACTTGGGGCACACCGATGGGCCAATTGATGGAGATGGATGATAACGAAGAATTCTTGGCTATTTGTAGTAGGCTTCCATCTTTCCCGTCGTCTTGGAAAAATTTAGAAGACAATGAATTTCTAGAAAGTTCTGCTGAGGGCCAGAATCTGGCTTCATCTACACACCATCTTATTTTAGACCATGGCAGGGAGGCGATTAGATTAAAAAGTAGGGCTGGTTCTGGCGACCCGTCAAGAACCCAGAAATTGGGGGCTGCTGCGTCTGGTGAACACGCTGGGATTGAAATCCATGACGCGCCAGAAGACAACCCATGGACTGAAATTGTTGACATAGATAAACGTGGTATCTGGTTTAGTAGGCAAGAATCTGTTGGGATATGGCGGGCCAAAGATGGTTCGAATATTCATATTTGGCTCGACGACAATGATAATAATATAGTACTACATAATGCAGAATCATCTGGGAAAGTACAAATATATTGTGCTGGGAATGTAGAAATTATATCTGATAAAGTAGTTGGATTGCGTGGTAATGCTATAGAGATGAGTGGTAACCAGATACGGATGGATGCTGGCGGAACGAATTATACATTTGGGCCAGATGCTTTGCGTACAAATGGCAGTATTCACGCAACAAATGTTTTTGCACGACTTCCGAACGCAGAACGGCCCGCAGTGGTTAGTGGCAGAGGGATTGGTGAGGCATCTGGAGGTGGAGACCCAGTATCAAATTTACAAGTGGAAGCATTACCTGGTAAAGTAGAACCAGAAAATAGACTATGATAATTAATTATCCAACAGGCTCGTATGTAACAGTTCTCCCACAAGACCCGGATGAGTCTACTAGTGTGGTGTATACTGTAAGTGATACTGACCCGCCAAGATTGCCATTAAATACTAGCCAAATACCAACTGGTATCGAGGCTAGAGCAAGAAGCCCAAGAACTATGTCTGATGCTGTTCGAAGGGCAAATTTGGGTGAGTTGATATTTACTATTAAGAATAATCAACCAGCAGATACAGTCGTGGGCGGCCAATTGTTTTATGTGGGGGAGGTTTTAGAATTTACTAATGAGACCACTAATTCTGTGGGAACAATAAATAGTGCTATTGAGACACAACACGATTTATTGCGGGTTGGGCCAGAAAATATTGGGCTAAATAATGATGAACTTTTAAATATCGAGGCAAATGCTGTTGCAGTACAAACACAAACTTTGTTAGAATTGGAAGGTTTGCAGAAGCGCAAAGATGATTTAGAAGTTGATATTATAAGCCAACAAAAAATTATCAACGAGGCTAATAGGGTTATTAGTGGTTTGGATATCATTTTAGATAAAGACCCTGGCAATATAGGAATTCAGAATGCAAAGGCTCAAGTAGAACAATCAAAAAACACTGCACAGGAAACCATAGATAATGATATTGTAGAATTGAACACGTTGCCCGACTCAATCAGGGCTAAGCACGACGAACTTAGGTCTCTAGCTACGTTGATAACTTAATATGGCAATTAATTACTACGGTTATAATCCGCCTTTTTTCGGAGGCCATCAGAATGTTATGTCAAGGCAATCTGGTGACCAAATTATTGTTAATGATGTTTTGCAATTACTATTAACGAATAAAGGTGAACGTGTGATGCGTCCTGATTGGGGCACATTAATCAATGCGTCTGTATTCGACCCATTAGATGACCAGTTAACTAACCAATTAAAAGGCGACATCATAAGGCAATTGTCGGTAAATGAGCCACGTGTGGATATTAATGTTTCATTTGTTGTGAATGAAGATGAGTCTATACTGCGTATTAAGTTGAGTGGCACATTTACTAATGAGCCCAATCATATATTCGAAGAAGAGATAGAAGTACCTATCGTTAGGTTGGAGACATAATATGACAAGTGAAGGCACGTTATTTCAGCTACCAACTGACCCAGAAGAGTTTAGTGTACTTCTTCCGCCATCAGAACTTCGGAAAATAGATTTTAGTGCATTAGAATTTTCTACTGCAAGACGTGCATTAATTGAGTATATCAAGACGTATTTCCCAAATGATTTTAATGATTTTGTTAATAATAATGGCGTGATGATGTTGGTAGAATTACTGTCGTATCTTACGGCAGTTCTTAGTTTGCGGTCCGATATGCTAACGAATGAGTCATTCTTGCCAACTGCTACTACAGAGGAAGCGGTTGCAAATCATTTGGCATTGATTGGGCAAGCTGTTCGGCGTGCGACACCAGCAGTTACTGATGTTGAATGTTCGGTTGTGAACCCAGTTGGCTCTGATGTGCGTATTACTGCCGGGTCGCAATTTTCAATTATTGGTGAAGATGGTGATGCTGTGGTGTATGAGTTGTTTAGGTCGCCCACTGATTTGACTAGCCAAATAGTAATTCCGTCTGGAAAACGTGGTGTGGTTGCATATGGTGTTGAGGGTACTACTACCAACACTAAAGTCACCAGTGATGGCGGGGCAAATCAAAAGATAACCATCAATTTGAGCGATAATGCTATTGAATCACCTATTAAAGTTGAAATCACTAGTAGTGGCATCACAGAAGAATGGAATCAAATTGACTTTATAGAACGTGCTAATGCTAATGATAAAGCTTATGAAGTTAGATTTTTTGATAATCGAATAGAGTTTATATTCGGCGACAATAGCACCGGTGTCATCCCTGTAGCTGGCTCAGAAATTTCGATGACATACCGCGTGGGCGGTGGTCTTAGAGGTCGCATTGGTGCTGGAGTTATAAATGAACAGCGGTCCGCTACGCCTGATTTCCCATTTACAGCCCCAGTGATAGTCACTTTTAGGAATATCACCCCGAGTTCTGGTGGCACTGATAAAGAGAATATTGAAGAAGCAAAAAAGAGGGCACCACGAGATTTTGCTACGCATGAAGCGATTATTACTGAAACCGATTATGCACAATTGGTGGGGTCTTACAGCCATCCTGTGTTTGGTACAGTATCTAAAGCAGTTGCGACAGTTCGTACTGGTTTAAATGCGAATAGAGTTGAATTATATATCCTGGCTGAGGGCGCTAGTGGGCCGATAGCACCGACCGCCGGATTGAAACGTGCAGTTGAAAGCTATGTTGATGAATTAAATGCGTTAACTGATGACGCTGTGGTTCTAGACGGTAAGATAAGAGCTATAGATATAGACGCTACTGTGGCTATTAGTAGGAGTTCTGATGCGTCTATCGTGAGGATTAATGTTGATAAGGCCATTGAAGATTTCTTCGCCTTGAAGAATTGGGAATTGGGCGAAGCGTTGTTCGTTTCTCAATTATATGATGCAATTAACCAGGTTGATGGTGTCAAATATGTTGATATCTTCGCGCCAGCTGACAATATTCTGGTGACTGGCAAAGTAGATAGTGGCGACCCCGGTGTTGATATCAATGAATTAATCTCTTTAGGGAACAAAGAGATTAAATATTATTATGAAGCAGCAAGATAATATTTAAATGCTTTTGAGCCTATTTAAAATATTTTGGGTGTAATTGGGGCTTAGCTCAACACCAAAATAATTCCTATCTTCTTGTTTGGCCGCTATTAGACTTGCACCACTGCCTGGGAATGGGTCAAAAACTGTACCGCCAGGTTTGCACATGGAACGAACCCAAATTCTTAATAAAGCAACTGGCATTTGAGTGGCAATACCTTTCACCCTCTCATGGTGGGTCCCGGCAATGCGTTTGAATACAAATGTATCATCTGGGCATTTCCCACGAGGGTCTGCACGCTTGTCGTTATATTGTCGTTGTCGGTCTGACGGAATTGCTACACTAGCGGCGTCGAAATACGGAGTTCGGCTTTTTGTATATCGCAATATGTGTACTTTGCTTTTAGTAAATCTTTTGCGTGTATCTAGTTTTCCGCTTTGCCCGAATTTATAATGCCATATAATCCAATTTTCGCGATTTAATTTCAGTTTACGGCACAAGATATCAATATCTGACACATATTCGTCGCCCATGCATACAAGCATATTGCCATCTGCGTGTAGCAATCTCTTGCATTCTGTTAACCATTTCCCACACCAACCAAGGTAATCGCTATCAGACCTATCATCATTATAGGAATCATATTGATATCCTATATTGAATGGAGGGTCTGCAATAATTAAGTCAGCAAAGGGATTGGTAGTCGATTGCATCCAACTGAGGCTGTCACTATTTAAACATGTATTTAACATTATACTTCCAACTCTTGGTTTAAACGCGTTTTAAAATACTTCGCCATATCTACTGTGACTTTGGCTAGTTGGTATGTCGTTCCTCGACAGTATAAAATTGGTTGTTTTGATTTGGGGTCTATAATAAATACAAACGCAACTTTGACATCTTCAGTGTTTAATTTCTCATCTAACTCTTTTACGAAAAAGTCACCACGTTGCTCATCTGTAGTGGTTGCGTCGTCGTTAGTATTTTGAGGTTGTTTAGTTTCTATTTGAGGGTCAATTATGTCATCTGACATTGTGCAAACTCCTGATATTAAAATTTGGAAGATTTTTAAATACTGCCAAGATAAGTTCAGAAAGGCAGGTATTTCTTTAACATTTCCAAAGAATACTGACCCTAAAAAGACATATAAGTGGCGATATTTAGTTGGGTTTGTTAAAAAATTGGAAGAGATGGAGGCATCAACTGATGCTATACACCAACTAATTGAAGCGATAATTAAATATGCTACTAAAAACAAACAATTGCATAAGGGGCTTTCTCTATTAACGTCAGAGAGAGTGTTGTCAGAATGCTGCGATGTGATTTTGCAGGGTCATATTTCAGAAGATAAGTTAATAGATAGAGTTAAAGCGGATTATAAGTTGGTTGCACACGCTGATTTATTGGGGAAAAAGTATGCACGTGGTATGTCTAATATAGTACGATGGTATATTGAAGGGAATATTTCAGAAGTATATTTGTCATTGTCTGAGAAATGCCATGAGGCGATGATAAAGTTAGATAAATTAGAGCGGTGCATGATGCCTAGTGGCAAAGAATTGATATTGGCGCGTATGGATATTTTGAGTAATCATAAATTAAAAGGCAAGATTAAACGGGCTATGTTGAATGACTGGCGGAGAATTTTTGATGCTAGCTAGGATTATTGACGACAAATGGATATATATTGAACAAGCCTCGGTGGCTGAAGAAGGTATCTTAGATGATGAATTTAGTGTTAAGCATCCAAGAGCACAATATATAGATGCTGGTGTTGGGTTTTTTGATGGCGTATATCATAAATATAACAAATTTCATCATAGGTTGGCACGCCCGTTCTTACATGAATTGGAGGCTGCTTGTAATAAGCATGGGCTGCCATTGATGATTGTGGATAATAGGCCATCGCCAAAATACAAACCAAAGGCATCAGATGTTACACCAGATTTGTTATCTGGGATTACATTAGACCAGCACCAGATAGATGGAATCAAATCAGTGTGTACTGAGGAAGTTGGGATTATTTCATGTCCTACTGGCGGTGGCAAATCGGAGATGATGGCTGGTATAGCCAAAATCATGAATTGCCCGACCATTATTTTATGTGATATGACAGTGGTGGTTGACCAGCTTAAAAATCGTCTTGAGTTAAGGGGCGTTACAGAAGAAGTTGGTATGTTTTATGCTGGTAGGAGGCCGAATGGGCAACAGATTATAGTTGGTTCGTTCCAATCATTGACTATACCATCAGTACCAAAGAAAACCAAAAAAGATACGCCAGAGACGTATGCCAAGAAATTGAAAGCATTTAAAACTCGTCGCAGAAATGCCAGGAAGCTGCGAGAGATAGTTAGCAAATGCGATTTGTTATTAGTAGATGAATGTGACGTTGCTGGACGGCATTGGCGGAATTTATTCTGGCATTGGTTTAAAGGGCGTAGAAGATATGGCTTTTCGGGGACTCCATATGACCCCAGCAAGCCTGTAAATAATATGCTTCTTAGGGAACATCTTGGGAATATAATTTTTGAAGTTGATCGCAGAGAATTAGAAAAAATTGGCAGAATCATCCCTGTGTCATATACAGCACTTGCAGTTGGCGACGATGCGAATATCAAAGACAAATCTGCTTATGATATTGCTATGAAAGAACATCTCATTGAAAGCCCATCATTCCATAAGCTCGTTAAGGTAGTGACAGAAAAAAGCTTGATCGACCCATCATATGGTGCGTTAATTTTAGTTGAGAGCAAGCCGCTAGGTTATGCGTTAGAGAGTATAATAAGCGACTCTAAATTTATATGTGGCGACCATCGTATGACTGAACGCAAAAAAACAATACAAAGTTTTGAAAATCGAGAAACTAGAGTATTGATAGGCGGTAAGATTGTCAAGCGTGGATTGGATTTGAAAGGTGGCTGTGAAATCCTAGTAATAGCAACTGGCGGCAAGCTGCAATCGGATTTTAATCAAAAAGTCGGGCGAGCTGTACGCAAAAATAAGCGTGGATGTGCACAGATATATGATTTCTTTTTTCTATGTAACCACTATTTATATGGGCATTCAAGAAAAAGATTAAAAACCATAGTTAGTATGGGATATGATGCTAAAGTAATATTTAAAAAAGGTGTTATTGATGCACAGAAATTCATTAAATCAAGATTTAGAAGACCAAAATAACTTTTATGCTTTTATTGACTGGGATAAAACATTCTCTATATATAAAATTACAAGAGACACCTCTAAATTATCAAACAAAAGAGTAATTTATAAATGCCCGAATTGTGGCAAGATTTATCATATTGTCTATAAAGAAATAAAACGGAAAAAGTCGCGATATTGCAAGAGCTGCTTCGGCAGTAAAATTTCCGAATCGATGAAGCGGTTGGGCAATGACCCAGTACACAAAGCTAAGCTTTCATTACAATCAAAACAGCTATGGGAAGATGAGGAATATCGTCGCAGGCATAAATTATCATGTAATACAGAGCAAGCTCGGAAGAGACGTTCTGCTGCAAATGTGGCGATGTGGTCTGACCCTGATTTTAGGAATGCTTTAATAGAGATTTTTCGCGGTGAGAAATTCCGCAAACAAGTTTCAGACAGAATGAAGGTTCAATGGAGCGATAAAGAATATAGGAAGAATATGGAAGAGATGTTGCATGATGAAGAATTCATCAATATGGCCTCTAAGAGGTCATCTAATTTATGGAGAGACGCAGCATATAGGAAGAAAATACTCAACTCGAAATCATCAGAGGAATACAAACAAGAAATTGGTCATAAAATTTCAGATTCATTAAACCGTCCTGAAGTTAAGGAGAAAATGGCTGTTGCTAGGGCTAATTGCCCAAAAGTTTCTAATATTCAAGGTATTCTTTATTCGATTTTAGATGATTTAGGTGTGCAATATTATAGAGAATATAATGATAGGCTTGACGACCCACAATGTAAAATCGGACCATGGACTTTTGATTGTGTAGTCCCGAGAAGCAATAAACCAGACCTATTAATAGAATGCCAAGGCGATTATTGGCACTCTTTAAAAAAAAGTATTGTTAATGATAAATCTAAGGCTTCGTATATTGCGAATAACTTTCAAGGCCAATACGAACTTAAATACTTATGGGAACATGAATTTGCTAATTTCCATAGAATCAATGAATTAATAAAATATTGGTTAGGGATTACAGAATTAGAAACTATTAATTTTAATTTTAGTGATTTAGAAATAAGACGATGTTCTGCCAAAGATTACAAATTATTACTTTCGAAATATCATTATTTACCGAACGCCGGGCGTGGTGGAATTGCGTATGGTGCTTATCTTGTCAATGAATTGATCGCAGTCTGTGTCTTCTCACCATTAAGCAGGCAGAATATTAGAATAAAATCATGTGCTGTTAATCAAGTCAGGGATTTGTCTCGGTTATGTATCCATCCGAGGTATCAGAAAAAGAATTTTGCATCATGGTTTGTTTCACGATGCATAAAGCAGCTAGATACAAAGTTTAAATGTGTTATTTCTTATTGTGATACAACTTTTAATCATGATGGCGCAGTTTACAAAGCAGCAAATTTTAAACTAGATGGCGAAGTAAGACCAGATTATTGGTATGCTTCAAAAGATGGGTGGGTGATGCATAAGAAAACTCTATATAATCATGCTGTCAAGATGAGGATGAAGGAGGGAGAATATGCCGAGGCTAATGGATATAAGAAGATATGGGGAGGAAAGAAGTTGAAGTTCATCTATGAGAGGTGAATTTAACGTTACATTTTTGCCCGTCAATATATTCATATAGAATTGTAATTATAAATATAAATGACGCGCTTTATCGTCGCTTCATTAGTATATAAATTTACTATGAGTAAAATTCCTGAAGTTATTATATTTCCTACCCCTACGTCGCCAGACCGAAAATTATATTTCGACAATAATAAGGTCGAAGATTTAATGTTGCGATATCGGTGGACTGGTTGCACCGATGCGGCTCTGCGCGACAATATCATGAAGAATACTGAGGAATTGATACGCCAGATTATAAGGGCACACAATCTACATCGCATCTATCCAGGCCAGGAAGAATCGGCATTCATGGACCTATATCAAACGGCTTGGGTTCAAATAGAGAGGACATTATATAAATATAAAGCGAGGGTTCATTGTGCTAATTGCTATAATCCAATTCGCCCTGCAGAATCATGTATACACAACCCAGAACCAACCGAATACAATATCATAACACCTGAGGATGTTCTAAAAAAGCGGTTGAAATGCCCATCATGCAAAAAGATTCCAAGTAGAGTAATATATCGTGGGTGCTCTAAGATATTCAATATGTGGTGTGTGCGGCCTGATACATTGCTTCTTACGACAAATGGTATTAATAATATTAAGAATGTTTCTACTAGAAACAAGTATGATGATAAACAAGAAATTTGGACAATAGGGGAAGGTGGTAAGCCTAGTAAAGTAGTAGCTGGTTTGACGAAGACATCAAGACGTGTTTTAGACATAAAAACTGAACTCGGATTTGAAATAGGGTGTACACCTGAGCATTCTATTTTATGCGATGGTGCTTGGAAGCAAGCAAATAAGATATCTATTGGCGATTTGGTAACTATACAGTATAACCAACAATTTTTTGTTGATGATAATAATTTATCAGATATAGAGCTAACAGAAAATCGGGCTGGATGTAGTGGGGTCAAATCAATAGATTGGCAATTGCCGAATGTAATGAACTCAGAACTGGCATATATCATAGGATTATATATTGCTGAAGGTTCGTGCTCACATGGACAATTAGCAATATATAATATAAATAGTGATGTTATAGATGCTTTAGTCAATAATAACCTTGGATTAAAATTTATACACTATCCAGATAGGCAATGTATAGTGTGTAACAATAAAAGATTTGTGGAATTTATAAAATTATTACAAATAGGAGATAGTGCTTGTGAGAAAATAATTCCACATAGAATGCTCATAGCGTCTAAAGACAACATCATATCGATGTTGTCTGGGTTGTTTGATGGTAATGGGCATTCATCGAAGCATAATGGGTGTGTTGGGTACACAAGTACATCTATTATGTTAATTAGACAATTGCGAATGGTTCTACTTAATTTGGGAATTTTAACAAAAATACAGATTGATAACCGCAGCATATCGCGATTCATAAAAAATAACAGACAGTATGATTCTAATAGACGTAGAACATATCAATTGATATGTTCTACGTCTGCGTCAATGAAATTTTATAGTTCGATAGGGTTTAAGGTCAGCTATAAACAAGCGAAGTCGCACCAATTAACGCCTAGCAGAGAATTCATATATGGTTTGAATTCGAGTTTTAGAAGATTATATAAGAAATATGGCTGTGGTAAATTGGGGTATAACAAAATAAGAACAGCGATACGCGAAGATAGGATTAAATGTGAAGCAAATAAAGCCAGCGAATTAATGGAAAATTGGGACAATCATATTGATGATCCAGACATAAAATTGATTAAATCTAGGCTTAATCAATATAATAGTAATAGTGTAAAAACTATTTGGCTCCCAGTTATAAGCATTGATGAGTCAGAAAGCCCAGTATGTGAAATATCAGTTGATTCAGACGATCACTCTTATGTTGCTAATGGAATTATATCACATAATTCACAGGTTGCACGGACAGTAATATTGGCATATATTAAAAAAGAAAGCCGCGACCATAAAAATTCTGATGCATATAAAGTCCATTTAGATAATAAAAGAGCACCGAAAACAGATGAAGCATTTTTAAGATTCCTATCTGAGGCCAAAGAGATATGCAAATATAATAAGAACCATATGGATATTATTGATGCTTTGGAATTTATCATGAAGACTGATGATAGGCCATATGAAGGCATTATAGGCAAGTTGGTAAAATTATCTGATCAATCTAGGGCACAAGTTACTAATTTTTTGAAAATGATTAGATTAAGAGGCAGCGAATTTACAGATTCGCCCATGAATGACCAACACCAAAAATTGGGGTCTGTGGCGTCAGAGGATGAATCATGGTAACAACGCAGCAACTAGTCGAAGGGCTTCAAAAACTAATACATCAATATGATTGTGGCCCTAATAAGATTGCCTCTATTGAGCTTATTGGAGACGATCAAATTAGGGTCCTAGGTACTTATGGTAATGGCGATGTTTTAGATTGCAAAATCACCATGGGACCATCAATAGAAGAATCTGATGTCCCTACGGGCGAAATCACTGAGACCCAGCGGCAGGGTGTTGATGAGAGAGTTGCACGCAAGGTTAGGGTCAAAAAAGTCACGCCTCGCACCAAGAATATCGACGCGACCCCACATAGACCGGCGAATAACGACCCCACAAAAACAAGTGTAGGCAAAGCCGCCGTTAGGCGGCAGGGGAAGAGGAACAAAGCCCATCCGGAACGGTTTGCGGAGAATAAAATCGTATCAACTGCATTTATCGAAGCTGCAATTAATGCTACACGTGGCCAAATAGTCAAAATGGCGGAAAGTATTAATCCTATTTCAGAATCTATTGCTATCAGGAAAGCTGTGGAGCAATATGGTGATGGTGATGGTAAGTTATCTAAAATAGATGAGATTATACATAATGTATGGGGTGATACTTTAATCGTGGAGTATGCTGGGATCGCGGTAGATAAGCAGAGTGATTTGACGACTTTTGATAATGCTGCCTCGATATTAAATGAGATGAATAATTGGGGGGTGGAATTTTGTTGGATTGAACGAATTCGCAATAATAATGCGAATATTTATAAAGTCTATGGCGACACAACGCCCAGCAAAACATACAGTGAGCATAAGGGATTGTCTGATAGAGATTTAATTCTCTCTGGTGATCGTGCAAATATAATTCAAATAATTTATGGAGCTTAGAATGTCTGATAAAGATATCCTTAAAATTGCAGAAGAAATGAATGAATTCGGCGAGCCAACGATGCCGACTAAAATCCCCGGTTATGAAATGGGCATGGGGCCTGAAGATATGGGGCCTGACACGGAGCCTGAATATGCTAGCCCAGATGGTATTGGTATGGCACAGCAAGTTATTAGCCTTGATAAAGATTTACTTCTAGCATTGGTAAAGCTCGTGAAAGAAAAGGGGTATGAGTGCGCTGCTGACCCGGAATGTGGTTCGATGCAAGAGGAAGATGAAGAAACTGAAACTGAGACTGAAGTTGAAGACGAAGAAGCTGAGACTGAAGGCGATGATGAAGCCGAAGATGACGAAGACGAGACTGAAGAAGTGGATGAACAAATTAATAAAGATAAAAAGCCGGTAAATGAAGAGGCCGAAGAAGAGGCCGAAGAAGAGGCCGAAGAAGAGGCCGAAGAAGAGGCCGAAGAAGAGGCCGAAGTAAGCGACGAAGAAGTTGATGATATTGAAGATGCCGCCGAAGGCGAACTAGATCATACTGATTGCGAGCAATTGGTTGATAAGATCGGTGAGTTGGCAATTGACGGCACCCTAACTATAGCGGACCTGCCAGAAATCAAGCAATGTTGCTTCCCGGAGCCTGAAGCGGAAGAAGCCGCTGAATTTGGTGGCGAAGAAGGCGAAGCTGAAGAAGGCGGAGACGAAGCTGTAGACGGAGACGAAGCTGTAGACGGAGACGAAGCTGTAGACGGAGATGCTGGGGAGGTTGAGGATTCTGAGGACGCCGAGGAAGGTCTCCCATTTGAATCTACTATAAAGCCAGTTGACGAGATTACTGAAGGTAAGCCGTGGGAAGATAAAGATGAGAAAGAAGAATCAGAGGAGGATGACGACAAAGAATCCGATGAGACTGATTGCGAAGCTGCTGATAAAGGCATGGGGCTAGCTGAATCTGTCACTAAGTTTGCTGCTGGTAAAGGCATTGAAGTTGTAGTACGGTCAGCACAGAAAGATAATGGTATAGAATTCTTGAGTGATGATGAATCATTTAAAAAATTATGCGAAGCTATAAATTCAGAGTTTGATGCCATTAGTGAAGGTAAGAGCAAGGGCATAGTTGGTGCGATGAGCAAGTATGCTAGGTGCTACCCCGTAGGTGCTGCGGGACGTTTGTTCTACGTTTTTAAGTAATCGTACATGAGGCCCCGTTTATCGGGGCCTCATGTCTATACGTGGTTTCTTGACTATTGGCACCTTGGATGGTGTTGTTATCAACTGCTGTGCAAATGCCCCTAATTGTTCTTCAGGAGATGGATTGCCTTTATGCATTGTGTTGTATGTCAATGGGATGATTGTGTTATAATCAGTTGTGCTCATTATCTTCTTTTGTTGCTCTTGTGGGCTTGGTCGAGTTTCTTGTGTTGATGTTTTCACACGCCCTAATTGTTTGCTTCCAGTTGGCACTAAACCCATTGGGTCTAGGTCAATAGCATCTGGAGCAGCAACGAATGCGAGAGCTGCTGCTATTGTTAAGTCATCATGGTTTCCACGACCTTCTTGGGCACCAGTTTTCTTGGTCTCAATCCCTTGCCTATTCCTATGCCTGATATAAATCTGCAATTGTTTATACAAACGCGGGCTATAGATTGTGTATCCTTCGCCCTCATGGCCCCCAAGATAGCTTATTAATGCTTTATTGAGTGTTGGCTTGCTGGGGCCGGTTGTTGGGAATCCATACGGGCCATATGTATACCCAACTTGCGATGACCGGGCCTTGGCTCCGGGCCTTGGCGTTTTCCGTTTTTTGGCTCTCCAGATGCTAGGATATATTATGTTTTGAAGGTCTTGTATGAATGGTATGCCGATGCCAGTACGCTCTGGATTGACTAATGCGGTATTATACCACCTACCAACCCAATCAACCATTTTGGCGAACTCTGCGACTTGAGGGCGTCCCATGAATTCTGCTACTTGTTCCATAGTAGTGATATCAAAAACTTCTATGGCACTATAATCATTGTTTTCACCCGTTGCGATATCAACCCCAATAACATATGTGTGGCCCGGTTCACCACGGTCTACCATTCTACCGTTTTTGTATTTTGCTGGTGACCCAGCTACCGGTTCGGCCCATATCCATAGCCCTTCTCTTTCATCTTCACCTACGAAATCTAACTCCTCTTGGTCACCTGTGGCTTGGTTTGTCCATGTGACAGGTTCTGCTATGGTCATAACTTCTGGCGTGTCATCAGACCCTACTGATTTACCTATGGCATGTAACGCTGATGCACTCAATATTGTGCCGCCGCTACCAATAAACTCTCCAAGTACTTCTTGTCTAAAGAGATGTGATTCACCCCTGGCTTGCAAGCCTTGGAATTCTTTCTCAAGCCATGGAGACCAGAATTTTCCAAATCTTTCTATTTCAGCCTTAGTTTTTGATTTTCTTATACCGTCTGTTGGCGCGATTCGAACTTTCTTATTGCTAATTGGGTCCTTTGCTTCGATTACCCAATCCATATTCCACCAATGAATAAGAATTGGATTAAATAAGCCGCCCTCTTCAGCGTCTGTCCATTTGTCCCAATACCAGTTGCCAACACCGTTTGGCGTGGAGATCACTATCACAGATCCACCATGCTGCAACGTAGACCAGCCTCCAGCCCACATAGCTTCCATGTCCGGCATAAACGCTGCCTCATCGATGATGTTTAGAAATGACGCATTTGACCGCAGTGTATCTGCACTTGATGTTAATGACCGAATAATAGACCCATTGCCAAATCCTAATTCGTGCTCATTCTCTATGGTGGCTGGCCAGATTCCATGCATCCATGCTGGTAAATTGTTATACACGAGTTTTACATTTTCTTTTAGGAATTCTTTTGCGTCTTGGTCACGTTTGGATACGATAAGTATCTTTTTGTTGCCAAAGAACATAGCAACCCAGAGAGCGTATATACCTGTAAGAGTTGATGCACCGCAGTTGTGTACAACTGCACCATCAACTATATAATTATGATGTGGTGGGGTAGTCAAATCATAAACTTTGGCAACATCGTTTAGCTGTGTTACCGACTTGACTTGGCTTGGTAATATTGGTTTAGAGCCATCTAAATCGTCTTTATAAGATTTTGGTTCTGCAATTTGTATTACAATATCATTTGGTGTCAGTTCTTTTGCTGCTTTGTATCCGGATATTGTATAAAACTTATGGTCTGGTGTGCATATAGATTTGTGCCCAGCTTTGGTCTGGACTTCTATAAGGTTCGCTATGCCGTTATCATATGATGCCGATACTTTTGTTATTTCTAATTTACCAGTGCCCTCATTTAATGTATATATAATGTCGTTAGGTTTTATGCTTTCGATAGGAACCGGGCCATTTGGGGTCCAAACTGGAGTACCAGCGATAAAGCACTGCCTGCATTTTCTGAATATGTTGAATCGATTTTCACGGAATGCACGCAGACTAGTAAGCTGGTATTTAAATAACTTAAATGGTATAATGCCAATTAATGGGTGCTTGATTTTACAGCATGATTGCATAAAAAAAGATGCTGATTTTTTGCACTTACCAATAAATTCTATTATTTGCGCTTTATTTGCCATAATATTATATTTACAGCAAACTTAAAATGGGAGTGTACTTATTATGGTTGACAACCCAGACTTTGATTTAGATGACGTTATAAACCAAATAGAGAATGGTGGTGATGACATACCAGAAGCACCAGAAGCACCAGAAGTAGAGGAAGACCCGATTGCAAGCCATGAGCCGCAGCTGATACAAATAGATGTTGGTGATATCGACGATGCTGCACCATCAGGGCAACCCAGTGATGCTGTGGCTAAATTGACAGATGAAATAATATCACAATTCGGCGACAAGATTGGGCAAATTTGGAATAAATTACAGGTTGACCGAGAACAACTCGACCATTATATTGGTATTTTTACCGATAGAATTGTTGACCACGAAAGTACGAAGACTTGTTATGTTGAGGCTTTAACCACGCTGTTAACTACCAAAGCTAGCACATCGATAAATGCCAGTAAGTTATTGGATTCCATAGCCAAAATGACTGGAGTTATCAAAAATATAAAAATAGAGAATACTGACGTTGGTGGCTTAAATGCGTTGCTAGACGAGAGTGTGCCCGATAACGAAGGATTTGACCCTAACGCCCCATAAGGTATAGCATGAGTTGGCATTTATTTGATAGAATTCGATCGTTAGTCCGAACTGCTGGGATATACCAACAAGAGCGGCTGTTCCAGGACCAGTCATCTATAGACCGTATAATGGCTGGTGGGGATTTGTTAGACTTCAGCCAGCAGCAAGCACTATTAGACCAAACTAATTTACAAATAAACCGTTTAGAACGGTATAAAGATTATGACCAGATGGATGAAACTGGTGAGATGTCATTAGCATTAGACTTATATGCTGATGAATCGAGCCTTGTTGACCCAGAACGTAAGCATACGATCATAATTAAAGCACAAAGTAAGACCGTTAAAGAAGAATTAGAGAATTTATTCTTCAACCAATTGCTTATTGACAACAATGTAAGGCCGATGGTGCGATATTTATGTAAGTACGGCGACGCGCCGTTTGAAATCGTACCAACAGTAGACCGTGATGGTGTCGCATCTATACGATTTGTAAATGTCTATAATTTTACACGCGTCGAAACTAAGCATGGCGATTTGGTTGGGTTCTTTTACCAAGATGAGGTCATGGAAGAACCACAATTCCTGCATCCATGGCAAACCATGCATTTAAGATTAACTGATTATGGCAATCAATATCATCCATATGGGAGGTGTAAGGATTCTAATTCGCCGGTTTGGACGCCAAATGGCTGGAAACGGCTGAAGGACCTTAAACCTGGTGACGATGTATTCGCCTGGGATGGCAAAAAAGCTGTGCCTACTAAAGTCGTTAAATATGTTTCTAATGGTATCAAGAAGACTATTAAAGTTAAGACTAGACATTATTCAGAAGTAATTACACCTGAACATCCTGTTCTGGTGCATAAAGATGGTGTGCAGGACTATGTACTTGCAAAAAATCTTAAAGTTGGTGACGAGCTTGTTATACCTAAATTGGCATTTAATGATGTGGCGACCCCGATAAAAAGGCAGTATCGTAGATACAAGCTAAATGAGAAGTATCGTACTATCATTGAATCACATAGCATAGGATATAAGAAATGTGCCAACTTATCTGGAATTAGTAGAAATATAACGAGGGGCTTTTTAAGAAGAAATACAGCAGTCTCCAAGGAAAATGCTGACAAGATTATTAAGTTATATGGTTTGGCGGATGATGCTAAAATTGGTGCTGGTTGGGGTACATCATTAGATTGTAGTTTACCAGAATTTGTTGACGACGAATTTGCAAGATTTTTTGGATTTATGATTGGCGACGGTTGGCTATCGTCGACCTGTGTCCAGTTTGCATTGGGTGAGGATGACAAACTGAATGAATATTATATTAATATTCTGGCGAGATATTCTGGCGAATCTAAGATTAATTTTAGGTATGACAGAAACAACAAACCCATAGCTGTTATGGCGAATAATACTGTTTTAGCAGATACGCTATTCGACATGGGATTGAATGCGAAAGCTGCTCATAAACAAATACCAGAATGGGTTTTTAATTCTAGTAAAGATATTGCTATTAATTTTGTACAAGGGTTGTTGGATTCTGATGGTTGCGCCTACTTAGATAGAGAAAAATATTTAAGATTCCATCATGTTACTGCTAGTATGAACTTGATAACTAGTTTAAAAATTTTGCTGCATAAAATTGGTGTGAAGTGTGGGCATATTTGTACTGGGCATAATCACAAATTTAATTCTGATGAACTTGGTGCGTTAAGACATCAATTAACATATTATCAGTCTGAATTGCCTTTTGAAGGTAATGCGTTATTTGAGAGAGTAATTTCAATAGAGGAAGGCGATGAAATAGAAGTTGGTGATATTCAGGTTGAATCTGAATATCATAATTTTGTCGCAGATGGCATAGTTATACATAATTCGATTATGGAGGGTGGTAGGAAAGCATTTAAACAGTTGCGCTTAATGGAAGATGCTGCGTTGATTTATAGGATTACTAGAGCACCAGAAAAAAGAATATTCAAGATTCCAATTGGAAATATTGCAGCGAAAGATGTCCCTGAGTTTATGCAAAGCATCGCACGAACATTCAAGCAGCAACGATTTTATGACCCTAGAACCGGGAAGTTCAACGAAAGATTCTCCCCATTGATTCAAGAAGATGATTTCTTCCTTCCTGTTAGACCGGACGGGACCAGCCCAGATATTACTACTCTTAAGGGTGCTGAGAATCTTGACCAAATTGCTGATATTGAATATTTTAAAAAGAAGATGATTGCCCCGACTAAAATCCCATTTAAACGTGTGGGTGTCGGTGAAGGCTCTGGGGAAGAACAAGAGAAATCATTATCATCAAGCGATGCACAATTCGCCAAAGCAGTACAGTGGGTGCAGCGCGAAATTTCTATTGGGTTAACCAAGGTTGCAATTTGTCATCTGGCCATGGCTGGATATTCGATTGATGATTTGAAGAATTTCGAAATCAGTATGAGTGCAACCAGCGCAATTGATGAATTATATAGAATGGAAACATGGCAAGGACGCACTGCTGTTATGTCTGACCTTAAAGACCTCGGTTGGTTCCCGCGTGAATGGATTGTGACGCGGTTTACAGACCTAAGCCCGGACGAAATAGATGAGTTATCTGAGATTATGTCCAAACAGACTGAATTGCCGACGGAAGAAGAGGGTGGCGGCCTTGGCGGCCTCGGGGGCCTTGGCCTTCCCGGTGGTGGCGAAGAGTTGCCAGGTCTTGAAGGTGAGGGCGGACTAGAAGGGTTAGAAGGTGCAGAAGCCGAAGGTGGAGCTGAAGCTGCTGCAGCGGAGCCACCAGAGGCTGATTTGGCGGGGTTAGGCGAGGTGGGCGAGCGACTAGATAAACGCAATAAGAATATATTAATAGAAATAGCGAATCAGAATAAATATGAATTATTGCGTGAATTTATATCTCGTGTCAATAAGCGAGTAAATTCTCCAAGCTTGTCAGCATATATTAACTTGTTAAATAATAATGAGTTAGACGGATTAAAACGCAAGGATAGCGAAAACGTACTTATTGAGTCTATTATAGACAAAGAGGTACGTGATAAAGTAGTGATGGAATTTCGGGATGTGTTGGTAGAGAGATAGATAGTATTTTTATGCTGTCTGTTCAAATATATTTATAAGTTTGGGTAACTAGTTATTGGAGCGTGTAATGGCTAATAGAAATCAGGAGTCTACTGCATCCGTCATTGATGAGAAAATGACAATGGATACCAGGAAGTTCTTGTCTGCCATCAATAATTCTGCGCAATCTCAAGTGGCATTTTTTGAAGATGCTGTTAGACGATTGGGTGGGCGTTATGGCCGCGAGTGGGAACTTACCGCATTACAAAGCAATAGGATGATTATTGAAGACGTTGAATCACACGACTTCATGGTCGCCGAACATGCACGTGAAAAAGGCGGTAGGGTCAAGATTACTAATGTCAAAATGATTGAGCTGCATGAAGATAAAAAGCCAGAACTATTTGAGCAATCTTGCCTTGCTCTAGTTGAGGCGATTGAGACAGGTGATGCGAAAGCTGTCGATGCGGCTTTCAATAAAATTGCAGCCAGTCGATTTAGGTCTACCGCAGTGCCTACTAGCGGCATTGTGAAGACAAAAGATGGAATTATTCGCCATATTGCGGTCAGCGAAGACAGCAATGGACGCACGCTAGCGGATAGAATTATTGAATGTCTATCTGATAAAGTTACTCTGAATGAGTCTGGCCAAATAGAGGCTTCATTTATTGATGATGATTTCCGCGACTTGAAATTAGGTGTGACGGAGCTTACGACCCGCAAGCTAGTCGCTCGTCACATGCAAGAAGCGGCCAAGGGTGCATATCAAAGTAGTAATTTCCAAACGCTTGTAGAGACCATCGCTGGATTAATCTGCAAAGACAATCTTGAGCAGGCTGTAGAATATGCTGGCAAATTCTTGCGCGAACACCAGGAATTTTGTCTGCTAGATGCCCATAATTGGAATACATTGGTTGCGAATACCTTAGCAACCAAGGCGTGTTTTAATGAAGACCTGATTGGCGATGTTGCTACGTTGATGCGCAAGACTAATTTAAAGGCAAACCGCATTGACCTGATTGAAGCTTGGCGTAAGACAGCCGAACGTGCAAATCATCCAGTAATGCTAGAAAATGTTGACACGTTATCTGAAGCTAAGGACTTTGAAGAGGCATACGACCAATTCTTAGGTGTGATACTAGAAGCTACTGGTGAAGTCACTAAGGGTGCACTGATAAGTGGTTTGGAAATGCTGAAGCAGAAGGTCGAAAGTGGCGATGTTGATGACCCAACTAAGGAAGAGTTGGATGCCATGATTCAGGACCTGAGGCAGACTGGAGATTCTCAAGCTGTATGGAAAGCTATGGAGACTCTAGACTCAGTGAGACGCCATATCGATAAGATGCAAGGGATGGATGACTTCGATGAAATGCCTGGCCCACTAGAGGATGAGCCAGCTGGCGACCTTGATGCTGATGCAGGGCTTGGCGAGGCTGGTAGTCTTGATGCGGCAACAGTTAGTGGTGGTGGAGATAAACCGCTTAAAGTTAGCATAGAGATGGATCCAGTCGCAATGGCACAAGGTGCACAGGCATCAGCCCCAGCCCCGGCCTTGGAGCCGTCTGCTGAAGAAGAGGGCAGCAAGTTTGATTTATCATCGCTTGATGATATAGACTTGGAAGGCGAAGACATTGGTGATGAGGAAGAGGAAGAGAAGCTAAATTTAGCCGCCTCGAAAGAGAAAGACGATGAGCCAATTTCTGAATCTGCGGAATCCGATGATGCGGTAGCTGATTTTTTGAAGAGTGAAGGCATTGATGGTGGCGTAATTGATATTACACAAGATAGTGTAGATGAAAGTGTAGAAGTAGAGGAAGTTGAGACTGAAGAAGTAGAAGAAGTTGTAGAAGAATCAGACGACCCATATAGCCTTCCGGCGGACATTGAATTAGAAGATGTCCAAATCGATAAGAGCTACCAGACATTTATGGAAGAGATTTCTGATTCCGACGCTGTAGCATTTGGCGATTCTCTAGAAAATCCAGAAGAAGAAGACCCGGATGCATTGCAGGCACATGCTGAAGCATGGGTTCGCGATAAGATGAAAGCCAAAATTGGTGGTGTTCAAGACCCAAAACAACAGCAGCAAGATGTCACTGATTTGGCTGGCCAATTACTTGCTAAGAGGCTAGAGGCTAGGAAACAGGGCATGGGTGAGGGTAAGGATTCTGATGATGGGATAAGTGAGAATCAATATAAGAGTCCATTGGTGCAATTATCAAAGCGCGGGCTGAAGAAGGCTGCTGTAAGTAAGCTAGTTAAAGAAGGCAAATTCCAGTGGCTTGATAAAATGGATAATGCAGTTTTAGGGCAGTTTAAAGATGTTAAATTCGTCCTGGACCACACTGAAAAGCCTACCGCTGTTTTAAGTGAGAATGGCGAAGTCCAGGTGCCAGTACCAGATGAGTTAGTCGCTGGCGCGTTGTTCCTGTCGGCTATGTCCGACCAGGAAGCTGAAGCAGATGCTTTTGTGGAATGGTTGGATCAACATATTGAATCCTTAAGAATTACAGAGGACTCGATTGATGAGACAGCAAAAATTATGGAAGAGCAGGCTGATGGGCCAGATGCTATGGAGCGGGTTGAAGAACTCACTGCTGAGCCAGACGGCGAAGAGGTAGTTGAGGAGTCTGAAGCCAGTGAAGAAGCAGAAGGGTCTGAGGCAGTGTCAGAAAGTTTACCTCCAGCGTTAGAAAAGCACAAATTCAAAGCTAAGGGCGAAGCTGAAGAGAACGACGAAGATGATAGTGAAGACGAAGCTGAAGAGAACGACGAAGAATAAATAGCAAATCTCAAATGAAACGGCGTAAGATTTTGGTCTTACGCCGTTTCTATATGCCAGCAAATATAAATTAACAGGAGTAAAATATGATTACTAGGCAGTATAGTACATTTAATAGAGGGTTGGTTGCACAAACTGGGGCTATTCCTACTGGTGCACAATTCTTACAAGAGACTTACCCGCTTGAGATAAAAGACATCAAACAGGTCGTCTCAGAAGCTAGTGGCGATGGCAAGCCAGCTTTGAGGATTACTGGAGTCTTCCAGAAGTCAGATGACTTGAATCAAAACGGCCGACAGTATCCGCATGATATCTTGTCTGAAGCTGTGGGGGCGATTCAGGATGATATTGGGCGTCGAGTTGTTATGGGTGAGTTTGACCACCCGCCGGATGCTAAGATTCACTTAGAACGAGTCAGCCATCTAATCACTAAGGTATGGATGGAAGGGAAATATGTTTATGGTGAGGCGGAAGTAGTAGAAGGCACCACACATGGCCGCAATTTATCTGCCTTATTGAGAGCTGGTGTAAAAATTGGTATTTCGTCACGCGGTGTTGGTGACATGGAATGTGTAAATGAGGGAATGGACGATGAACGGTATATTGTCCAGCCTGGCTATAGATTCGTGACATGGGATGTGGTTGGTGAGCCTTCTGTGCAAGAGGCAACTATGTCCGTAATGGAAAGCAAGAATAGAGGCATCATTACAAGAGCTAAGTTACGTCAGAGTGACCCAGAACTTGCTTTGCTAGACGAATTGCGGCGTACATTAGAACTTTGAAAAATAATGCCCCATTAATGGGGCATTATTTTTATGTATTAATTAACCAGCAATGTACGGAGATATTATGAAGCATAATATAAACGCCGAAGAAGTAATAGCTCGATATAAATCTGGGATGTCAATCTATCAAGTAGCTAAAAAACTTGGTATAGGCAAGAGCACTGCTCATAGAATCCTGAAAGAGAATAACATACCAACAAATAAAAAACAAAAGAAGAAGCGTCAGAATGCACAGCAAATATGTGATTATTATGTTGCTGGAAACTCTGCAATTAAGACTGCTGTTGAATTTGGTGTAAGCCCTAGTGAGATTTATAGAATTTTGAAATGCAATGATATAAAATCACGCTCTTTAGCCGAAGCCGAGAAAGTATCACAACCTTCTAGATATATTTCTAAATCAAGGTCGCAGTCAGTTGATGAAGAATGGTTGCGCATACGATTCGTAGACCAAAAAATGACATGTGGTGAAATCTCCGACAAATATGGTATTAATATTTCGACGTTGAATTACTATAAACGAAAATTTGGCATAAAACGCCCACCCGAGCAGAAAGCCATAATCCAATCTAGAATAAGTAAGAGATTATGGAAAGATGATAATTATAAAAACCAAATGTCACTTGCTATAGCCTCTACACAAAAGGTCTCAGTAATTCAAGAAGCTCTGTATTCTATGCTTGATGATTTACAAGTTGCTTATTATAGGGAATATAATGATAAAGAAGATGATGTGCAATGCCGGATAGGCCCATATAGCTTCGACTGTGTGGTTCCTAGAGATAACAGACCAACTTTATTAATAGAAGTGCAAGGCGAGTATTGGCATTCATTAAAAAGGACTATAGAAAAAGATGTTCAGAAGGCTTCGTATATCTCGAATAATTTCCAAGGCCAATATGAGTTGAAATATATTTGGGAACATGAATTTTCTAATAAGAACCATGTTTTAACATCGATAAAGCATTGGTTGGGTTTAGAACAGCCTATATTGATAGATTTTGACTTTGCAGATTTGCAGATTAGGAAATCACCAAGGTCCGATTATAAATTGTTGTTGTCTAAATACCACTATCTTGCGAATGCCGGGCGTGGTGGCATATCATATGGCGCTTATTTGGGCGATAAACTAATCGCTGTATGTATTTTCTCACCTCCGATAAGGCAGAACGTTGACGATTCGCAAAATACACGTGAGTTATCGAGGTTTTGTATTAACCCAAGTTATCAGAAGAAGAATTTTGCATCATGGTTTATCAGTAGATGTATTAAAAAACTACCGAAGCAATATTCCAAAGTTACTGCTTATAGTGATACGACATTTGAACACTATGGGACTATATATTTAGCTGCTAACTTCAAGCAGGTCAGTACAATTAAGCCTGATTATTGGTATAGCTCGCCAAAGGAATGGATAATGCATAAGAGAACATTATATGGTAGGGCTAAAGCGATGGCTATGACGGAAAAAGAATATGCTACTAAACATTCTTATAAGAAAGTCTACGGTAAGGAAAAATTAAAATTTTTATATGAGCGGTAATTATAGGTCTGTTATAGATTTAATAATTTCGCGGGCTATAGCTTTGCCAGTAATAGTCCCAGCATAATCGGGAGATTGCCAGAATCGTAAACTACGGTTCCTGGCAATCTCCTTTTTTGTAGGTGTCCACCCCTTCTTACCAGCACAGGATTTGCAGATATATTTGTCATTTCCTCGTTTGTGTTGTCGGTATACTGCTTCAGCCGACACAACTACTTCTTTTTGGCATTTTGAGCATCTGATGCAGACTTCGTTCCTTAGCAAAACTGGGTCTTCGCTGACGATATTATTAGCACCCATAGATTTTAATATATTTAATATTTTGTTCATATAGCTCCTATCAAATATAACTTGGATATGATGGACGAGATTCATCTATTAAATACAATAGGAGAAAATAATGGCCAAACAAAAGAAAACATTGGAAGGTTTCGGCTCACCTAGCACTAGCGGTCAAAACAACCTCGCTGGCACGCTGAAGAATCTTGGCAAAATGCTAAGCACGAAGGGTGTTCGTCCGGTTGGTGGCAATGTTACTGGTGTAACTAGTGGTGGAAAGGCTGCAAGTGGTGATGTTAAACTAAAGCCACTTGGTGGTAAAGGCATTGCTGGCGGCGGCCAAGGGCCAAAGGAAATGCCGAAGGCGAATGTTGGTTTGAAGACGACTAATCTTGGTGGCAAGAATCTTGGTGGCAAGAATGTAAGAGAACAGCCATAATGGTTGTAATAGGTAATTTAATAATTCAAATTCCACGCAAAAATAGATTTGGAGATTCAAGATGGATAAGATTAGGGCATTGCTTGAACAAATAGGCGGTTCTAAAGAGCTGGTCACTCAGATTATCGAGTCTCTGAGTGCCTACAAGACTAAGGTTGAAGAGGATATCAAAAACCAATATAGCCAACGTCTTAATACAGCTAAAGAAGCTTGCTTAGAAGAAGTAGAAACTTACAAACGAGATTTAGCTCAAAAAACGCAGATTTTCTTCGAATCCAGAGTGGAGAAAATCGAGCAGCAAATTGCGAAGCAAGTGGCAATTAAGGATTCTGCCGCTGAAACCAAACTTCACGCTATAGCATCCTTATTGGAAGGCGTAGAAGTAAATGGCGAAGGCAACAATGCAGACCTCCAAGCCGCACAAAAGCAGGTTAAAGAGCTGCGTGAGCAAATCCGCAAGGTCGAGTCTCAGAACAAGATACTCGCGGAAAAGGCGAATCGTTCGCATTCTATCGCCGAAAAGACTCTGGATAGGAATAAGGTTCTTTCCAAGGAACTAGCTGAAGCTGCCAAGCGTAGTGAGACTCCAATTGCAGAATCTAAGGCCAAAAAGACCGAAGATAAAGGCAAGAAGAAGTCCAAAAAGACTATCGCTGAAGGACGCAAGGCGCAGAAGCCAGTGACTTCCAGGAAGACAAGCGAAGGCCAACTTGCTAAGCCGCAGAAGAAGGTCGATGATTCGCCAGCCCCAGCTGCTTTAGGTGGATTCACACCTCATGGCATCGCGGCCCAGATGGACTAATAATTTAAAATTAACTAGGAGTTGAATCATGCCAGAGCATGTAAACACAATCACTGAGCAAAATGATGCTCACCAGAAGGCTGTAATTACGGAAGCACGTAAGAATTCGGATGTCAAGAGATGGTCAGCCGTTCTTCAGAAGTGCAAAGAGATTCCGCAGAAGAAACTCGGCCTAATGGCGTCTTTGCTGGAAAACCAGCATAAGGCTTGGGACCCGAAGAACAGGACTGTCCTGTTTGAGGATATTACTACTACCGGCAATGTCGCCGATTTTACGCGGTTTGCTCTGCCACTCATTCGCAAGAGTTACGCCCGCCTGATTTCCGATAATCTGGTTGGTGTGCAGCCGATGAGCCAACCAGCATCCCTGATTTTCTATATCAGGTACCGTTATGCCCTGTCCAAGGGCCAGACTGTTGCTGGCACGCAAATCATGCGTCAGAACACCAGCCAAGCTTTCGCCAAGCAAAACGGCTGGGCGCTTGACCCATATTACAGCTCGCAGCAGGTTCGCGACGAAGACCTGACTACGGCTGCAGCTAGTGATGGTGGCACCATTTCCGGTACCCTGCAACACCGCCCAATTCTTGCGGGTACAGTTGTAGTCAATATTTTCGAGGCTGACCAGCTGACCGAGAACTGCGATAATCTAGTTCCGTTCCTGCAGGTTACCTTCGATGCTGACGGTGCAGTTGATGTCGTTATTACGCGTGACGACACTGATGTGACTTCCGGCCTGACTGTTGATACCACCAACAGTACGTTCGATTCGAGCGATGGTTCGGTCACCGTTATCTTGACTGGTGGTGCCATCCCAACAGGTGCATTCGCAAGAGCCAACTACGAATACGACCTGGAAGCCAACCCATTCCAGCCTGAGTTGACCCTCAGCATCGATAGCGACAGCGTTGCTGCTGTTACTCGTAAGCTGAAGACTGCTTGGTCGCTGGAAGCCGCTCAGGACCTCAAGGCCGTTCACAATATCGACGCCGAGAGCACCCTGACCGACCTTATGGCTGACGAGATGGTCGCGGAAATTGACCGTGAAATTATCAATGACCTAATTATTGCAGCCGCAATTAGGGCACAGCATAATTTCGCTACAGCCGCCGGAGCATCTGTCAACTTTACTGACCGCAACATTGCGTTGCTGTACAAGGTCCTTGAAGTTGCCAATATCATCCACCGTACCACACTGCGTGGCCCGGCGAACTGGATGGTAACCTCCGCCGATATCAGCTCGAAGTTCGAGCAGCTAAATGACTTCAGAGGCAGTGATGCCTTTGTCGACGAAGGTCTAGACATTGGCATTATGAACGCCGGTACGATACAGGGCAAGATGCACCTGTACAAAGACCCACTGTTCCCGAACTGCAAAATCCTGCTGGGATACAAGGGTGGTAGCGTTCTGGATGCCGGTTACTTCTACGCTCCGTACATACCATTGCTGAGTACTCCTACTGTACTTGATCCTAATTCCTTTACCCCGAATAAGGGAATCATGACGAGATACGGTAAAAAGTTGATTGAGGATGGCGGCCTCTATTATGGTGTCGTAACAGTTTCTAACCTGTAGAAGTCATAGTACGTAAAAAAGACCCCGGCTATTTTGATCGGGGTCTTTTTTTATTTTTGATTGAATACTTCTACGGAAATTTCAATAGGCTACAATAGTTCTATTCTTCGTAGAAGTATTCAATCAAAAATAAAATATTGTAAACGAATACTTCTACAGGATACTTCTATGAAACTAGCAATTGAAAATCAAATTCAAGAATTACATCAAATAGGGAAAACACAAAAAGAAATGGCCAAAATTTTAAAATGTAGTATTACTACTATACGCAGGAAGATGCGCGAATTGAAATTATATGGGAAAAGTAAAGGAACTAGAAAGTACAAAATCAATGAAGATGTCTTTAAAATAATTGATACTGAAGAAAAGGCATATTGGTTGGGTTTTCTTTTGGCCGATGGATGTATAGCAAAATCTGGTGGTACTAAAAGGGCTATTCGTGTGTTTTTGAAACGTGGTGATATGCCGCATTTAAAAAAGTTGGCGAAATTTTTTAATTATAAAGGGAAATTCCATCCTGATAATAGAGATAATCATCCTAGGGTTGGAATAGTGTTTAATTCTATAAAATTATGTAGATCCTTAATTAATAGTGGGTGGATGGAATATAAACAATCTGGGGACTGCTCAATCATCAATACTGTGCCGCCTATTTTATTTAATCATTTTATTAGGGGATATTTTGATGGTGATGGGTGCATAAGTTATGGTATTCGGAAATCTGTAGATGGTGGTTTGCGTCCGAATAAAGATTGGTATATCAATATAGTATGTAAATATGAAGCTCCTCTGGTTTTGTTTGGGCAAAAATTAGAACAAGTTTGGGGGGAGATTAAAAAACCATATAGGAGGAAGTCAGTATATTCACTAACCTATAATGGCAATAACAAATTAGTCAATTTCCTTGATTGGCTTTATAGTGATGCTACTGTATATTTAGATAGAAAATTTGTTAGAAAGTTAGAATTCAGTGATACTAAGATATATTCGTTTAATAATATATGGGATTTTGAGTTTATTTATAGCACAAACCATGTAATTAATAGAAAAGATTGTAGTGATATTGTTGATGGTTTTACGGATAGGCTGATTAATTCTGGGTGGGCAAATCCTACTATCGACGCATCTGATGATTGGGATAAATGTAAATCGATAAACATAGATAGATATATTGTTGATAATCATGTACGTACTGGATTATCTCCCGGCAATCGAATTATTGAGAAGTTCCAACCATCCATCTGGTATGTCGCTATAAATAATAATACTGCTATTGCTGAATTCACTAACAATAGGAAGATGGTAAAAAAAGCTGTTAATGCGTTGCTTACTACTCCTAATAAACACATATATCCACGTAGACTTATACGTGAAATGCTGTTCGCCGGATTTACCCGTGCGTCTCTGACCAGTGTTCCAGTTTTCTTGGCTGCCATCAAATTATTTAAACTTAGTGGTAATTGGTACGACCCATGCGCCGGGTGGGGCAATAGGCTTATCGCATCATATTTGGCCGGGATTGATTATGAATGCACAGACCCAGGTGTAAGTTATGATGGACTGGTCAAAATAGCTGAAGAATTCAATATCAATGCCACGATCAATAATAATAAGTGGCAAGACCACGCACCAAAAAATTATGATTTTATGCTTACTTCTCCGCCATTTTGGAATAAGGAAAACTATTTAGATGGTGTTGATTATGGCCTATTTGATAAATGGTACAAAGATTTCATTGTGGGCTTGATAGAATCTTCATGTGGTCGTACAATCCTTCATGTAGATAATCGCATTAAAAACAAGTTGGTAGATGATTTTGATGTCAGCATCACTGATGTTGCCTCCATCAATAGAAGTAAAGCTCCTACAGAATTTTTTGTGGAGATATTTAAATAACTTAATCACTATATAATTTCTAAAAGCGATCGCCGAAAGCACTAATAAGCATGAGGCCGCTAGAACAAGTCCCTGATGATGAGAGTCAACTTTTGAGCCTATATTGATATTTAAATGATTGCTAGTCCCTGGCGATTTTACCGACGCTATTATCAACGAGAGGTCTTTACTACGGTGTCGTTACTGTGACTTATAAATCCTATTTATGGATTTATGAATATAAAATGAGACTAAAACTTGTAGACACTGCAACCAGGACAAGCCATTAGATAGGTTCTATAAAGGCAAAGCCAAATGCAAGGATTGTTTGGCTATTGACATGCATTCACATCAAAGTTGCCCAGCAAGTTTTTGCACATTGCCACTTCTATCTCATTGATATTGGCTCTATTGCCAAGATGTGGGCGGTCAACACCAAATACAATACCAAACGCTGAAATTTCTTCTCGAACTGCAGGGTTATAATCTTCTAGCACTCTCCAAAAATGTTTGCAGTCACGCGTAATGTAGTGATTATCATCATTAAATTGCACATAGATTAAAAAATACAATTCTGCACCGTCTGGCTCAGCAACATCGTCTGACAATACGTAATAATCATTTGTGCCACTATCTATCAGGCGTACGAGCCCTAATACTTTGCCATATGAGGATAGGTCATGGGATATTGTTAATGGTCGAACGTGGTTAGGCATTCGCGTGAGCTTCTTGCCAGTTATTGGTCCATAATTGCTATTCACCAGGCACCACCAATCTTTCCACCATATCGAGCAAATCTTGACAGTTCACTGCGTTTGAACAATGTATGTGTAGCTTGTTCTTAAGCTCTAGCATACTTTTGAAATATAATGCCATAGATGAGGCGGCATTAAATATAAGTACTATTTGGAAGTGAACTTTAGAAGCTGGGTCAGAAATTTCCCCATATGATACTATAGATAAATTAAACGAAGAAATCGAAGAATTTCTATATTCTGCACCTGGTAGGCATGCCCAACCTTCTGTTAGGCTGATTCTATTTAAGAATTTTCTCAATTTTGGCACACTTATGCTTGCAAGAAATTATCAATTTCACTTTGTACTGCATCAAGAAGTATTTGTAAATTAGCTATATCGCCATGGCGGTCTAATATCAATAATTTAAGCATATCTAGACAGCTAAATTGGAATATCGATGAAGAAACGTTTCGCTGGCTCTCGTTCCATGCATGAATCACTATTCCAAAAAGCACTTCAGAAGATGGGTCTGCTATTTCGCCATTTGCCACCATATATAATCCAAATGAAGAAATACAGCTATCAAAGTGGCCGTCAACAGGAGTTACCGGTAGTTGAACATGACCAGATATGGCCTGTTTTATTTGCATTTAATTGATTCAACTCCGTTGCAGTATCTCTTGATGGCTGCTTTACAAGCCTCAATCTCTGGCGTCATAATAATAGAACGCATTATGATTGACCGTCTCCATCCATAAGCAAGCGGTATATTGCGGTCATCATCAATTAGCGAGGCTGGCGTACCTATGCTAACACCCCAGAATCTACTCCCATCTGTAATATAATCGTGGCTATTATCGTAAGGACATGCATCTTGCCATACTTCTATAAGAAAATACAGCTTAGAACCATCTGGGTTTAATAAATCCTCAGAAAGAAAATATGAATCATCTCCCGGCTCTGCTGTGTTATTCCCATCCATCACAATACGAACAGGCCCCACAACACGCGCTGTTATAGCATCGATTTCAGATGGTGGCACATCGTCTGGGATTTGTTTTAGCGGTTGTGTGTCCATTCGCATACTCCGTTAGTAATTTCTTAGCATATTGCATATGCTTGGTGCACTATGGTTTGCATGATGCATATGCTCATATGCTCTTATTTGCTTTCCCAAATAAGAGGGTACTTTCATATTTCTAAAGTCCTACCAGTATCCTTTGAGCCTGGTAAAGGTGGAGATAAGCTTGAAGGCTGTTGGCTCGGAGTAGGTTCCTCTATTGCATCTTGGTACCGGTTATATAAAAATGCCCCAGCAAACAATATCGGGGCCACAATAGCCAATATATAGCCCCCGCCATCTTCGCCCATGAACACCATACACAGACCGATAAGCATAGGCAGTAATGACCCAAGCATTAGTAAAAAACCAAAAATGCCTAGCGTGATGTGTAGCAGCCGCATGCATGTTGGTATAATTGTGCGGGCGTATCAGAAATTAGGCAGTTGCTGTATTCTTAGTAGCAACTGCCTAATTTCTTAATTTCCTAGCTCTTCTTTTTCAGACCACCACGTCCTTGCTCGTTGCGGATATCTAGATACTCATCACACAAACCGTAAGCATTCCATAACGCTTTTTTCATGCTACGAAGAGCTTTTTGGTTCTGATTCCTGCATAATGCAGCTGTGATTTTCTCAACAGCGCGTTGAATTTCTTGAAATTTGTCGTCTTGTTCTTCACTACCTATTACTGGCTTTGCCATAATGATTCTTTCTATTAGTTATGATATCAAATTGGGCTTGGAAAGTCTTCTCTCTAGTTCATCTAAATGATTCTTTACACGCTTAGCGATGCCGTCCCGAGTATGTGTGCATTGGGCCATTATAATCCTAGCAAGGGTGTCTAATTCATCAGAATTGAAAGTTGCAAGCTTCTCGATGAGATTAGTACATGCTTCTTCTTTTTCAACAAAAGCCTGAACCCTATCAAGAACAACCTGCTTTTTCTCGGCTTCAGTCTTTTTGCCGCCAAAATCAGTCCTAATACTCATCTTCAATTGATGGATGACCTTACTGTTTGACCAAGTGCTACGTTCTTCTAGCGTGGCGGCCTCACCGGTACGGCGGGTGGTTGGCTTGGTTTTTGCGCGTTTGAATTTAAATCCTAATGTGCTCATTTTCTGTCCTTCCTGGCCTCTGTGAGGCTCGTTTTGTATGAGTCTTAAATACAAAACGAGCCTCATATATTATTCTCAGTTTATAGGGCTATAGACGGCGGGGTGTCTAATTTCTCGGACATATCGCTTGAGACAAAACCACACGGAACATAATAATAATGAATATTAGTGACGCCCCTAAATTTCTGCCGCGTACTGAATTAAATGTCCGACGTGAATTTGTGGTCAGGTCATTTCATATAGAACTAATTGCCGATGGCGACATATGTAATCCATCTAGCACTCCCGCTTTTTCTGTGGAGGCAGTTTGTTATATGTATGGTAAGCAATATTTTAGTTATTGTGCGGCTATTATAGACTTAGACGATTTGGATGATTATATGATTATAAACAATGCTAGATGCATAAATTTCCAAGAGTTTAAAAATGCTGTTGAATCAGAGATTAAGAAATTTATATCGGGGTTGTAATGGGTGTTATATCTATCGCATGCGCTGTTGATGTCCCAGTTTGTATGCCGCAATTTGAACACCACATGTTAGTGATTGACTATTATCATTTGTGGCTTATATCCAATGAATCCACAGAAAATCCTGACTCAATTCCCTACTTTATGATTGTTGTATGTTACTATTCTGTGGTTGGTGGCGTTAGGAGAACGCTTCAGTCGCCCCTATTTCGATTTGATGATATTAGTGTCTTGCAAGAGGAATTTTCTGAACATGCGAATGTAACTGAGCTAATTGACTCAGTTGGGAACCTAGTTGGGAACCTCATTGATTAGTCAAAAATATAGGTATGAAGATTGATATATTATTTGAAAATGAGTCAGCACGCAGAGAGGAAGCTCTTGTCAAAAATGCTGTGCAGGCTACAAAAGAAGACATTGGACATAGTTTGAAGCACTACGTCACCGCATATAATTATTGGGTAAATAATAAAGATGAAGTTCCAGACCAAATATCACAATTAAGCGGCATATTACGCGGCATATTAATTACCTTACACCAAGCTGACGTGCCCATCGATATCATAATATGATGTATTTGTAGTGGATGAGAGAGTTCGACTACATCCAAAAAGACACGTCTTTTACGAGTGGCGATTGCTTCAAAACTTGTGTTGCTTATTTGCTTGGTATCAATCCAGATATAGTCCCGAACTTCTGTGCCATGGAAGGTGATTGGATTCAACATCTCCAAGCCTGGTTAGAACCGCGCGGTCTGATGTATCTTGAACTCGATTGTGATAAGAATGATATGCTTGATTGTCATGCTTTAATTGACGGCACACTGTGTATATTGACGGGCCATAGTCCCCGGAATCCAGAGAAGTTCCATTGCATCATTGGTAAATATGTGTTGAAGGACAATGAGCAGCAGATGAAATATATCCATGACCCGCATCCAGATGGAACATGGATTACAGATTTTAAGCATTATGCTTTTATCATGAGAAGATTGTAATAATGCGTGATGTGCAATATATAGCTAATGAAGTGATTCCATTCCAATGGAAAAGCCACAGTGCTTCTGAATTAAATATTTCGGGGTTTCATATATGTTTAATAGCAGACGGAGAATTGTGCGACCCGTCTGTGGTGCCTACATTGTGTGTAATTCTATATCACCGCATTGGGTTTCAACAAGCAGGCATGTTAATGCACAACATCTCTGAGATGGTTGAGTTAAACCAATCACCACTGAGAAGAGCTGAAAATTGGGGTGAGTGTGTAAAACTGATAAACCAAGCAATAGTATCATATGCAAACACGTTTCAATAATATTTGGTGTATTTTATTGTCATGGTAAAACTACTAAAATTAACGACGGGCGAGCTGGTTGTCGCAGAAACAGAAAATCTTGGGTCGGTCTATAAGCTAAAGAATGCGGTGCAGCTTGTCGGCCATGGAGAGGGTGTGGCTGTGGTGCCGATGTGCCCGTTTTCTGATGGTGATTATATTGAGATAGATAAACTGCATGTTATCTATACGACTAAGCCAAGTGAAGATGTTTTGAACCCATATAATATGCAATATGGTAGTGGCATTATTACACACGCACCAGCCAATATATTGCAAGAATAATATTGACATTTCTGAGATTTTGCTCATAGAACTCGCAATTTCATATTGATTTCAAAGATATAATATGAAATTGCGAGTTCTATATGAGAATCAGATTATCCCATCCTTAGCTGATTTATATCGACTAAAACCATTAATAGCCGCTGAGGCACAAAGGCTCTATGACGAATGGGAGCAAGGGGAAGATTGTGGTGGCATATGCGATGTTATCGCATATGCCATTATGGGCGTAGTGGTTGACCATTTCGACATCAATATAGATATGGGTGGGCAAGATGGTGACGACCATGCGTTTGTTGTTATTCGAGACGACAATGAGATGCCAGTCGCAGGAATAGATATTCCACATCATATCTATGAGAGAGGTGGTGGGTATTGTTGGACTAAAATAGAAGGTGTCCGGTTTGTGCCTGATGATGTGGTAATTTGGGAATACTAATTAAGAGAGGTTCCAATGTTTGAATTTAGAATAATAGCATCGGCTTTAGCTAGGCGAACTAAAGATAGTGAATTAGACGAATCTACTGATTTAGATATTGCTCAATCTAGCCATGCTCTGAAGGTTCTCCGGGAGATTGCTGAGGAACAGCCGGATGCAGTATTAAAAGCCCTAAAATTATATAAATACCAACCTATAACAGAGTCTTCATCTTCCGTACATACTCGCAACCCGATATTGAAACGCAAACCCAAACGTGCTAAAAAATCTAATCGCACCAACCGCACCAACCGCACCAACCGCAACCGCACCAACCGCACCAATAGGGCGCAACGCAGATTATTACGCGGTATGACATTAAGCACAGCTTATTTTCGCAGGCATCAACAATAATATCACATAGGCCCGCTGTATTTAATCTGGGACAAGCCACTAAGAGCAAGAATCAGATTAAGGTTAGGAGCCTATCATGCCGAAGTTATGCCAAATCATCGCCGTCGCAACTGGCCGCAAGTCCGTCGTTCAAAAAGAGGTTACCAAGCAGCATCAGATGCTGCAAAAGCCAGCACTGCTTGATGGCATTTCGCGAACTTACACGCCTTCTGATGCAGAGGGAGAGACTTTACCTGCCGAATCGAAAAAGGTTCAGTTGAATGTTAACGATGCTATAAAGGCCGCAGCCGCTGCTTGGACCAGTATTTTTGATGTGGTCGCGACTCAAGATGCGGCGAATTGTAAGGCTTCCGCAGATGTGATTGTGGGTGGTTTTACAATTATTGAGAATGTGCCTGTTACACACTTGCTGTTCCTAGAGAAGCAGCTAGTTGATATTCATACTTTCATCGATAAACTTCCGACTCTTGATGCAGCACAAGATTGGACATATGACGAGAACAAGGGCTGTTTCAAGACTGAGCCGACTGAGCAGATTAAGACCAAGAAGCATCAAAAGCCGGTGGTTATGTATGAAGCTACGAAGGAACATCCAGCCCAGGTCCAATTGGTAGGCGAAGATATTACTGTTGGAAAATGGACTACGGTCTATTTCTCTGGTGCGATTCCGGCCGACAAGAAGCGAGCTATGTTGGAGAAGGTACAAAAGTTGCAAGATGCTGTGAAGTTTGCCCGCGAACAAGCAAATACTATAGATGTTGAAGATGTCAAAGAAGGAGAGCAAATTTTTGAGTTTATAACCGCTTAGGCGGTTTGTGATATTGGAGCGTAAGTTTAAATTTAAACTTAGATTTAAACAAAACTCCTGTGCAGGTTCGAATCCTGCCCCCGCTGTTGATGCTGTAACAACCTACTTAGCGGGGTGGCGGAATGGCAGACGCGCGGCTCCCTTATCAAGGGTCGTAGGAGTTTATTAAGTTCAAGCTATCGCTCCAGGTTTAGCAACTGTGCTGGCCATTAAATCGAGTTCTGGAGAAAACTAACTGCTTGTGTGCTTGTTCAAATCAAGCCCCTCGCGTTTCGACGCACCCAACAACCCTGCGAGGGTAGCTCAATGGTAGAGCGTGGCAGTCTAAAACTGAAACTCCAGATTAAACGGAATCGTTAATGGTTCGAGACAGGCACTGGTAGACATTACTATAATGATCACCAACATCGCTCCCCAGCGGGAAGGCTACGCGCTGGGGAGCCACTTTATATATCTAATTCATCAGTGAATCGTTTGACGGCTTTATCTAGGGTGGTTTTATCTGATTTACATGGCAGATTGATGCCACCCATAATACTAATTCCGGCATAAATATATCTATATATAGACCCATCATATATGATGGTCTTCACGGTAGCACGGTTTGTGTGAAGAAATTCACATTCCATTAAGAACCATATTGATTTGTAAGGGTCGTCTATCGAGTGGCTTATAGAATTGTTCCGTACCGACACCATATTGATGACGCGGGCGTACGTTATGCGGACTGTCTTCTGCATGGGTTCTAGTGCTACATATAATCTGTGCCGATAACTATATGTATTTAAATCTCTATGGCAAGACAAGAAAAACGTGATTTAAAATGGCTTAAATTAGCAGCATATTTTGCTGATGAGAATAGCAAAGACCCAAGTACTAAGGTTGGATGTGTGATTGTTGGCCCAGATAATGAGATAAGGACGACTGGGTATAATGGGCTAGTCCGCGACATTGACGATAACGTTCCAGCTAGGAATGAACGCCCCACAAAATATCTATGGTATGAGCACGCTGAGCGGAATGCTATTTATAATTCATCGAGGTGTGGTATTCCATTAAAAGGATGCACCGCATACGTCAATTGGCATCCGTGCGCAGATTGCACGCGTGCATTGATACAAACTGGCATTGTCCGAGTTGTTGCGTATGAAACTCCGCCAGAGCTATTAGATAGATGGTGTGATCACATACAAGTTAGCGATGAGATGATGGGTGAAGCTGGCGTTGAGTATATAGAATATCCGAAGTCGTAATAATAATATCTAGCAGTATTTAGGCAAAAGTAATATGGACCGATTAGCGGTCCGTGAATGCAGCAATCGGCTGCGTAGAAGAAGGAGTAGTAGAATGGGAATTATTGAGAAGTTCCAGGCTGTATTGTCGATTATTGAAGAGCACAATTCTGCAATCGGGGGCAAGGATAAACCAGGATATGTTGACCCGTCTGGTTTTGAGGACTCCATCAAGATTATTGGTGGCACCAGTGAATCACGACTTAAAAGGCTTAGCTACGAAGACATTTTGCAATGTCTTCCTGGTTCTGGCCAGCTGAAGCCAGTCGCCTTAGCGAAGGAAATTGCTGCTGTTTTTCGGGGCAATGATGACACTAAGCGACCAATTAGTACTCACCGGGTGTCATTTATGAACCCGGAAGAATTGATTAAAGCATTTGACCCGGAAGAATACACCAATGCTGTCGGTAAACGGCTAAAGGACATGAGTCGTGGCGAGGCATTTATTGTTTTTGAATCTGGTAGAATAGTTGATGTCGATATATCAATGAAACTGCTGAAAGAGGTAAAGCAAGGATATCGCGGAAGGGATAAAGTTTCTGTTAATGGCGATATAAAGCCAGTGTATAGAGTCGGGCAATTACCAGATGCATATGCTGATGAGAATCCGCTATATCGCAACCGGCCTTTGAGGCCAGACGGTACTTGCGATCAGACTGGAAGGTCTTGGGACGGCATATCGCTTGAGATACGACAGTTGGTGTATTTAGCAGTTCAAGTGGGCGATCTGAAGGTCAGTATAGAGACGGCCCATAATACAATCGACGCTGCATTAAGAGATGATGCTGTTAGATTTTTCCGCGAGCGTTATCAGAAGGCAGCAATGCGATTCAACAAGCTGCAGAGACTTAATGACCTACCGAAACTCACAGTCCCCATGAATGCTGAACATTCGACTAGTATCAATAAAGGCACGAAAGTTTTATAAGGAAGAGAATGATGACTAAGAAAGAAGACGCACTCAGAACGTATGTTGCGATTATCCTTGATAGGTCTGGGTCGATGGGTAATGACCATCATAACCCAAATCGTGTTGATATGACTATCGCTGGATTCAATGAACAAGTGCAACAGATTAAAATGAATTCTGAAGATATGGAGACATTTGTGTCATTAGTGACGTTTAATGGCAATGTTTATGAGCATCTTTGGAACCAGCCAGCAGCTGAATTATACGAAACTACAGCTGAAGACTACCGACCTAGTGGCTCGACAGCCATGAGGGATGCACTTGGTTATGTAATCGAGAAGCTGCAAAAGACGACCGACATTGCTGATGAGAATAATGCTTATCTTGTGGTTGTTATCTCGGATGGTGATGATAATACATCTCATCATTATAGTATTCCAGCACTGCGTGAATTAGTGGAATCAACTAAAAAGGACGATAATTGGACTATAACTTATATGGGTTGCAGTGAGGAATACCTTAAGGAAGTAGAAAAGCAAACTGCGATTCCAACTTCGAACATGGCTGCCTTTGACCCCTCTGCGGTAGGAATACGCAAGGGATATGCAGCTAGCGGCGGGAAAATAGGTGAGTATCTAAGAAGTCGTAAATGCGATGGCGTAAAATCGTTGGCTACATTCTACTCAGACACTGCAGGTGTGGCGGCTGATTTTACTGAGGCAGCACTTAACCATGTTGCGATTAAGGACACAATCATTGATTCGACAGCATCGAATCTTTTGGGGTCCGGAGTCGCCGTGGCCTGGGATGATGGCCAATAGCAGTTAAGTAAAAGGGTTGGGAATCAACTCCAACTGATTCCCAACCCTTTTAGTATTTCCACTGCATCTGGTGTGAATGCGAGCCATTTTTGAAACAACACTAGTGGGCCAATAGCTTTGTTGCGTGCCGCATCTTTAGCCATTTTTTCCAGTTGTGCGGTTTGTGCTGCTGGCTTGTAACCGAAATCTTCGATTAGTTTTTGCTCAAGCCCGTCGCAAACCGCCCGCATATTTGGCTTTGTCTTTGTCATGCTAAATGTTGTAGCAACAGCGTCAGCTAGGCAACTATTTATTTTAATAGCTTTAAACCATATTTCTTGACGATTGGTGCGATATGGTTGTGTAAGGAAAATGAGTTAGAGCCAGCAAACAACAGCCCTACTATCCTTCTATTCTTCCTGTTTAACAATAAACTGCCGCTATCGCCGCCGTCGCACATGCAAGTTGTCACTATGCATTGTTTAAGTATGTAACTTTTTGTGTCGCTATACCATACTCTAAATGTGCCATTGGTCGCCAGTACTCTACCGTAAGTCAGTCCAGTTGTCCTGCCAGATTTCATGACTTTTAGTGCGCGTTTCGCACGTGCAAAACCTTTAGCGGCTCCTATGCGGTTTATTTGGTTTCTAAGGTATCCAGATTTTATGACGGCAATCGCAGAATCTTGATTTGTATTATTTCTTAGTGGCAAATATGCTTTTAAATATCCCACTATGTTTGCTGGCGTTCGTTTCGAATCGGCGGTCCCTGGTTGATATATCGGGTCGCCTGCTTTAGCATTATTACTATTTGCTAAAACATGATTATTTGATAATATAACCACTTTTTTGCGTTTATCTATGAAGACTCCGCCAATTGTGCCCGCTGTTACGTCTTTATGTGATACGCTGATGCCGCCCAAGAGTGGCCTTGTGCGTCGTCTTGGATTAAATCTTCTCAGTCCTCTAGTCTTGATTTTCTTCGACCGAATTGCGTTTGGTTTTATATAACTAAAGCGTTTGATTCCCAGTCGTCTGGCCCGCGTTCGTTTTGGGAGTTTCAGCATTGCGGTCATCTTGCCAGATTTACCAACGACATCAGTTGGCAGCCCATCTATTTCGTCTTCGATAATATCTTTTTTAGATAGTGAAGATACTGGCTCTTTGTTTTCAACAAAAACGAGCATTGCCTCTTTGCCAGTTGGTTTGCCATTAGTCCATTTTTCGCCCTTAGCGAATCCGATAACATTCTTTTTGTTTAGTAGAGATTCCATATAATAATTTTGTGTCAAAATTATTATAGATTATGGAGTAGGTATGCCAACAAAAACATTTAAGACTATAGCAAAGAAGAGCGGTAAATCGGTTTCTGATATGGAGAGGTATTGGAAGCGTGCTGAACAATCATATAATCGCGCCCAATCGCGTGCGAAAGCAGGCAAAAGAGAGCCTGTTAGAGATAAACATTCATATGTGATGGCGACTACGCTACGCCAAGCTCAAAGGACCGGCCCAAGACCACATAAGCCACTCGGGAAGAAACGTAAAAAAGCTAAGAAGGAAGCATTCGAGCTTAGAATAGACCAGATTCTAGAATCTATGATTTAGTTTAATGTGTTTCTAATTGGTGCTCGGTCGGAATAGAATTTTCTATTATCACGTCTAGTGATTTGTTTTATGTTGGTTTGGAATAATTGCCCTCTCCGCAAATTATTATTTGCGGTATTAGTTGGGGGCTTTTTGTTGCTGCGATATCTTCTTAATCTAGCAGACACCGGCATTAATGTATGCAAATTCATTAACTTCATATGCAGTATATTTGAGATAAATATACTATATGAAGCTACATATACTATATGAAGACCGTCTCAAAGCTGGGCAGCTGGATAAAATTATCGCCGATATCAAGCCAATGCTGAAAGAGATAACAGTACCTGCTGCTATATGGCGTCAGATGAGGCGATATAAATATGGCAATAGTAGACAGATATTTAGACAAATCAGTGATGAGATGCGTAGAAGGTCTGCCTCAAAGCGTACACATAAGCGACATCGACCGCATCGGGCCTCAAAACAAGAAATCACGCAAGCCGCTAACCTAGCCAAAAAATTATATCATGATGCTTTGGTCCAATCTCCAGATTTAGATGTTGATATTTCTGATGCCATTGTCTTTGCAGCTGAGAAATTTGGCACTACATACAGCGATGTGGCATCGGCTATATAGTTTCTCCAACATATCATATGATGTATTAAATATAGGCCGTTCCGGCTTGTATATGTCATCAGGCTGTCTGAATATGTTTGTATATATAGAAGGCGAGAAGCGGCAACGGAGGGCGTCGGAATTATAGTTCCAATGCTCTTTTGCTCATACCAAAAGTAGGTATGTCGTTTGCCTTTGGTGGTTGCACTTTTGGTGGGATATTTTGCGATTTGACGCGTTTTGGTAATGATTCGACGATGGTTACAGACTTAGCTGGTAGGCCGTGCCTGTTCAATAATGGTTGGACAGTTTTCGCATGGTTTGGAATATCATAATCGCCACTAATTGTTTGGCTTGCACCGCGATATTTTGTGATACGTGGGTGCTCATCGCCCCATTTGAGCGATATTCCTGGTGATAATCCATTATTAGAATTTATATCGTCTGTCATAGATTCTGCTATTTTGTCTATATCATCATAATCCATACTTTATATTTGCAATGAATGGTTTGAAATTTATAACTGGGCCTAGTCGAATACGCCCAGCATTTATATATGGTATTAAATCCATATATGGTGGGATGCTTAAATCAATTAACCCAAACCCAGATGTTGGCCATGTATTTGTGGTGGCTGTTGACCTTATTGGGCCTGGAAACCCGCATAGATGGATTGCTACTGATGGCGATGAATGGCTCCCAATATGGCCTTGTGTTGAGGATGGTGAAATGATATTCATGGTAAGTGGGACATGGCCAGATTGTTTGCGTCTCACTATAGAGGACCAGAAGAAAATAAAACCGTTTATAACGCTGTATGTAGAGAAAGAAATAGGTGATAAATGAAGCTTAACAGACAAATTTCGGGTATGATAACAGAAAATTCTAAAATTCCGTTCGGCAATACTCATAAAGGGCGAAAGCTTAAGGACTGCCCAAATACATATTTGCAATGGATGGTGTTAAAACTGTGGGATACCGATTTACATGAGTTTGCATATGCTGCTAAAAAATTATTATCTAAACGTGAAATTGAAGACCAAAACAGTTATGGAGATTTAGAAGAAGCTGCGGATGAATTCTTAAAGCGGCATGGCGTAAATCCAGCGACTTATGCAGATCGAACTAAAAGACGCAGATAGAATTAGGAGCTTCGTATGGGGTGCTGTTTAGATTGTAAAACCGATATCATGGCAGATTATTATATGGTACATGCTGAAATATGGTGTAGAGCTGTTGATAAAGAAGACAGGCAGTGTTATTTATGTACTGCTTGCCTAGAACATAGACTTGGTAGGCCACTGACCGCTGATGATTTTTCAAACGCCCCTATTAATGAACAATATTTTAGAAATAGAGAACGCAAAAATATGATATGAAACTTAATTCCATATCAGAGGGAAGATTATCTGGTCTTCCGCCTATCGACCAGATTGTTGCTGATTTAACAGGCCGGATATTAATAGTATTCATGGTCAAGACTACCGGGCCTAATCCATCAGATAGGCATGCCCAGATTATCAGCATTGCAGCTGTAGCAATTGATGGTACTGGTAAGGAAATAGACGCATTCAATCAAGAGGCATCTCTGAATCTTGCTACTCTGCGATATATGGATTTAGAGAATAGGGCAGCCAAAGCTGGTAAATTAGAACCTGGTGATATGGGGGTCAGAGATTGGTTGAATGCCGCTGATTATGATATAGATGAGGAAGATGAAAAACCAGAAGATATTGATATAGCAATCGATTTCAAATCATTTATTGAACAATATGCAGGTCAAGCAATACTTATCACGCATAATGCAAAATTTGCTATGGCTCATTTGAATTATGTGTTGCCAGTGCCGATTCGAAGCATATCTATTATTGACACAGCAGAATTTATTAGGTTATACTTTGCGCCAGTATTGCGTTCCATGGCCGATAAAGGTAGTGTGCATGCTAAAGAAATGGCCGAAAGAATGTGGGATGAGATTCAGCAGCGTATAAATCCGTCCCTGTCCAATCTAGGGAAGGTATTGGGGGTCAAGAAAATTCAATGGCATGCCTCTACATTGGCTGAAGAGGTCCGCCAGTTGGCTGGGATATTTTCTAAGATGCTTGCATTTGTGCAGAGAAACAAGGATGTACTGCAAATGCCCGAGTATAGGTCTTATGCTGCGCAAGCGTTGGAAAGGGCCAAAGGGCTATGAGCACACCAAATGGGAAAATACATTTTATTGTGTGTATTATGGCTGACAAGTATGTCTGCCGCACAAACTCTGCATATTGATGATGTTGGCACCCAAGGGGCTAAGAATGATTATTATATAATATTCTCTAGTAGTGTAGATATATACCCACTAGAGAATGATGATGCTGGGCTGCTAAATTGCTCTATGGTGGGATATGGTAGAACAATTCCTGGTTGTGTTGGCACTCATTTCTATCTTGATGAAGGTGAAGATTACTACACATTTACCCCAGAACCAGGTTCATGGGGTGCTGACCAGCATATTGTTAATGTTGTGGATGGGACTAGGACATATCTCTCATGGGTCTTTATATGGGTAGATGTATACCCTGGTGATTTTAATCATGATGGTGTGATTGATGATGGCGATTTGAGTATTTTACTGTCTAATTGGTACCAATACCGCCCATATCGATTCGGGAATGTGTGGCTAGGCACTCATGAAGACCCAATGACAGATGAGTTCGTTGGGATAGTTAATGAGGATGATTTGAGTCTACTCTTATCATGGTGGCATCATGCGCCAGAACCATCTGCATTTTTATTTTTAGTAGGGGGTATACCTATATTATGGCGCAGAAGACAATCCAAAACATAAACGGCCCTGGCAGCATTTTTGAGCAATTATGCCTTTTCTTGGCCTGACCGTTCCTCGACATCAACAACCATGTATATAGGTAAAATAGGAGTGTGCCATGGAAATTCAGGGAAAAATATGGGGCTGTACTTCTACTATTTTTAATAATTGCAACGTGCAGATTAATAGAATAGTTGGCATTAAAGGCGGCCATTGTTCGAAGCACAAGCATGACCATAAATTTAATCTTTTCTATATCGAGAAGGGTCGTTTATCAATTAAAGTATGGAAACGCGATTATAGTTTAGTAGATGAGACCATTCTTGGCCCACAAGAATCAACTGTTGTTAAGCCGGGCGAATATCATAGATTCGAAGTATTAGAAGATGACACAGTTGCCTTCGAGATTTACTGGACTGAGCTGGATGATGGCGATATTTCTAGAGAAGACCATGGCGGAGTGAACGAGAAGACATGATAAATAAATTATGTGTAATAGGGCATCCTAGTCGTCTTGGCGGCGCAGACACAGAATTAGACCACCAGATTAAATGTTGGCACCATATGGGAATTGAGGTGCATATTTGCCATACTGGTGAATTAGATAATAATTGCATATCTATGGAGTTAAAGAAACGTGGGTGCATCTATCACAAATCTATAGATTGGCCGTCGATTGAGGGGTTGCACTGCATATCATTTTGTAATGGTGAATTTTTAAAACATTTGCCAATAATAAAGAAATATGCGCGAACGACCACATTCGTTAATTGTATGACATGGAATTTTCCTGCTGAATTAGAAATGCAGGAAAAAGGGATGATTGACTTCCACCTATATCAGACGAACCATGCTTTCGAGAGAGTCGGCAAGAAATTGCTACAATATCAGGATTATAGGCCGCTGATGTTCGTGCCGTATTTTTGCGCCGATGATTTTACATATTACGACATCAGGCCACAAGAGAGATTCAAATTTGGCCGGATTTCTCGGGCCGACGCAGATAAATTCAATATAAGGCAGTTGTGGATATATGAGACGATGACTGCGCCAACTCTTAAAGAGGGCATTATTCTTGGCTGGAATGATAAGATACAAGAAAAATTTGGGCGGAGACCAGATTCATATGTTAAAACTTATCCCGAATGTGGCATTACCCAAGATGAATTTTATAGGCATAGTGATGTTATCATAATGGCAACAGATACTTTCGAGAATCTTCCGAGGGTTGGCATGGAGGCTATGGCATCCGGGTCTATTTTGATTGTTGATAATAAAGGTGGCTGGCGGCTGCTCATCGAAGATGGTGTAACTGGATGGTTATGTAATGATGATAGAGAATTTGTTTATAAATCATGCAGAGCTGCGTTTGAGATTGAAGAAAAGGCGCGAATGCGTCAGGCCGCTAGAGATAAGTTAAAACGCGAATGGGGTATAGAAGCGGCTGCGAAATCGTGGGAAACAGTTTTCAAAAGCTGGGAAAATCTAGAATCTCCTGCAAGCGGAAGAATTATTGCTCCAACCAGAAAGATTATTATCCCTTAGGTAAAAAATTTATCATCCAAATACCCGCCCCAAGTATGTAGCATAAATGGTTTTCTATTTTTTAGTCTTTTAGCTAAATTAGTGAAGTGCCCGTTTAATTTTTCTGTGTCATTTTCTACTATGCACTTGAAAATATTCAAGGCTGAATTTCTAAGGTCAACAGGGTAAAACATCGAGAAATCATCACACGCCACATTCATAAAGTCCTGTGAATCAGAGAATTTACTTGGGCCATATTCAGTCCTAATAGATGGTACTGCTGCTATGTTCTTCTTATATTCGTTCCACAAACTATGGTTTGGTATCGAGGCCATGATTCCGTTATTTATGCGGCCATCCTTCTGTTTTGAGATGAAGAAGTCATAGATACCATATGTGTTTATGATGTGGTCAAGGCCCACAAACGGATACATATCACAATCGAGGTACCAACCTCCATGTGTATCTAATAAATGCACACGCATTAAATCAGCGAGTTGACATTTCTGCAGCCTCTCACGTTTAACATGGTCATACCAATCCGCATAAATGAATTCATCATGCACTCTGATTTCATAATCAGGATTTAATTCTCGATATTTGTCTATGTTGTACAGGACGTTCTTATTTTTATTGCCCATCCAAATAAAATGGATGATTTTAGGTATAACACACTGCAATACATTTGGTGTATCGCCTTCTAAAGGCCCACTACCTCTTGGCGGCAGGGGACTTTTTGGTTTCTTGCCTATAGCATCGAAAACCTTGGTTTTGCTGTGATAAACTCTGGTTCCTCTCCCGAATAAATATGGGTCAAATGCTGACCCTACATCTATTAGGGTGTGTTTTTCAGGCATCATCTCCCAGATTTTTTTAATTAGAACGCAGCTTAGTGCACCAACACAAAAAGACACGACTTTGCCAGATGTAGTCTGTAGATATTCGATTAGGTCGTTTAATAGTTCATCTGGATTGTGTCGCCAAGATGTTGGTTGCTTAATTGTAAATACTTTCTCTGGTTTGAATGGCATGTTGTTAGCATCACAATTAAATGTGGCACCTTGGATATCACAATCGGAGCCTATAACAAAAACATTCTCTTTTGTGGCCAAGAGAGGTATAGTGGTTGCAATGAAATCCTTGTAATTGCAGTCTACTAACATTGTTGATGACAGTATGTTGCCTCTATCAAACCGTAGTGGCCGCCTACTAACAATTCCGACATAATATTTTGGGTGTTCATATTTAAGGGCTTCATCTAACTCAGTGCTGAATGCTCGGTCTATGCTATCGCCAGTGTAGCTCCAGAATCTCCTACGCTGCTCCTGTCGGTCTATAATGGAGTATTCGCCCTCCCCAAATCTAGAAAATGCAAATCTTTCATCTGAGGCTATCATTTTGTTTATGAAGTCTAAATCATTGTAATCTGCTGTGAATCTGTGTGCTGACTTGTATTTGTTGAACAACCCATTTATATTCATAGAAAATGAGAAATTTTTGTGGTCCTTTAAATTCTCATATATCCACTTCACCTCTCTAATATAAGCATGATTTCCTCTGCGTCTATCGGAATTCATTGGGATTTCATCAAACGTCTGATTCTGAGGTTTATATCGCCAATTATATCCTGCAACAAATATGTCTAAATCGGGCAATACTCTTGAAATTCGCCATAGGTGGTAAAGGATGGTGAAACCTACAGTGCCTATCGGATGGCCGCATCCAGTGCTATTGAGCTTCAGCGTATCGCACATTAATTTGTTGGTGTATGGATTTACCATATAAATATTGCTAGAGCTATAAACGGTATTAACATGTTCTATGATTCTATCGGAATGGAATGGTGCTGGTATCGCTATAACTACTGCCTTTGGAGTATCAAAATCTTTCTTGCCTTGTATTGGTACAGAGTCCGAGTGTGTTATCAATAGGTCACATCTCCGACCTCCTTTTGTGGCACTGTATGATTTGCGTCTGTTCCAATCATTACATCTTATAACTATATCTGCATTTTTTATTTTCTTCTCTAGGATTTTAAGCCCACGGTTGGGAATTTTACCGTTCCCAATGACCACTATATGTTTATAATCTGTGAATGTTTCTGTCAATGACTCGGCATTAAACATTCTTATGCCATCCACTGGGTCCACAAGCTCAGTTTCTGCAATGGGTGTAATTTCTGCAGTTTCTGCAATGGGTGTAATTTTTGTATTAGGTTGCGTAGTTTTTCCCATAATTGGTTCCTTGAGGTCTACGTGTATTATTTGCACGTCATTTGGCCCGATGCTTTTAGCTGGGTTTTTTGTAGATATAATTTTACTGGCGGTCGACTTAATTGGCTCAATATCACCAAATATTTCGCGAGTTAAACTTATAATCTCATCATCTTTTAGTATATTTAGGTGTTTCTGCAGACTTGGGATTTGCTGCCATCTATTCAAGACCTGCATTTCTTGCGCCCGTGTGTCGAATTTTATGCCATCAAATGAGCTTCTGACTCCCTTTCTGCTGAGAATATTCAAGCCATCATCATTGAATTCCAATCCTAAGGATTTCGACAAAGACATTCTATAGTCTTTTGACTCAAACCACAAATTAAAGTTGATTGGAATTAAATCTGGGAGGTTAGAGGTATGACCTAAATATTCATGTGCATATTTCTTCCATAAATCTATGTAGTAACTTAATTTAGGAAGAGTGTATTTGCGTATTATGCGATTCTTTAATCGGCTAGCAAATGTGTTGAATGGGTCCCTTAAAACAATAACTGAATTCTTTATTGTGTCGGGTCCAGTGAATTCATCTTCGTTTCCGGCGAATTTATGTGAATCGAATTCCAACTCGCAGTCCTCGAACCCCATAATGGTTAAATTGCATGCATTTTTCCTGACTCTTTTAACTGGATTATATAATTTGCAATTGCTAAAGAATTGCCGGGGTGTGCCACGCTGGTGAAATATCCAGTTTAAAACGCCATGATTTCCAGACCGTCTTAACCCGAATGCATATATTAATTGTTTAGTTGCCATGTCTATATTTACTCATGTATTTTATGTTCAGAACTGGTTTTAAGAGTAGATATGCTGTTTAACCGCAAAGGATAATCATGCCAAAACAATTAGTGTTTAACACACCAAAGTCTACAGAGGCCCGCGACAAAATTAACTCTGGTATCAGTAAATTAGCAGAGGCTGTCAAGATAACTTTAGGGCCATCTGGCAGAGTTGTCATGTTTGAGCGGGAATTTGGTGACCCTGTTATTACTAAAGATGGCGTTACTGTTGCTAAAGAAGTTGAGTTGGAAGACCGGCTTGAAAATATGGCAGCTAGTATGGTTCGACAGGCTACGGCGAAGACAGCAGCAGTCGCTGGTGATGGTACTACTACCGCCACAATATATGTCCAGGCTATATATGAATCTGGGATTAAAGGCACAGCGTCTGGTGCAAACCCACAAGAAGTTAAGCGTGGTATAGATTATGCAGCCAAGACTATAGTGGGCAAGCTACAAGAAGCATCGAAGCCGGTTGTGGATTTAGAACAAATTCAGCAAGTCGCTATTTGTAGCTCTAACCAAGATATTGAAGTTGGGTCTATGATTACCGAAGCACTGAGGCAAGTCGGTAAAGATGGTGTGGTTACTATCGAGGAAGGCAACGCGCTTGAGACAACAGTTAGTGTGGTTGATGGCTTGCAATTCCCAAGAGGATATGTTAGTCCACAATTCGCCACTGACCCAGAGACATTGGCATGTGAATATGATGACCCGAACATTGTTATCGTCAGTGATAAGCTTACTGATTTGAAGAGTGTTTTAAAACTTCTAGAAGTTACTGTCCGAGAAGGCAGTCCAGTGGTTGTTATTGCTGATGAATTTTCGGATGACGTGATTGCTGCCATGGTTCTAAATAGGATTAGGTCACAGCTAAACATCGTAGCCGTCAAAGCCCCTGGATTTGGCGATAGGAGGGTGCAAGTCCTTGAAGACCTTGCCATTGCTACTGGCGGGACTATCCTTTCAAAGGGAGGGATAGACCCATCACAAATTAAATCCTCGCATTTTGGCAAATGCAAGCGTATTAAGATTGATAGGGACTCGACAACTATCTTGGAAGGTAAGGGCGACCCAGACCAGATTGAAGCTCGCATAGAATTATTGAGGTCGCAGTTGGAGAAGGTGCCTGGGAGTTTTGATAAGGAACGGGTTCAAGAGCGATTGGCCAGGCTTACTGGCGGGGTAGCCCAAATTTCAGTTGGTGGCGCAACTGAGGTTGAGGTCAGGGAAAAGAAAGATAGAATTGATGACGCCCTGCACGCCTGCAAAGCGGCTATAGAAGAGGGGATTCTTCCTGGTGGTGGAGTAGCAGCGGTCCATGCCGCTAAAAATGATATAGAACGTTCCGGGTTCTGTGATGATTTTAAGATTGGCATTGACATTCTGCTGCGTGCGTTAGAAGCCCCATTGAGACAGATTGCAATTAATACTGGCGAAGATGATGGTGTAGTGGCCAATAAAGTTAAGGAATCGAATGACTCGAACTATGGTTTTGATGCGGCCAATAAGAAATATGGCAATATGGTAGAATTTGGAATTATAGTTCCTACGAAGGTTGAGAGAGTTGCATTGCTGAATGCGGCTTCGGTGGCGGGGTTATTGTTAACAACTGATTGTATGATTTCGATTATTAAAGACGGTAATGAGCAGCAGCCCCAATCGCCATTCCCATCACTTGGGATGTAAATTTCCTTTTAGTAAAGCCCTATTATTTATTGATAAATAATAGGGCTTTAATTTATTACTATTGCAAAGATAAAGTAGTACATAATGTATTAACGGACTATGCAGAAAAAGGTGGACTAATCAATGGACCTAAAAGACAGGATTAATAAATGCACTGATAAAGTTAAGCGGTGTCAGGATTTTGATTCCCTCTTCATGCTGGAAGAGGATTTCAATTCGGTTGGTTTGACTTTGCGTGAGACCGTCAACCGCAAAATGGCATTATGCCGTGTTGAAGATGGGTCATTTGCATCTAATAAAATGCTTGATGATTTTATATTCGTTGGGTATGCTGATGACCCAAGGGCGTTGCTGTTGGATGAAATGCGTGGTTATATATGTGAATTTGTTGATGAGAATGCTAGTGATGAAGAACTTCGTAGTATAGCATCTAGTGCTAAGCACCAGCAGGTTGGCCTATATGGTCGGACCATAACGCAAATTGAGAATGAAGATGTACTGGATGTTGTTCAGAGGATGGGCTTAGAATGCCCACAACTTGTAGAAGAAGGTTTGTTAGAGTCAGTCCGTAAATGGCTGGAGGATTCTAATGCCGAAATATAATTTCGAAGTACCACGCCCTCGTGGCGCTCAGCCCATTAATGACTGTCCTGTCTCTGAGTCTAATAAACCAGCATGCGCTAAAGACATTATTTTACATATGTTGCTGGCAAGGGTTGCTACAGAGGGCGGTGAGACTGTTGAGCTAAGTACCATATTTAATCCATTAATCAATGCTCTTGATATAGATGTCCCCGAAGATATTCTGCAAGCTGTGGAGTCTATTGGTGTTGGTCCGAATCTTCAGAGATTTCTGGACTGGGTTAACCGGTCGAATCCATTCGACGACATACAATTTGCTACTGATGCTACGCCAGAACATAGCGAGGGTTTGATATTTTATGATAACGAAGCTAAGGCTCTAGCAGTTTATAATGATGTTGCTGACATAACCCTGCAAGTTGGTCAAGAACAATGGATTGCAGTAAGAAACGAATCAGGGGCCGCTATCGAGAATGGTGCCGCTGTCTATATTTCTGGTGCATCTGGAGGCTATCCATTAATAGATTTAGCGCAGGCTAATTCTGAAAATACAGCATTTGTGATTGGTTTGGCCACACATACTATTGCAAATAATAGCAATGGTTTTGTCACAACTAGTGGCATGGTTAATGACGTTGATACGTCTAGTTTTAGCGCTGGCGATATTTTATTCTTATCAGAAACAACTGCTGGGGGTTATCAGGCTACAAAGCCAGATATAACAACTAGGGTTGGTACTGCTGTTACCTCATCGACGACTGGCAAAATCTTTGTTAGAGCGGTATATGCTAACTACTATACTAAAGAACAAATTGATTTGATTATTTCAAGTATAGCGGCTGGTGGAACGACAGTTATCCCTAACCAAGTGATTGTTGCCAAGGGCGGTGGGGGTTCTGACGAGAATGTGTTTTTGTCTGTTGAGGAGGCTATTGATTTCATTGATGGCCTCGCTGGAGGCGACCAACCTGCTGCGGACAACCCATATGTTATATTAGTATCGGCTGGCTTGTATACTGAAGACAACCCTCTAGTAATACCATCTTATGTTAGTGTGCAGGGCCAAAATGATGAAGTATCAATTATACAAGCTTTAAATAATAATGACCCATTGTTTGTGGCATCTGATGAATCGCAAGTTTATAATTTAAGGATTGATGGCCCAACGAATGATGCTGGCATATTGGCACAGGGCGGGGTCGAAACTGAAATAGTGCGTGTGGCATTTAAAAATTGTTTAATTGGTTTACATGCTGATGGTGTTGGCACCCAAGCTACTATCGAAGAATCGAAATTTAAATCTACGACTACCACTGGTATGCAAGCTACTGATTCCGCATCAATCAATAGCTCGAATATACTATCTGAAGCCGCGACTACTCATTTTTATGCTAATGGAGGCAGTATTTGGATACATAATAGTGGGACTACTGGCGGCACTAATGGCTTATATGCTAATAATGGTGGCACAATAGATGTAAATCTATGCACTCTGATTGGCACAACCAATGTGGTAAGAGCCAATAATTCGAGTAATATTTCGGGGATTGCTGTTGAGTCACGTGGGGCCAGTACTTGGGATGTTTTGCAAGAGGATGCTTCAACTATTGATTTGTCATCTTGTAGATTTGTTGCTACAAAATTATCAATGTTCGATGCTGATGAATTAAAACTCAGTTTTGATAGTGATTTAGAAGGCGATGAGGGTCTTATATTATATGAAGAATTGCAGGTGGGTTCGCCAGAGATTGGGCGTGAATCTGTTTTTGGAGAAGGCGATAGTTATACTCGTGGGATGTTAGTTTACACCGAGACTGCTGGCAATGTATTTGCAGATGTAAGCACGGAAGCAGCGAGTGCTTCTGGTTCAACATTCACATTCCCTGGCGTAGCACAGAATAATGCTATTTATGTGTCTAGTGATTTGCAAGATGATACAGATTATAAACAGTTTTTGGGCATTAAAATAGCAAATACTACGGCGGCCGTATTGGGTGTCGGGTCTATCGCCACTGAATATTGGAATGGTGCAGCTTGGACAGCATTTAACGTCATGGCTGCTGATGCTGATTCTCCGTATGATGCATATGCAAATGTGTTATTTACGAGGGCTAATGCATCGGAGCAGCTTAGGTTCGATGACATTAGAACTAATTGGACTAAAAATGACCCGCCTGCCACTGGAACAAATAGGTATTGGGTCCGATTTAGAATAGCAACTGCAGTAACGACTGTGCCTGTGTTTGAGCAGTTCAAAGTCCATAGCAATAGGACAGAAATTAACGCAGATGGGTTTGTTGAATACATGGGGCTGGCCAGGACTAGGCGTAAACTTCCTGCTGTCCATATAGGCAATAAGCAGCCACTTGTGGGGGCTTCTCCAGCCAATGAAGATGTTGATTTTGGTTCCGTAATCAATTTCTCGGTTTCGGATAATGAGTTTGCTAATGGCACAACAGATGGATTTGGACAAATGGTTGCTGTTCCAGAGGGGCTTGATACTTCATTGCCATTAGAATTTACTGTGAGATGGGCACCAACTACTGATGCTGCGTCTGGTGATGTAGTTTTAGACCTTAAGTATGGCATTATTAAAGTTGGCACAGTTCTTGATGGTACGAATGCAGAATTGACCGCATCCGACTTAGTAACAACTACGCTTAATACTGCTGAGCAAGTGTATGAATCTACAATATCATTTTATACGCCAACTGCTGTTCTTGGCGATACTATAGCATTAGCTCTAATCAGGCAGGCTGCTGGTTCGCCAGGCCCAACTGGCGACACTTACAATGGCAATATTTACGTCATATCTGTCTTATTGCAAGGATATTTCTGGCATTAAGTGTCATAGAACCGTCTTATCGCTTGCTTTATTTTTTTGATGACTAAATCAGCGTTGGTTAGCTCATATTCGCTCAGTTTCATGGCTAGGATTAGTGGGTCATCGAAATCAATAATCACTGAACAGCTTTTACTCCATGACATATCCCACGACATTTTAACTATGATGCCGCATAATGAAAATGTTGGAATAGAGTTTGGGTCTGCTAGTTCGCCTTCTGACTTAATATTGAGCACACCTTCTTGCCAAAACCATCTGCCAGCCCATGATTCGTGTGCGACTATTGAATCAATGTTAATTATATCAATGACTTTGCACATATATGTAAAATACTTCTGTTACGTTATCCAATTGACATATGCAGATACTAAATTATAGATGTGGTAATGAAAATCAAGTATGAGTAAGCCATTGATAGTGAAAGAGGCTGTAGAGACTAAAGATGGCGACACTTACTATGTTGAGTGTTCGTTTGACCTTCCTACAATTATAGGGGCGGGATACGCTCCAGATGATGTTATTGAATATGTTGTGAAAAGATGTGTTTTATTGTATCAGGCTAGAGAGACGTTGCGGGATATTGGTTTAGAGCTTGGGTGTGATTTAGAAGTTGAGGGGATAGAGTCTATTGAAGATGTAGACGAGGACGAAGACGAAGATTATGCTTGATTTCCTTCTAACTCCATGCAGAATGCCTTAATCTTCTTGAGAATATGCTCCTTGTCAGCCGATGTTAAAACCGTGAGTCTCTCTGGTAAGTCTACACTCTCAAGGATGTATAGGGCACGGTCTTCGTCAATACCTTCCAATTCAAGATGAGTGTCAGTCAAATGCCGACACCCATACCATATTTCACCGCCATCTGTTGCGATTATTTCATCTGGCGACATAATAGTGGGATTCTTTAATATTCCGGTTGGTATTGTGTCGACACAATACTCACTAGAACTATCAAATGTAATTCTAACGAGGAAATATGGGTTATGCCCGGACCTTCCGACATCATCTGAAATACATCCATCTTCGATAATTACAAGTCTAAGGACTTCGGCCCGGCCTATGTTCTTTGAATTCGATTGGCTGAATTCTATCATTGCTGCCTCCGATGGCTAGTGTGTCGTTGAAGTTGTTGCGATAACTTCTTATATACCTCAGAGAAGAGCTTGGATTGTATATATAATAAGGCAAAATTATAATATGAGGAATGAATTCTCGACACGCATAGATAATATATTAAATGAATTTGGTGTTGGCCACTGGAAAGCGTGGGATGGGAAGGAACCTATCCATTCAATTGTAGACCCAAAAAGTTGGCCCAAATTTAATCAAATGGACCCTAGCACAGGGCGTAGTAAAAAACGCAAGAAAGTTAAAAGAATAGCTGGAAAATTATAATATGCCAATTCAAATATTGCCACAAGCTCCTTTTGACGGTCAGATTTTTGTGGATTTCCATAGGATAAAATGGAGCTATAGTGCTGAAGACTCAACTTGGAATAGGATTGGGGTTGCTACTGATGTTCCTATAGCTAGGAGTGAGGGCAATGAGTTAGGACCAACTAACGGACTGTTTAGTGCACGCGATAAGATAATGCTGGACAATCTTACCGACAAAGCTGGCGGCTTTGGATTATTACTGAAACCTGGGTATTATCTCACAGAAGATGGTGCTGCTGATAACATTCTAACTGGTGATGTTGGGGTTGTCAGCGAGACGTTGAAATTCGACTGTACTAATATTAATAGGGTTGGCGATGGATTTGGTACAGTTCCGACCGTAAAGGTTGGTCTTAGCCGAAACTTTTTAGAATCATACCAACTAGAAATAGTTGGGCCGACAGGGCCAAAGGGCGATAAGGGTGCGACTGGCGACGATGGTAGACCTGGTACTGGTGACGGCCCACAAGGCGATCCAGGTACAGATGGTGCAGATGCGACTGCACATAAATTTAGCGGGATTATTTATGAAGAATTAGATGAGATTTTTGATACTGCAGTTGTTAATTTGAGGCTAGACGCACCAAATGGAATATTAGAAGTCACTAAAGCTAAGATGGATGTGCCGGGTGATGATAAAGCCGCTTCTAGGGTTGCAGCGACTCCAGTCGTACGCGACATAGAATTTTTATCAACTGACCTTAGTAAGTGGCAATTAATAGCAAGTACAGATGACCCGGCTGCGGTTGTTGACCTTAATTTGATAAGGTTACCAAAAGGATGGACCGGTGATTCAGATAGCCCAGTCCCTGTGACACCAGTTAAATTAAGTGTGGCGGCCCAAAGTGTAATTGACCACTTCCAAACTGAGGCCAATAATATTATTGAGCAATGGGATAAAGAACTTAATGACTGGATTATTGAGCGTGATAAGGCAGCACGTGATGTTCTACACAATTTGGCCACAGATTTGGCCGAATGTCAATTTGAACTTCCGTTGGAATTCTGCTTAGGAATCACTCCATCCGACTGTAATCCGACTGCTTTAGGGCAGCCTATTGGTAGAGTCGGCAATGCTGCTCTAATCGTCTTTATAGATGAGACTAAGACCATTTACTATCCTGGTAATGAAACATATGGTGAGACTGGTACTGAACGATATGATAGTGATTTGACCACATTAGAAACCACTATTGCAGATAATACTGGTACTGCATGGGTCAGCACGACATTAGCGGTTTGGAAGCCCTCCCAAGACAATCACGTTATACCGCAGAGTCGCCAGCCTGATGGCTTTACAATAGTGACTATAAATAGGCCACCGACGTTTGCAGAGCTTATAAATAATTTCACTACGTTGCAAAATCAGTTAACGATTGTTGCTGGGGTTGGCACAGAATTTGACAATATCTTCCTGCTGGTTGATAATTCTGGGTCTATGGTAACTAACACAATTGAGCCAGGTTATAGTGCATTTGTAGCGTGGTTAGGTAATAATGCTAGCGGCAATGTGATAGAGCAAACGTTCGAGGATGAGCGTTGGCTACGATACGTTAACGAATTTTTGTTGTCACTAGCAGTTACGCCATAAGGTGGTATATGGATTTTCCTAAAAACCCTAGCGATGGTATGATTTTTGAGAGCACGCCTGGTGTTTATTATCAGTATAGTGCTGGTGTGGCGTCATGGTACAGAGTCTCTACACCATCTATACCATTAGCCTCGCCATTAAATGATGGCTTGATGTCGTCTGATGACTTTATCAAATTGACTGGTTTAATTATTCCTCCCCCGCAGATTGCATTAACTTTTGAAGATTGCGATGTCTCATATGACAAAGGGTTCCTTGATATTACTGGTGATGATGATGGTATTGTGCAGGTAGATGTCAATGCCGAAAATTTCCACGAGAATACTACTAAGATAGATTTCAATCTTGATACTGAAAAATTATCGCAATATTTAGTCACACTGGGGCAATTACGCCTCACTGCTCCGCAAGGTTTACAAGGCGATAAAGGCGATTCGGGCCAAGATGGTGCTAATGCTCTTCCAACCGGCCCACAAGGCGAAGATGGTGTAGATGGTGCTAATGCACCATGGCCCGGAATTTTAGCTGAAGAAACATTCGATATAGCACAACAAAGTCGCGCCGTAGTTGATATAGATGTAAAGAAGGTAAGCCCGGAAGAGAACTATATTGTAGTGCGTCGTGCTAATATAGGCAACCCAGATTCGTGCCCAGACACAATCTTGCCACAAGATGTGCAAAGCCCATGGATATTGGCATTTGATGCGGAGGGGTCTGTTTCAGCTACACAACTCGTAAGTCCTGTGACAGGTGAAGTTTGTGCATGGGCATGTAGGTCTGATTTGTTTTATTTCGATATTGATATTATTCTGCAGTCAATTAAAACACACTGGACTAATTATTTAAATAGTGTAAAGGCAGAGAAAGAGGCGCTAGCAGATACATGGTTGACAGCCATGATAGAATTATTCAATGAGCAAAAATCAGCTCTGTGCTGTGCCCTTGAAGCCTGTCGATCTCGTACTCGCAATGTGCAAACGAGGCAATATATCGAGCAGCAACGGATTCAAGCTGCACAAGGTAATTATCAATTAATCATAGGTGGTGATGATGAAAAAGAATTTCCACCGTTAGATGCTGATGGAAATTGTACCTGGAATATCGCACCAACTAATCTTAATTTAACGCATTTATCAGACCAAGATTGTGAAGTTGATTGGACAATACTTTGCCCAGATGTTATTGGTACAAACTGGGCATCGGCGCATTCATTTAATGCTATGTCATCTGCATATACCCAAGATGTCATAGTTACTGTTGATGGTAGTGGCGACCCAGCCGCTGTTTTATCAGCTTCTGGTGAGTACACTGATGGGACGATATTAGACAGCCCTGAACTAAAGCAATGGGTATGGTCTAATAATGATGGATGGATATTGGTAATATGGTATTGCTATAGTGATAGTAAGTATGCATCTAGGCTATATAAATCAGATGGTATTAATGCTGGCTATTGGGATTTTGGTGGCGAGCATAATGTGACACAATGTTTTATGGCTGGTGAAGTCTTAAAAATTCTAGATTTTGAGCCTGGTATGGCATTTTCTCTTAATGGCAGTAATGCATTGGCCGGTCTTAGGGCCAATATTAAAGTTTTAAGTAAATAGATTGATGACCAATGAACTTTATTATCTTACTGCTGAAGAGATTCGACATTATCAATATATGTTGTCGAATGGGTATGAACACAAAATTGTTGAATTAGGCAACCAAACATATATTGTATTCCCATTAATCGATAAGTCGCACATCGGAGTCGCGTGGCCTTCTGTTACTGGTAAGATTGATGGTGTATCTATAGATAGCGACACAATGTTTCAACCTTGCATGCCGTTGCAAAATAAATTGATGAGGCATCTGAAAGGCTCGACATTAAGAATATTGGTTTTCCCAAAATATGCAAATTAATATTGATAATTTTATGGGGCTGTTTGAACGCCGTGGATTTATAAAATTTATGGCAATACATATGCCAGAACTATTAAAATTACACGGGAATGCTGTTGCGTCTGGTGCGAGCGTATCAGCAATGCGTAACGTGTGCCTTGAGATATATAATAAGCTTAGAGTGTCGCCTAATTGGCCAAAATTTGTGGCTATGATGGAATCGAAATTCCGAGATTCTGCTAGTGAATTATCGAATACCGCTAAAATGATGATGCCAGCGACTGAAGACAAAAATGGTGTGTTTAGTTGTTATGACCCGCAATCATTAAGGTTCCCAATGCAAATGATGTTTCGTGGCGATACTAAGCTATTACCCAGCGTCATAAGCGAGTTTACTTCTAATACTATAGCTGCTGAATCAGTTATTATTGGGGGCTTTGGGTATGTTGAATACATGCCAACTAATTTTGAGGGGTTTGTTGACAATATTCCAGATAATAATTGGGAAATCCGCATATGGAAGGCCAAAAATAAACATGAGGTGAAGAAATGAAATTCGACAATAAAAACGAATACTATGTGGTAAAGGGCTGGTTTGAAGACACTAATGGTTTGCATGGCAATACATTCTATGGCGCAATGGCTACATCAGACAATCCATTAATCCCAACACGTGTGGTGGTTAATGGAGATAATGCGAGGTTGGCCAGTGAGATGGCTGCGAGGCAACCTGCGAAAGTCTTCCAGCAAGAGCTTTCAGAATGCTATGATTCTGGTGGGTTGAACCCAAAAGAGCGAGAAGATACTGCATCCTTGTTATTAGATGACCCAGAGCAGCTACGCCAGATTCGTGCTTGGGCAGACGACGAAGGGATTAATGTATGGAGCGATGGGCGTAAATTGTTTGTGAGCTTCCATGATAGCACCGAAGATGTGGACCACAAAATAGCCAAATTAAGAGAGCTTTCCCCAAATACTGAGATAGCATGGGATTATGAAGCGGGGCCAGGTGATGAAAGTAAATGGCAGCTAGTTACGGAGATGACTGGTAGTGGCGGTATTGCTATGGGCAATTTTGCGCTTAATGTTAGCTCGCCGACCAATACTAGCAAATTAGGGATGCCAGATAGGGGTGGGCATGGCCGCATGAAGAATTTAAAAAGTGGTAAAACCAAAGATTCTAAGCAGGTTAAAGTCGGTCGCAATATCAAAGGCGGCGGTAGGAATAAACTTACCGGATTTGGCTCTAAGGGCACATTAGGCACCATTAGCCAGAGCGGTGGTCGAAGAGGCGGTAATCAATGAGAAGTGTTATGGTCGATAACCAATACCCACGAGTAGGAATTGCTAAACCAGGTAGCCAAGTCTATGAGCTTGTAATAAGTGATTTCTTACAAGTTTTATCGCCACCAAATCACTTTGAATTGTCGGAATTTGACCCGAACGATTACTTTGTCACTAGTGGCGATGCAGTACAGAAGACTAAATATTTATGTAAAGTCTTATGGTCATATGCTGGTGAAGTAAGAAGACAACTAAACAAAATGAAGCGGCCTGCTGCGGCTGACAAGAAGTTTGAAAAATTATGTTGGGGGCAGGCTGGGGCCGCACGTAAAATGTTGAATGCGTTGATTGCTGTTAGGGGAGAGGATGTATTTTTAGAAACAGAATGGAATGAGCACATGCTGATTGTGATACCAAAGAATCCTCGTGTGCGTAAAATCATGTTGAAAAATAAGTAGTAGGTGGGCCGATGAAATTATGTATACTGGGGCATTCTGAATCAGGCAAAACAACAGCCGCAGAGATTTTAGCAGAGCTACTCGATACAAAATGTTTAAACACTTCTGACCAGCTAATAATTGAATTAGCAGCAGCAATAGGCGTTCCTGCCGACAAAATAGCACGAAACAAAAAGCAGTATCGCACACAGTTATTTGATTACGGCAGAAGCAAGCAATCCAAACATCCATCGTGGCCACAGGATATACAAATATTAGAAGCCGATATCTTGACAGGGCTGCGCAGCCCAGATGAGGTTAAAGCAGCTCGTGAGTGCTGCTTGTATGATTTGATTATTTGGATTGATAGGCCCGGATGCGAAGCCAATGAGACTGATAGATTAACGCCAGACCATGCTGATTTGACCATCAAAAACGATGGGAGTATTGAAGATTTGAGAGCGCGATTAACAACACTACTATCCCAATTGCAATTGCAGAAATAATGAGTGCTTTGCGCCAATTTCTTGGATTTTCTGCCTCTGGTGTTTTTGCCTTGTTTATGTGCCGTCTGAGAATCTCTAATTTTGATTCAATCTTCTTGAGTCGTCTGAACTCGATATAATCAATTTTTGTTAGTTCTTTGACCACTAGGCCGGTTCGTGACAATTCTAATATTGCCATCTCATACCGATCGCTTTCGATGGCCCCCTCATAATACTTATCTATACCGTCATCTTTGTATTTAATGTCAGAACCATAAGCTTTCCATTTGAAGTAGGGCATAATCTTCAAATACAGGAGTGGAAATGCAAGAGCAAAAGATGCCTAGAAAATTGCTAGCACAGTATGACCAAGATATTGAATGGAGATTGAGCTATGCGAAACTTGGTGATGTTGGTTTAGATTTACCGATTAGGGTTGCTGGGTCTGTAGTACAGCCTATCGAATTTAGTCACCTCATTAAACCTAATGGTGATGTTGATGACACCACACCATGGCTTGAGGTGCCGCCTGGTGGCTATGCCGAAATAGAGACTGGTGTGCGTGTAAAAGTTCCAGATGATGCGTGGGCTTTGATTACGGGTAGGTCTTCGACGGCCTGGAGACAGCGATTGGTTGTGGTGCAAGGCGTTATTGACTCCGGTTATACTGGCTATCTCCGCACTCTTGTTTATAACCCAAGTAATATTATCAAACGTGTACATGAGGGCGATAGATTGGCCCAATTAATCGTTCTGAAAAAATACGAGCTTGATTGTATTGAAGCGGTTGATGAGCTGCCAGAAACTCAACGCGGAGACTCTGGTTTTGGTTCCACAGGAGCTTGATATGCAAGAAAAGAAATATATAGTACTATATGCTCGGGTTGTTGACGATAAAGAGATGGGTGCTATAATGACCGGCATATTTCTCGGTGGTGTTCGTGACACTGAGGAAGAGGCAGATGAACTAGCTACCAAATGTGTATCGGAGACGCAAGGTGGTATAATCATACCCAAAGTTGTCCGCATGAATACAGATAACCTATTAGATATGATACATAATATCGAAGAACAGTTTGAGCAGATGGCCGATAGTATGTATGAGAACGAGAAGACCTATAATAATAGCAACAAAAAACACAGACTCTAGCTCAATTCTAACTGACCTTTTATAGCACATTTATGGCATTTATATTTATTGTTTTTGGAAATATTATTCCGATAAGATTTTAATTTGATTTTGTTGTGAGTACCACACTCGCAGATTGCTTCTATTATTTTGTCCCAATTGATATTAGAATTTGTTCTATTGTTATAAATTCCTTTATTCCAGCTCTCTTTAATACTACATGAATGACACATGTACCCGCCATGTTTATGTATTGCTCTTTGTAGGGCCTTATGGGACGCCTCAAATTCATTGCCGCATAATAGGCATTTAGTTTTAGGCGCAGTGGTTTTTACTTTTGGACGACATATTGGAGCATTTAACCAATATATAAATCGTTTTTTTGGCTCCGTATTTATTTTTGTTAAGCTATTTGCAATTGCATAATCAGATTCTTTGGACCCCATTTTTGTAGCATAATCCCATATTGTCTTTTTATGGATTATGCATTTATTTCTATCGACATAATAATAAGACGGCCGCGTCTCTCCATCATATTCCCAATTAGAGGCTTTATAAATACTGCCAGAATACCCGAAGTGCGGGTCAGCAAACGAAACTAACAATGTAGCGTCACTTTCTTTTTTTAATAATTTGATTGTTTGGCTAATGGCCCAACTAGCTAGATTTTTAACGTGATATTTATCATGAATTGCAAACCTAGCTAGCTCCAGAATCTTAGATATGGGTTGCCCATGCTTCTTGCACACTGTGTTGTAGCTTGGGTGAGCATAGACTAATGATGCTATTAATAGGTTCGAATTATATACTCCATATATAAATTTTGAATTTTTTCTGAATTTAGGCAGATAATGGAAACGATGGAAAAATTCATTAGCTATCTGTATTGGAATCGTTTTGCATTCTAAATTATGTATATTTATTGTTATTTGTTTTATGTTTTTATCTGTTATTTTCCTGAGAAATTTTTCTATGGCTCCTTTTTTTATGGTTTCTAAATCATCGATATAATACAATTTGAGGCTTTGATAATTGTTGGATATAAATGCCTGCTTAGCTATGTCGCGAGATATGTTTTGGGGTTGAGAGTGCCAATATCTACCTTGTACTTCTAATAATATTTTATAGTCTGCAAGATAAAAATCGAATATATATGGGCCAAATTCACACTGTTTTTTGTATCTAATATCTAATGATTGCAATACTGATTCTACAGCCAATTCGGGTTTAGTGTCTGAGATTGGTATTAAAGATTGTGGCAATTCTTTGCGTTTGCGTTTTTCCCAAACTTTTTTGCCATTTTCAGATGCTCGTTGCTTGTGTAAATCAGATGAGAAGTAGGCTTTTCGTTTTTCGGCAGCTTGTTTAGTAAATAGTCCTCTCCCGCGATTGCGGGGCTTTTTAGCTGCCTCTATCATTTTATGGGATGGGTTTTCCCATCGTTTACGTAATGATTTGGAAAGTTTGCATCTGCTGCAATTTTGGTTTTCCCCCTTAATTGCACCACATATACAAATATCTGACATAATAGAATCCTCTTCTATTATGTACTTTTGACTAAGATAGTTCGAGTTGACCGAGGGAGAATTCTGAGAACTGATGTAGCTTTGACCTCAGAATTACTCTGCGTACTTTAGAACCTGGCCATAACCTCAAACCGAATTTGCCATACTTGACCACATCTGTGATTGTATAATATGGGTTGCCTGTATCTGCTGGCAACAATAAGTTATTCCACCACATCCAGACCTGGCCCTCATTCACCATGATTTTCAGAACGTTGTAATATTCTACTGTAGAAACAACTCCGCCATTTAAGATATAGAATCCGGATTCACTGGTGGTGATGCCTGATGTGGTTGTTTCAGCCTCACCGTTCTGCCAGTAAACTGAGCCATCTTCTGATGATGAAAAATCTTGTATAAAATTATCTGCAATATCAGTTGGGCTAGTTGATTCTAAGTTGTATTCGGTTCCCATATCGAGCGTACCAACTATTGGCTGCATTTCGATATCATGGCTGTTTATGTTGTGCCTAAACTGCAACCTAGCAGCAGTTGTGGTATATTCTTCATGGAGAATTTCTACGACTGTTCCGGCAGCTGGTAGCGGGTCATTTGTTGCCAGATAAATAGCAGCACCAGCACTACTTGGAAGTTTCGCGGCATATTGCACTGTCTGGCCATATGTAAATGAGCCATCAAACATCAGGACCTTGATTGCGCCCCTTGATGGTAGGTCATGCCAGTTCACACCCATCAATTGCACCCAGCTCATGCCGCTATATTGCCCGGTATTAAATGCACCTGTGTCTGTTATTGTTGCATATTTTGTGTCTACTGTCGAAATCGGTGCTCTAAATAACACATCGACTGGTGGGAATAATACACCAGCGGTCGACTCAACCGGCCTGGAAAAATGGACCTCCATCAAGGCATTACGCAGACTTGCTCGGTGCCATATGAAAATTGGCCTTTGAATGTTAGACCCGTTATCGTCATCTACCACTTCTAAGTGCCTGCGGTCCGGGGTTGTACCAGCACCAACAGTGTTGACGATGGAAAAAGTATAATTCGCTTGCCCAGAAGCTGGTATCACACTATCTGGTTCGGTTCCGACGCCATCTGATACAAACACCAACATCGGGTCGTCCATATTAGTGACGCCCCATTCATTCGGGTCTATTAATGATATATCATTGACGCTATCGCTTGGCTCTGTTGGGGCAGAATCATCCTCTGGTCTGAGTTCGATTGTATTCCCAAATTCGACTGCACCTAGTGTTGCCCACAATCCATTTACGTTGATGGTTGTCTCTTTGCAGTAATAGCAAGTAGTCGACCCACAATTTATAGACCACACATCAATGAATTGTCCTAGTGGCAATACAGTGCCAAGAGCGGAATCCAATATTAGCGTATCGTCATCTAAGTCCCATTGGAGTACATTGGTTACAGTGAACTCATCACCTTTCACCGCCTGGCCTGTTATATCCCATAGCTTCGCTTTATATTGGTTTGTGGATAGAACACTTGAGGTGTAACCAGTGATCACACCCATCTGCTTTGTGATTGAGCTGCCTTTATATAGCAGGGCACCTAGCAGGCCAGGCTCAGAATCTCCACTTAACTTGAAGTCTATCCTATTGCCATCGTCATCGGTTCCGACGTACCACACGCATTCTGGAGTGCCAGTGGCACCTGGTGTGAATGCCCAACCAACGACACCGACACCATTTTCATTGCGTTTTAGAACCACATCAACTTCTGCTTCATTTGCGCTAGTCATACCATCATCGTAGCGTTTGAAGATAAATGTTGGGTAGTCGCCTTTATTACCAAGCGTACTATATGTCGAATTTGGATTTATAACTGTAGATTCTGGGAATAGATATACTTTCAGCTCACCATATGAATTTATATTAGGAAGCTTGCCGCCACATGATGGCGGCCTTAATGCGTTGGCTTCAGTTTCATCTTGTATCCAATAGACTTGGAAACATTCCTCAGCAGCACAAGTGAAAGGTGCTGGGACATCAACAATAAATCGGATTACATTGCCGACGCGTTCTAGGCTTATGAATTCACTACCAGCTGCTAGTACAATATCGCCTTGCAACCATCCACCATCGTCGGGGAATCCAGCCCCTTGGAATCCCAAGACGCCTAAGCGTGTGCCGACAATTTCATCTAACTTACATTTGTCGTTTGCCGACATTAATCCGGGAGTATTGCATGAAGCATCTGGAACCGGGTCTTGGCTTACGTGCGTTGCGCCATGAGTGTTGCTGGCGGTTATCAGGCTCTCTCTGATGTAGAACATCCGTTGCTGACTATCATATTGATATGTCAGATTGGTATTGTCTGGCCCCAGTATTTGAACCAGCTGGCCATCAATATAGGTGCTATATGGCTGAAGTTTGTTATCTACCATCAGTTATCTCCAAATTCCTATAATATTTTTGCAGAACTGCTATCCCAGATATATAAATAAATACTCTAACTTACGGTCTGACCGAATTGGCAATATTTTAATTTTGATTGCTTTAGTGGGTTTGAGTACACTTGATAGCTGTTTGTGTTGTGTAGTTGGTACAAACACCAACATATCTTTGCATATGCTACGAAGATACTTAATTCTGTCTATCTGCAACTCTTTGAAATTGTTATCTACTACCAATAAATCGTGTGGTTTGGTAGATTTCACTACCTCTACGCCTATCCGATTTATTAATTCTATTGGTGGTCTGGTGCCATTTAGAGTGGCATACTTGCACCCTAGCATCCACGAAGACAATATTTTCTCATGTAAATTTGGTGATGCGTCGACCAACACTCTGTGACGGTCGATATTGAATAGTTGTTTTATGACAATACCAAATATTGATGGGTCGTGCCATTTTGGGCCGTAGCCAGACCCGTATAACATTGAATGAATTGTGGTTATATTAAAATCCCATTTCTTTTTGCATAATAATTTTTGCAATGCCGAGAACAATATCTTGCTGTTTGAAAATGCGTTAGATAATGTTTTGCGTTCGTCATCTCTATACATATGTGAGATATCGTAGTATTTTTCAATGATGGGCCTGCCAGGTCTGGGGTGTTTGCGGACTGCTGCATATAAATCGACTATATTATGGAAATAAATATGATTTACGTTTGCCAGCCATTTTAATTCAGCATCTATCATGGACTCTGTAATATGCGGTTTTATGTAATCGCCGGAGATCAATATCTCTATAAGGTGTTGAATCAGCAGCTCTTTTTCTATATAACTTAAATCATTAATTCGGTTTCGTGGTATGTGGAAATATTTGGATAATTTTGATTCCTCGCCACTAAATGGACCCCATGTGAATTCATAGTCTAATTTTACTGGCCAATTGCATCGTTTATCGTCTTTCGAAATCTGGCTAGACCAAATGCGGCGTTTTACATAATTGTATATATAACTCCTTTTAAACCCAGTATTATATTGGACCCTTATCCGGTCATTGTATAGATGCGCATATTTCACCGGACTTGCTTCTTGTAATTCACGGGCTAGTCTTCTAACCCAATATGGAAAGTTATAACTCATTCAAGAGGTCTACTATTGATTGAGGAATAGGCGGTTCTTTTGTTTTATTTATTAGACGCCCGATTTTATGTCTTGAACAATTTAGCAATTTGCTCAATTGCCGCTTGCTGATTCCAAGCTCTTCATTGCATTTTAACAACCATTCTGGCTTCGTGTCCCAGTCATCTGGGATGTTAATATTTGGTAATGGTTTGCTGTCCGGTATATATAATGGCCTTCTTCTGGTGCTAGTGATGATACTGCCATCTATCTCTGTTATAATTATTGGATTGACTCTAGCTTTGCGTATCCATTTTTTGATAGTGGCTTTTGTGCGGCCAGCTATCTGGCAATGCTCGTGCAATGTTAATTCTGGATACTCTTCAAACCATTGTCTTAATTTTAATGGGTCTGAAGTATCTACAGAATCAAAAATTTTTTGAAATTCTATTAATTCGTCGTGATCCATTGTTATATATATATATATACAAGAAGCGTTAGTTCTAATTAGATTTGTGAATATAAAATTAACCACAATAATAATTTAGGAATATTAATCAAAGATACGATATATTGTGTGATTGTGTAAATTAGGGTAGATAAAAAGAGCTGCTGCTAAGGCTTAGCGATATTTTAATAAGGACTCCTAATAATTAATCATAAATATGATGAGGTAAACTAAATGGCCACTCATAAATCTAAGAATTATATTTTTATAGACCCTCTATGTGAATCTGATGATGTGTTTGAAGAATGTAATTTAATGCAGTTAGAATCAGGCACTGCGATTTGCAAAGGTAAGACTGGATTAATATTTAGAGAATGTAATCTAACAAATGCTGTAGTTCCTGAAGGTTCTACTGTTATAGGATGTAAGGTCAGTGACGCCGAATTTTGCTCCCACAAGCATCCAAAATGGGTTGATAAATTTGGGCTTACACGATGTAATATTCTTTGCGACCATCGGCAAGGCGATGAAAAGCAGTGGGTTGATGTTCCAAGGAAGCGATTCCGCATTTCGAAGAACCAAATAGATGGGCCAGTAACTCGCATAGTTCAAGAAACTGATGCTGACGGTGTTGTAGAGCAGGTCTTCCAGGCCAGGTTGTGGGTTTACGAAGATACGCGCATTCGCAGGAAGGATGCTACTAAATGACCACTTATTTTTGTGATTTAGGACAAAATTCGTTTGTTGATTCCACAGGCGACCCGGATGGAGATGGTAGCGCCAACTATTATACCGGGCCAGGTGGTTTTTTGCAGTCGCTTACAGGATTCGGCAATGGCACTCAACTTGCTGCAGGAGATATCCTATACATCAAAGGAACTGGTTACATCGCCAGATTAGTAAAGATTGTAACTGGAAGCAGCCATGCCACTTGGGCGGCTGGAGATACAGTTCATGATACGCCATCGACGCCGGATTGGCAAGGCGATATTATTTGGGCGGAAAGCGACACAACGTTTTGGGTGTGGCTTGATGGGGCGTACTTGTGGAATGACATTGATGACGCCGATGGCATAACCAATGACGATAGAGGTGCCGACCCTACTGATGCTGTAATGACTTCGACATGCTACGGCATTGAATTTCCAACTCTCTCCGGCGATACGACTGATGGGTGGATAAAATTTGTAGGTGTGAATAGTAGTTGGGCAGATGATGGAACTTATGCTGTGTTGGATGGTGAAGATGAGGCAGACCACTGCTTACATATGGAATCTGGCGTTACAAACGATATGTTGTGGTTTGAGAACATACGCACTACCCGCGCCGGTACTGGTTGGTATTTCCGTGGTTCTGCTAATTCCAATAATATAGTTATGCATTGCAAGTCTGATTTATGTTTTTATGGCACCGACTTTTACCGAGCCGCTGAACTAACGTGTTTGAATTTTGTCTGTACGGGGAGTACATCGGATGGTATGAGTGAAGGAATTTATGGGTATGATTCAATCTATGCTTTTTGTAAATCACACAATAATGGTGGCGTAGGGATTGGTGGGAGTTCTTCCCGATTGGCGTTTTATGGTTGCTTGTGTTATGAGAATGTCGATAATTACGAATGTGATAATGGCTTATTCCTTAATTGTGTAGCTGATGGCGCAACATCAGATGGTATTGACCAACAAGGCGCAGATGTGCTTAGAACAATAGGTTGTAGAATAACAAACAGTACTGCGTGGGGAGTTGAATTTGCGACTACAGCCTCCATGCTCATCTCTGCATATAGCTATTTCGGCGGCAATAATGGAGTTGGAGACGATATAGATGGGATGTATGCTGATGTAGTTGGCAACACATTCGATGGGTCTGAAACCGACCACGGGTATGTTGATTCAGCTAGTGATGATTACAACCTTGATAGCGATGAAGCTGCGGGTTACGCAGTGGCAATTGATTTGGATGCATAATGGCAAATGAATTCCATATTTCATTAGGATTGCCTGTAGCGAAATCTCTGGGCCAAAGTCCTGGTGGGGTTAATACATTTTATGAATCGTCTGGGTTACTGCCTCCTATATTAACTGCTGGTTTGTCGTCGTCTTCGTCGTCTACGTCATTTATTAGTAGCTCCTCTAGTTCGTCTGTGAGTTCTAGTTCGTCTGTGAGTTCTAGTTCTAGTGTGAGTAGTTCCTCTAGTTCTGTAGTGTCACCGCCGTATAGTAGCAGTTCTAGTTCGTCTGTGAGCTCTAGTTCGTCTGTGAGTTCTAGTTCGTCTGTGAGTTCTAGTTCGTCTGTGAGTTCTAGTTCGTCTGTGAGTTCTAGTTCGTCTGTGAGCTCCTCTAGTTCGTCTGTGAGCTCCTCTAGTTCGTCTGTGAGCTCCTCTAGTTCGTCTGTGAGTTCTAGTTCGTCTGTGAGTTCTAGTTCTAGTGTGAGTAGTTCCTCTAGCTCTGTAGTGTCACCGCCGTATAGTAGCAGTTCTAGTTCTAGTGTAAGTTCCTCTAGCTCTAGTGTAAGTTCCTCTAGCTCTAGTGTGAGCAGTTCTAGTTCTAGTGTGAGCAGTTCTAGTTCTAGTGTGAGCAGTTCTAGTTCATCTACAAGCTCTAGCTCATATGAAAGCAGCCCATATATGCAGGATATAATAGATAATAGAGGTATCCCAGGCATTGGGCATAATCCACATAACTTTATAGAGCGATATGGCGGAGAAATGGTGCCGGTATTTAATTATGAGCCCGACCCGCAGACCACTAGGGGTGATTATTATTATAATGCGAGAATCAACCAATTATTTAAAAAGATATGCAAAGAGGGAGAAGTAAAATATTATTATTGGAGATGTGCTATTACCAATGCGGAGCCTAGACCTGGATATGACGCAGGAGACGTAGAACTTGGAGACCCAGGTTATCCGGTTAATCCTGACGGTGGCGGTGGCGGTGGTGGGGGCGAAGATGACAGTCCTGAGACGGTAAAAGCAATCCATACTGCGATTTATCCAACATGGGGCGATGTGCCTGAACGCAATGATGTTTTTGTTGAGTATGGATTTAATACTGTAATTATGCACAATCTTATCTCTGATTCCACTGATTATTCTGGGTCTCCAGATGCAGCTATTGGATGGAGCCTTATCCGGGATTATACTTCTTGGGCAGATAGCCGTAATATGGCTTTCCATCCAGTTATGTCTTTTGCTTATAATGTTGATACATACGGCAGAGGATTTGAAAAAGGCGTAGGTGAGGATGGTGTTGAGACTCCTTTTGTAAGTCCATGGGATGTAGATTATTGGGATTATCTTGGGGATATTCTTGTTAGCTTAGCAAGATTTGTTAGAGATTCCGATGACCATCGCGCTGATGGGTTCTTCTTTGACCTTGAAATATATGGTCATTACTACAAAGGCAAGAAACAGCCGTATCTTGATCGGATTAGTTGGGGGTATGCTGACAATATTTGGGAATCATATTTAGCTTCGATTGGTAGTGGTGCATCTGTACCAATTCGCTCTCAAAGAAAATCATGGCTTATAGCTAACTCGTCTCTGGATGAATATTACCTGTACCTTGAAGATAATATCGCTGCTTTGGCGAAGAATTTAAAGGATAGGATTCATGCTGTTAACCCTGATTTTATGATTGGGGTTTACCAATCTCCTAATCGGAATTATTATGATGCGGCTATTGCTAGCGGCTTGAGCGAACCAAACGACCCGATTACCGTTTGGGGAACTGAAATGTACATTCCTTGGAAAATTGTAGATGGTGAACTTGTAGTTGGTGTTGACTTATTGCCTACTTTGGTCCCTTATAGTACTTACTATAATTTGACTAGTCTTTATGGCAAGGAGATTTACGGGTTTTATGTTGGTGGTTTTGTTTTACGCGCATATGATGATTTTGAAGAGCTGCCATATCATTTATTTGAGGTAGGGGATAGGTCTTCTGGCTATTGGGTTTATACTGGCCTCTCATTTAGCCAGAGCTACACTTTCTTGCTATCGCATCTGGGCTATGGATATATGGTTGAGTGTGATGGTGGCCATCTTTGTTTGGATGAGGCTTCGTATGATGCTAGGGTCGCACAATATCGAGCGATGTTTATAGATGTTAATACGAGGCTCTGATTATTGAGAATCGGCTACTTCTTGAATCACATTCCATAATTGGTGTTTCTTAATCCGCTCTTCGAAGATATTTCTGCCATTAGGTGTGTCGTACTCTATAGATAGTGTTTGGTCTAGTACGATTCTAATAGTATTACGCCAATCCCACCCGGACTCTGCTAGCATTTCTACTGGTTGGTCGACTAAATCGACGATGAGTGTGTCTTCTAATATATTGTATATGGCGACTAGTTTTGTGCCTGTAGTATAATCAATTACTCGGCCACGTAATCCTGGTTGATGTTCAAAGAATTTCTCAGGTGTATGCCAATGGATGTAATTTTGATATGAATGCCATTGCAAAGCTCTTGGTTTTATAATGGATTCTATGACAACATCTAATTTGTTAGCGAATGACTCTGTTTGCTCCTCTTCCGTCTTTTTCAATTCATCGGCTTCTTCTGCGGCTTTTTCGCGTTCTATTTGTTCGAGGTCTTCTGCCTCTGCGTCTACTTCCGCCTCATGTTCTCGCTCGATATTTTCTGCATCATCAGCACGTTGTTTGGATTGCTCCTTCTTGCGGTTTTTGAACAATTTGGTTTTTATTAAGTTAGCGATTCGTTTGAGAGTATCTTTAGTTAGCCGTGTTAACGACCGTTTCTTTGAAGGTTCTTTTGGAGGCTCCTCTTGTTGTTGTGCCTCTATTTCCTTTAGCTTCTGTATTTGGTTTGCAACATCTGGTGCAACTTTTGGTTCTCCAGGATGCTCTGGCGTCTCGTAATCCTGAGTTGCGGGCAATATGTCGGCCGAGCCTACGCTATGGATAAATCGTTCATCATATTGCCTATATGCTTTAACCCATATCTGTGGTAGGATGCTATAACCAGTCCACCATCTAACTTTCAAGCTATCTGGTTTCATGATTTTTGGCAGGTATGTATTTAGTTGTTCTAGCTCCTCTTGGCTCAAATAATTAAGGTTGATGGCGGCTACTAGTTTGTTACCAGTACGCGGATGCAACCACCTGCCAAGAACTAATGCGCGTGGACGCGGGTCATTTTTCGCACGCTCATAATTAAAACGTAATATTCTTGCGGTCGCTTCTAATAATGGGGTATAATCCTCGTTGTGCTTGAACACTTTGCCAGCAATAGCAGCATCATCGCATTCGATATTTAATAGTTGTTCTAATAACATTATTTATAATCTGAATAATCCAAATCTTCAACTACATGGTCACCAGCATCATGCCTTTTTAATGGCTCGGGTTCTAAAACACCACCAACAATTGGTTCAGCAACATCTATACTACCAACTGGCAGTCGTTTCTTGGTTTTTGGTTTTGGTTGTATGGTTTTTGGTGATTCCATCACTTGCACTGGCTGCGATGGTTGCACTAACTCTATTGGTGCATTTTGTGGGATTCTTTGAAATTTAGATGGTATAGGTAATTTAGGAAATGGTGTTCTTGATGTCACTTCCTTGTTACGCCGTTTTGTATTCATACAATATAACCTAATATAGCTATATCCTCATTTGTAGCGGCTCCAGCAGCTATATGCTCTAATAAAGATTGGAACCCATATTCCAGGACCAGTTCTATGCTTTCAATCACATCCTCTATTTTTCGTTCTGTGTCTTTTAACCCGCCGCTTGTTCGTAATGCTTCAATCTTCTTATGCAGATTCTTAATTTGACCCCCTGCAAATTGTTTCGACTTTTGTACTGGAGGTATGTCTGCTATGTTCTTTTGGAGCATCGCCATTAGTTGTTCTAATTTGTCGCCAGCTACTGCTGATGTGAGTGGCGCAATTTGCAATGATGCTGGTAGTTTTGGATTAAATGGTTTGTGTGGGATATTGCCGAATGCCGCGTCCCATATTCTTTGGAACTCTTCTGTTTTCCCTTGTTTTTCAGCTTCAACCCAAATACCTGTGTCTTCTTTATCCTGCTTTACTAATTCTGGTGGCATCTGCCTATGAATAGCATCCGCGTAAGACAATACATTACTAATTGCCGTCGGCATTCTTTCAATTCGGGTATCAACTAGATTCGGGTCGAACAATCCTTCGAGTCCATATTGAAGTAGCAATATTTCTGTTTGCCTTTCAGAAAGGTTGGCTGCTGAGGTTATATGCGATATAGCTATTTTAAGCTTCTTTGTCTTCTCATTCTCTTGAGCTTCTTCCTCGGGTGTTGCTGCCGCCCGTGGGTCGGGAACGTTAATTGTGCCCTGGCCTTTGCATACATCACACCTGAGTTTTTCACCAGTCTCTGGGTCAATGATTTTACCATCTTCGCATGCTGGGCAATCGATTTTAACAGCTACACCCGCGCTGCTTGGGATGGTTCCGGCCATCGATAAGCTTGGGTCTAATGATGATGGTTTATCTAATGATGCGGTTGAATCTGTAAAACCTCGTTTTCTGGTTGGCGTTCTTATCAAGCCAGCGCCTTTTGCGCCCTTGGTTATAGAGAACATAATCTCTCTTGCAGCATATAATCCGAATGGTGCATTGCCCATGTCGTTTCTTAACGCTTTTAGAACGCCGTCCTGACCATCTGATATTGCATCATCTACTTGGTACCCGGCCCTCATTCCGCTGTATTGAAATGCGAATCGCTTAATGACCGGCATCATAGCACCAATAATCTCATCGATGGTCCATGGTTCTTGGGGAGGTGTTGCTTGGTCTAAAATTAGTGGCATCCATACTTTAGTAAGACCTTTATAGGTTTTTTCGCCTTTACTTTCGTCTTTGATTATAGGCGTAAAACCTTTTTCTATAGCCTCCTTGTATTTCTCCAGTGATAATTTTCGCAGATTTTCTGCGTTTAATTTGGTTGGCACCTTCTTCTGTGTGTTTAATTCCCTTTCCCGGTCCCTCTTAGTCTTTTTGGGTTGTGGCGGCTTATAATCTAGATCGATAGCCCCAGAAATAGCTAGCTGTTTGATGATATTTTCTATGGTTGAGGTATGGATCGGTTCCTCTGTCGTATTTTTTACATAGTATCCTATAGCTTCTGGGTCGTTACCGTATTTGTCGAATCCAGCTTTAATAATGGATATTATATTGGGGTTGGGCATATGTAATCTCCTAGACTATTTACAATAGATTTGACCCGCCAACATAATTATATAACTTTATGGTGTGCGGCGGCACAAGCATTGGCCATAATCTTGGAGGCTTGATGCTCGTTGATAAGCCCGTTAGACAATGCTAGGTCGAATTCATCATCTATTGTGCATGAGAATTGTACTGGGTCATCAGTATTTATTGTGACAATGCAATTATGTTGCAACATTCTTTTGATGGGATGGCTACTGAGATTTGTCCAAGCACCAGTGATTAAATTGCTATGCAATGCCAAGTCGAAACAAATATTTAAATCTGCAGCTAATTTTAATATATCATTAGTGGCTTGGATGCCATGAGCAATGCGGTTAACCTTCAGTTTCTTTATAGCATCTTTTATGTTGTGTGATTTGCCTGGCATTTCGCCTACATGCGCACGCATTATCTTATTGTAATATCGCCATTTATCGAATATTGGAACATAAAATTCTGCGTCAAAATAATCTTCATCACCTATTAGGTCTAGGCCGCAAACGGCATCTTGGACCTCTGGGTGTTTTATGAGGTCTGCATAGGCCAATTGCTTATTGCGTGGTTTGTGGTACTGTATAGACAGTAATAACCCTATTTGGATGCCAGTGCTAAATGTGTGTTTTTGGAATAATTCGCTTATAAATTGGATGGCATATAATGGGTCCCATTTATTAGAATTAACATATTTGTCAATAGAGAAGCTTATTTCAGAATAATCAATACCTTCTGATGCTAAATCATCACATATTTGCTTTATAGATAAATCAATAGCCCACGCTGGCCACTGGATTTCATCTAATATTGTGAATTTGTCTAGAAATGCGGCGAAACCGATATTGCTTTCGCTACATTTCATACGTTTTGAAATTGCATCGACATGCGCAGTATTGCCATTGCAGCCCATTATTTCAGCAACTGTATGGGCGGAAATCGAGCCGCCCATATGCCTATGGAGGTCGCACTTACTTCTGTTCCATCGCATTATATTACTTCTGTGATTGGGATATTTAATGATTTTATGATGATTTCTAAAATTTTGCGCGAGGTTTCACTGTCGACTTGACAACTATTTGATGCCACCATAACTTCTGAAATAGTTATATTAGCTATCGGTTTACATAAATCATAATGCTGATTTATTAAGTTAGCATTTCTAAGTGATGCTACTACTTTGGCAATATATGATTCTGAACCACCAATATCATCTGCAATATGCGATATTGACCCGGAACCTTTATTGCAAGAGTCTAAAATCTTTATCGCATAATCCAGCCATTTCTCTTTAATCATTATTAATCCTGCATGTCTTTAATCATGTGCATAATTTCTTGTTCAGTTATTGTAATTATGCGGTCGATTCCTTCATCGATGTGGGGCTCTTCATATTGCTTTTTATGAGCTTCAGCAATCTTTAACCATTCATCATACCCCCACCCCCTGCCATCGGAATTCGCTCTGCGTGCAGCATGTGCCTCTAGGGCTGATTCTGGAAATTTAATTACGTGCACTACGGCGTCCATTGATTTAGCTATTCCAATATACCGCCTTCGCATTGCCCTTGAATAATTGGGCCTGTCAATAATCACGTTGCGTCTTAACAACAATGCCATCTGCAAAATCGTATTTTCTACGGATTTATATAGTGGCTTTAAATGCTCATCATATAATTTATAATTATCGCAATGTAATGCGTTAACAATAGCATCATCATTTATTATAATGCTACCGTATTTTGAAAACTGACGTGAATAAGTGCTTTTGCCACTAGCAATAGGGCCAACAAGAATTCTAACTATCGGACTCTGCAATTGTGTCATTATTTATGCTTCCTACTGTCTTTTTGTGGATTTCTGGGTTGAAAAATCCAGCCAGTGTAGGTTTAAATACTTCGAACCTTTCGCCGCTTGTTTCAGATGTAGGAATTAAGATACAATGGTCAGAGTTTGACACTGCTATGATATAATTGCCCTCTGGTACTCTTATAGCGTCAGATACCATAGTATTGACATTGATAATCATGCCTTCTTGCAGAGTGTTGTGGTCTTGGTCTATGCTCTCTAGTGCAGTATTTATTTTTTGCTCAAATTTGTGCATGGCTGTTTCTGGTTTCCGCTTTGGGTGGATGCTATTATTATATATGTGGTTATAGTCACGCACGCTGGGTTTGTACCAATACCCGCCAGTGAATATCCATAAGTCATCGGCAAAATATAATTCATTGCCATTTTCTAATAATAATTCTGTTTTATTTAACGGGTCATTACGATTTTCTGATGTGGCGGCATCAATTGTGGTGCGAAATGATGGCCCTGTATAAATATAAAACGGGCCAACTGGAATATGAAGCCATTGGTCCCAACATGTGCCTTCTGCATCATGTAGCATGTCAATATCCTTGTTGCAATACACTTTTATTTATTTTTTATCTCAAATCAAAAATGTTGTATAGCATAGAAATGGTATATATTTAGTCAAAGTTATTGAAAACGGAGCTATCTATGGCGACGATTAACCCAGATTTGGTACCAACAATTAATCCTGGCGACTTATTTGATAGGTTCACTGAGGACAGTGCATTAAATATCCGGTGGCTTGTTGCTACAGACCCAGTATATTATGCAGTTCTCAACCGACCTATAGCTGATACGACTGTTAGGCAGCTTATATTGGCTAAGGCTATTGACGACCTCAATACGTCTCTTGGGTATCAGGCTATTTTTCCATTTATTGTGCCGCCGCAAGTCAGTGATGGCACTGCTATTGTCGATATTCCTGTCAGAATATTCTGGGATTGCCACACGTCTGTTCCTGTTAAATGGACGGACCTAAGGCTGGCTAGGATTGATAGATTAGATGGCACTAATGGCAGCGCATATGCTGGGACTTTAAGATTTATTGTTTCGGCACAACAAGAAGGCGGCACATCATCTGCCGAAATCGCATTATTCTATGCTGATTATGAGATAGATAGCACACTGACATATCAGCGTGTTCGGATTACACCAGCTACAGCGGCAGCAGTTCCTGGGTTCACAGTTATTAGCAGCAGTGAGGCCGCAACTATAGATGGCGAGATTATATTTAGGACGCTAGACCAAACTACATCAGAAGCACAGACATTCTATGATTTATTGGCTCCTGGTAGTAGTGCCCAATATGAAATTGTAGATTCATCCGGTGATGGCAGCGACCCTGATTTCGACCCAAGTCCGATAAGCCATGGCACTGGCATGCTGACGAGTAGTGCATTTAATCTGATTACGCCTGTTGATGCGGACCCAATCACGTGGCTAGAGTCATTTAATTATCCATTCGATATGGACGTCACACGTACTGCGTCTGATACTAGCGGTGTTACTATTCCAGACGCAATATTCCGAGAATTTAATATAATGGCACCTGCTGGCGATGAGCCTACGGGTGACACTACTGGGGCATTTTTCCCGGTTTGGGTCAGCAAGATTGAGCGAGATGGGTCAGAATCGACACCTACATTGACGGTTTATTTTGCAACTTATGGCATTAGCCCTACTGACCCAACGGATGTTATAGAATTTGGAACGTTAACTCTAACGGATGATATGTTAGAAGGCCAAGTTGTTGGCATAGTGCCTAGTGACCATCTATTCCCTGATGAATCAGGGTCAACGTGGCACCAAGAATTTGGGCGCGGTCATGTGGTGTTGTCTAGCAAATGGGGCCTTACTGGCGGCGAAATAGATGATTTCTTTAGCAATTTCCCGCTGCTGGTTGGTGCGACATCTAGTGTAACATTTAGTCAGACAACTACTAGGATAGGGTCATTTGGAGTTACTAGAGTTCCAAAATACACTCCAACTGCAGGGCAGTCAGCGGCATTGGCCGGAACTTCATCGGAACGAAGCACATCATTAGACCCAGCAGCAACCAACAGGTATGTTACTGAATTAGATGAGGGTTTGGGCGACACTATTGATTTGGATTCGCAAACCGGTATTACCTCAAATGCTGCTATAAGCAGGTATGGGAATATGGCGACCAGATCGCATAAATTGTTTAAACTAGTTGTTGACCCAGAACAAGCATCGGCTGATGATGACCCGACATTCTATGCTGATGATGTTCTGCCTAGGATTAGGATTCTATTGGGGCGTGACCCTATTTTCGGCGATGTGTGGTATAATGGTAATAGGTTCATGAGATATAATGGGGATTCTTGGCTCGGGTAGATGTATTTAAATAAAGCGGGCATTAATGCCCGCTTTTCTTTTTATTGTTTGTGACCCAGTATTAGAGGATGGCTGGTTATATGGAATTAAATATGATTACTAATAAAAGCAGAATAGAGTGGGATACCAAAGCCGAGCGTGATAAGTATGTTGCGTTGTTGTCTAAAAAGTTTAATGCCCCTACCATAGCTAATATATTGCGTATAGGGAAGAGAACAGTTTATAGAATCCAAGAAGCATTGGATATACAAACATCTCATAGGCCAGCATATTATAGTTTGGATTATAAATCAGAATTACAAATCATAGAATTATATAATAATAAAATAGCAACATGCCAAATTGCAGACCAATTTAATATTACACCAGATACTGTACTTAATATAGTTAGGCGTCACGGCAGCATAACTAGAAATTCACGTGAGAGTTTAAGGCTGGCATTACAATCTGATAAACATAACGATTTCGAATATATTGATAGTGAACAAAAGAGTTATATTGTGGGGCTTATTTGTGCCGATGGTAACATAACCGGCAATGTTGTGACTATAGGATTAAAGGATTCTGATTCTAAACTACTTTATGACATACAAAGATTTTTAAATATAGGGTCTGTTAATGTTGTAAATAATTCTGGGTTTAAATTAGCTAGATTTAGAATGTGCAAATCGAAAATCGTCGAAGATTTGAAGAATATTGGCATTATCGACTTTAAATCAGATCGCCCTAACCTAATTAATTCGTTGGATGATAATCTATTTAGAGCTTTTCTACTTGGGTTTTTTGATGGTGATGGTATTCTGTGCAGGAGCCAATCACAATGCGGCTTTGTTGGCACTAAAAATGTGATGGAATCTATCAATAATAAGATTAATAGCGTACTAGGGATATCATTTAATCTTTTTGAACATGGGTCTATCTATAAATTAATAACTGGCAATAAACAATATATGTTGAAATTTTTAAAGTGGCTATACCAGGCCGACATCTTCTGTCTAAAGCGAAAAGAGAAATTAGCAAAAGCTTGGATTAATAGGTTGTCATATGACTTAAAATGGTTTAATGGCAACAGGTTTTCTGCTGGGAATTTTTCCGTCAGGCCGCCAAGTTTGAGGATTAAGCTGATAAAAGAAGTTGTTGAGAAGGTAAGTAGCAGATGGATACCACCATCATATACGGCAAATGAGTTGAGAAGCGACCTCAATAAATGTATTGGTGAAAATGTTGATGTGCTTAAAAAAGCTAGGCGATATGGCCGTAAATTGATGATTAATTACAACCCACATTTCTGGGATGTTAAGGTGAGGAAGACACCAACTATCCCAGAAGTATGGACGAAGGCCAGTATCAGAAAATGTATGAATATATTGTCGAACAACAATGGATCGGTTACATTTGAGAGATTGATTCGCGAAATCCAATTCCAGTTAAAATGCAATGTAGCGTCATTATTTCATCCTGGTTTTACTAGATCGATTTTTAGAAGATTTAACATATCTAAACACATGACAGTATTCGACCCATGTGGTGGATGGGGCGGTAGGCTGATTGGCGCATATATTGATGGTGTCAATTATATAAGCACCGAGGTTGACAACAACACATATAATGGCCTGGTTGGGATTAAAAGATTCTTGGGTTCTAACTGCACCATACACAATAAATCATGCTTTGATATTGTGTGGCCAAAATATGATGTTGTATTAACTTCTCCGCCATTCTTCAATAGTGAAGATTATAGTCAATGGCAATGCCATAAAGATTGGGTTGAGAGATTTGTCAAGCCTTTTTTAGATAGGGTCAATGCGAGATGCATATTGCATCTAAATAAAACAACTATGCAAGACTTTGCTAGTATTAGGCAACCGGACGATGTTGTCGAGATTAAAACAAGACCTAATCCAAGAGCTAGCTGGAGTCATGAATATTTAGTTGTGTTCAACTGAATAATAATATGCATATTTGGGGTCATTCTTTATAGCCTCTTCACCCTCAGGCCATCTTCCCCTAATAATATCACGGGCATAGCGATATGCATATTCAGGGTCACTCTTTATAGCCTCTTCACCCTCAGGCCATCTTCCTCCAATAACATAATGGGCATAGCGATATACATATTCAGGGTTATTCTTTATAGCCTCTTCACCCTCGGCCCATCTTCCCTTAATAATATCATAGGCATAACGATATGTCCATTTAGGGTCATTCTTTATAGCCTCTTCACCCTCAAGCCATCTTCCTCTAATAATATCACGGGCATAGAAATATGCATATTTAGGGTCACTCTTTATAGCTTCTTCGCCCTCAGGCCATCTTCCTCTAATAACATCACAGGCATAATAATATGCATATTCAGGGTCATTCTTTATGGCCTCTTCACCCTCAGGCCATCTTCCCTTAATAATATTACGAGTATAATAATATGCCCATCCAGGGTCATTCTTTATAACCTCTTCACCCTCAGGCCATCTTCCCTTAATAATATTACGAGTATAATAATATGCTTGCTCTGCATTGAAGATGCGTATTTCCTCTGAGCCGTCGTCATAGCCCACAATGTCTTTAAAATCGGGGTCCTCTAGTCTATCGGGATGTGGCGTTATGATAATCATCGCACCGTCTTGTGTCTTCCCTCATAGTGATATGCATATTCAGGGCTACTCTTTATAACCTCTTCACCCTCAGGCCATCTTCCTCTAATAATGTCACGGGCATAATAATATGCCCATTTAGGGTCACTCTTTATAGCCTCTTCACCCTCAAGCCATCTTCCCTTAATAACATTACAGGCATAACAATATGTATATTCAGGGTCACTCTTTATAGCCTCTTCACCCTCAAGCCATCTTCCCTTAATAACATCGCAAGCATAATAATATGCATATTCAGGGTCATTCTTTATGGCCTCTTCACCCTCAGGCCATCTTCCCTTAATAACATCACAGGCATAGTAATGTGCCCATTTAGGGTCATTCTTTATGGCCTCTTCACCTTCAGGCCATCTTCCCTTAATAACATCACAGGNANA